CTTGCAAGAGTGCTTGGTGTAAATCCTGGTATATATAAAGTAGTCGAAGTATAGTGTCCAGAAAGATACAAATTTCCCGTAGAATCCAATACCATAGATACTGGCTGGTCGGTTCCAGTTCCACCAATACTTTTCGCCCATTGAGGTGTTCCATCGGCCAAGTATTTTAATATAAAAGTATCTATGCCTCCAACTCTTGCAAGAGTGCTTGGTGTAAATCCTGGTATATTTAAGGTAGTCGAAGTATAGTGTCCAGAAAGATACAAATTTCCCGTAGAATCCAATACCATAGATACTGGCTGGTCGGTTCCAGTTCCACCAATAGTTTTCGCCCATTGAGGTGTTCCATCGGCCAAGTATTTCAATATAAAAGTATCAGTTGATGTTCCAACTCTTGCAAGAGTGCTTGGTGTAAATCCTGGTATATTTAAGATTGATGAACCATAGTGTCCAGAAAGATACAAATTTCCCGTAGAATCCAATACCATAGATACTGGCAGGTCGGTTGCAGTTCCACCAATAGTTTTCGCCCATTGGGGTGTTCCATTCGCTGAGTATTTTAATATAAAAGTATCAGTTGATGTTCCACTTTTTGCAAGAGTGCTTGGTGTAAATCCTGGTATATTTAAAGTAGTCGAATTATACTGTCCAGAAAGATACAAATTTCCTGTAGAATCCAATACCATAGATACTGGACGATCGGTTGTTCCAGTTCCACCAATAGTTTTCGCCCATTGGGGTGTTCCATTCGCTGAGTATTTTAATATAAAAGTATCACTTCCAAATGTTCCAATTTTTGCAAGAGTGCTTGGTGTAAATCCTGGTATATTTAAGGTAGTTGAGTCATAATACCCAGAAACATACAAATTTCCTGCAGAATCCGATACCATAGATACTGGCTGGTTGTTTTCAGTTCCACCAACAGCTTTCGCCCATTGTGGTGTTCCATCGGCCAAGTATTTTAATATAAATATATTTGTATACAATGATTCACCATAATTACCATTAATAGTTATAGATTCTTGTGTAATAATATTAAAAGGGTCAGAAGAAGTTCTTCCTCCTGCATTTATTGCAGTTACGACTATAGTATAAGAAGTATTAGCGCTTATACCGCTAGAAAATGTGGCTGATTGAGAAGTAGAAGAAGAAGGAGTTGCTTCAATACCGTTTATTGTATATATATATGAAGTTGCTCCTGTGCCTCCTACCCAGCTAATTATAATTTCATAATAAGAAAGGTAATTATTTATAAGTAATATCGGTTTGGTGGGTGGATTTGTTAAAGTAATTATCGGAGTATATGCTGGCAAAAGAATTTTTATCTCATTCTCTGTAAAACTAGCAGAGCCTGCTCCGTATTCAGAAATAATACTACCAGACCCTCCATTTGATTGTATTCGGTTTATCTTGCCATTGTTCAAATCCTGTTGTCCAGTCAAATGTGCAAAATAGGAAGTTTTACCTCGTATTCTATTTATTAGTGCAAACTGACTTTTATCTTTTGTCGGCATCCTCTATAATAAATATTATAATAGAATATGGTTTTACGGCACATTTATACCAGAAGCCCTTTGGCCCTTTGCCAGCCATGGCCCTTGGGCCCTTTGGCCCTTTGGTCCTTAGCCCTAAGCACTTTGGGCCCTTAGGCCCTTTGGAAACTCTGCTTCCTTGACAACACCTCTTTTGTTATGGAATCGGCCCGTTCATTCTGCTCGCGCGGAACTTGCCTTATAGCTACCCAATCAAACGACGTCTCGTCCATCATGGCGGCCTGGATATTCGCCCACCATACTTTCAAATTCTTGTCGCTGACCTTGTATTTGCCCGTCTGGTGGAAAATGATCAGCTCGGAATCTCCTTCTATCAACACTTCTCGCGCGCCCCGTGTTGCGGCAATTTGTAGGCCAAGCAGAAGTCCTTGCACTTCGGCGATATTGTTCGTGGCCTTCCCCAGAAACTTCCCACTTTCAAAGACCGGCGTACGCTTTCCGTCCAAATCTTTCGGACTCCAGAGAACTGCGCCGGCGGATGCAGGCCCAGGATTCGGATTCGCCGCCCCGTCAAATTGTATGAGCCACGCAGCCTCAGAGCGGTCGGATTCTCCAACCAATAACCAATACGCACCTTTTACACCTACCTTGGGAAGATTAGGATGCTTGTATAAGAGACGCTTACCTTCCTTTGACCTAGGCTGAATCATTTCCACATGACGAGGAGGAGGGTCGTCCTTGGGAAAGAGATGAGCTACAGGTAAGGGAGAAAGGCTAGAAGCAATTGGCTTTTCTTCTGTGTGCCCTGTGGGCACTATTGCAGGCTCTCCTCTAAGGAAATTCTCAATAGGTGCAGACCTCGAGGGGGGTGCATCCAGAATATTCACGATTTCTTTCACATGCTTCTTTTTTGTAATAGTTTCTTCGGTCCCACATATACTTGGCTCTGTGTCAAAGGGATTGAATGTTGTTCCTTGATTTGAAGAAGACGACGCTGCAAGGCTAGAAGAAGCATCGCTTCTACCGATTTTAAATCCAACGAAGGTATCTAACTTTCGTTGCATTTGGGGAGGACTTTATTCATTCCACACATTTCCAATTTCATTTTTATACGAGAGTCACACGAGTTCTGCCCCGTTCCAAGATAATAGAAAAACGGAAATCAGGGAAAGGCCAACGCCCAACATCTTTGTGCGACTCACCTTTTCTTGGAAGAAATACAGGCCTTCTATAGTTACAAATACGTCGCTTAGAACATCCCAGAGAAGATTCATAACGGTTAGACTTTCGTGGCTGAGCGACGTCAAAAAAACCCACGGCTGCATGGCGTAAATGAGAGTCGGCAAGAAAATCAGAGTTTTGCTTACCCAGCCGAGATTGATTGCTTTCAGAATACCTAAAACGAACACATCGATTGTAGCCATATACGTGCCATACAGCAACGGAACAAGGGTTTGTGTCATCTAAATTACCTGTATCTTGTTTCCTACGATGGCCGTGCTCATGTGTTTCATTAGAAGATTTGTCTGCTCTTGCCTGAAATCGTAAGAGCATGCATGTGTGTCGGGGACTCGGTGCTTGGCGCAGTATGTGTTTTGGCATTTACACTTGAAGTCCACCAGCGTCAGCTTCTTATTACACCCTTCAACAGGGCACCGTGCCTTCTGCTGCTGCTGCTTCCCTTGGAGCTGCATCTGCTGCTGCTTCCCTTGGAGCTGCATCTGCTGCTGCTTCCCTTGGAGCTGCATCTGCTGCTGCTTCCCTTGGAGCTGCATCTGCTGCTGCTTCCCTTGGAGCTGCATCTGCTGCTGCTCCGCTGAATCCATTTATTACTGCGAGTGGGATTTTAAGGGGAAGCGCGATTGAAAATCAACTTTAGGGAGCCATGTCGTTTTGGACCAATAATCCATGTGTCCCCACATGGACGGAATTATTGCAAAGCTATTTTTATTCTCGGCCCGCGAAACTCATAGACCCTCGCCCAGCCGCCAAAGTCATCCCACCTTTCCCCAGATATTCTGGTCTAAGTATGCGCCGAGCAACGCCTGAAGATATTGTGCAGTTACCAGGACTATGGAGTCGGTGGTTTTCTACAAGTAAATCAGCACGATGCGTAGTTCCACTCGCCCATATACAGAAATATGTGGAATCTGGCAAGTGGGATATCTTGGTTTGTGTAAAAGGTGGTGCTGAGGTGGTTGGGACATTGGTTTGTCGTTGGATAGATGGACTTCATGTGCGCGAAGTTCGATGGCCAAAGGCGTTTTTTATTGATTATTTATGTACGCAGCCGGCATATAGAAATAAGGGAGTGTGTCGTTCTTTAATGACATTAATACACAATATGACAACAGCTGTAGGGATTCTTCCTCCATCTCTGTGTATGTGGGAAGGAATCCATCCTTCTATTCCGCCTATTTCTATAGGATTGTATGCATATAAGAAATGCTCGCCTGTGGGGGGGGTACAGGCCGAAAAGCTGGAAGGCACTGCTGCAAGAGAGGCGTGGCTTGAATTACAGAAGGGGAATACGATTCATTCAGATTATTCACCTTTTTCGGAAGAAACTAGTGTGTGGAGACTTGTGCCCTCTGGGCCCTCTGGGCCATATAGACATGTCGCAATATGGAACACGTTTCATCGGTCTGTGCCAGAGGGGTTATTAATGGGGATTGTTGTGGGTGGCTCTGCAGAAGCCGCAGACGCGTTTTCTTCGGAAAGCGGACATCCGTTTGGCATATTGTTGGCGACTTGGCCTATGGGCTTTAATGGCTTGGAAGGCTGGTACATAGATTCTCCTTATCAGTGGGTTTCTTATAATATGCAGGTTGGATTTATAAATACACAATTTCCTGGGTTGTGTTTGTAGGATTTTTGAGGCTGGAGATAACGGAGGATTTAACGAACCGCATAACCGCAAACAAATATTTTGTCTAAGTAGAAAATGTCTGCGCGTGCGAACACCACCTCCCACTCCGAGTGGAGCGCTGCCCCCGACAAGTCTTTCGTGGCGACGAAGGCGTTCAACGTGGAGTTTTACCAGTATACGGTGTCCCGCGCGGCCAACCTTTCCATGCAGGGCGAGCTGGTTCTCCACGCGCAGGCCACTGCCAACCGCTGCCCGGCGGGCCGCGTTCTCCACGCCAACGGCAAGAAGCTGATTCCTGGCGTGAACCCCATGACGGTGTTCACTACGCCTGCCGGTGCCACTATCCAGGCCCCCAAGTTCATGCTTGGCGTCTATGACCCCCAGAGCATGTTGAATGGCTTCATTGACCCTACGTCAAATACGTTTGCGGTCTATGACAAAAACCGCCCTGCATCGGCCTACCTGGCGGAGGCGACGGGCAATCTGGCCGAGGCGACGGCGGTGGCGGCGATGGGCGGCCAGGGTGCAGCTCTTCTTACGGCAAACAACGCTGCGGGTCTAACTGTAGCTGACAACACTGTGGTTGCACAGACCGTTGCGGCAGGCTCTGCTCGCTCTGGCTCCATTGTGATACCGGCGGCTGGTGGTTCTGTTGTATTTCCTACATCTGTCACAGTGAGCAGCACGGAAGTTACGGCGAATTCGCTTGTGCTACTGTCGGTTGTCGATGGGGTGGCGGCTGCTGGCACATTCGCTGTTCTAACGGCTGCGCCTTCCGCTGGAAGCTTCGTGTTCACGACAAATGCCACTGCCAAGACGGTCCAGTTCGTTGTCATCAACTAAAAAGTTTCATATAATCATCATATAAAATTTAAGCACATTATCGTGCTTACATTTTATAGTCGCATTTGATATCCTCTTACACCCTTGGCACTGCAGGCACAGCAGGAGCAGAAGGCGCCGGCCCAGAAGAAGGCCCATACGTAGAAGTCCATCCTCCTCTACGAGTTTCGAATATCCGCACGCCCTTCACATAATACGCCTCTGATTTTCTATAATATTCACGCAATAACCTGTGCGCCTTTCTACCGAAATCATTGAGACCATCCTTGCCACGAGATTTAATGGCATCGGTTATTCTCAGACGAACTTGTCCGTCTTTCGCCTTTTCTATCTTGAACATCTGTTTCAGTAAATTGTTCACAGCCTTGGTATGATTTTCTTGTAATGCCAACATCGGCTTAATTACCTGAGTAGTCAATTCTTTCAAGAGCTCGGCTCCATCCTTATTGCTACCGATTTGAATATCCGAAATCTTGTTACCACAGAGAGTTGAATCTTTGAATGTGGTGTTCCCCATTAAAAAGTTTCCAGGGTCTTGCATCTGGACCATATAGAGTTGCGCGAATTCCGTAGAAAGTGCCCGCAGCTCCGATTTGCCCGATTCCGTCTGGGTCAGCTCCATCCTTTTTGTGGAAGGAATGTATCTATAGTCGTCGTAGTACAGGGCAACGAGCGAACGCAAGTATACATTGCTGGAAGGAGAAGTGCCGCCGCGGGGCATATAATCTTCCATTCCATCTTCAAAATCAAACTTCTTTTTACATATTTGGGACATGTAGGGGTGGCCTTTGGAAGGCAGCTCGTTTGCAAACAGAGGTTTCAGCAACATCATCGCTCTCGCAACACAATAGGCCTTGGGGAATTGTCTTCCGCCCTTGCTCGTATCCTCAAAGATTTTCTTGAGTTTCTCAAATCCTACAAAACTCGTCGCTGCACTCGAGCTTATCGGCGCACCAGAAGGGAAAGAAGGGCCAGCAGCCCCAGGAATCCCAGAAGGACCTGCGTTGGAAGAGCCAATATTCTCAGAACCTGGAACAATGGCGTATAATTTATCAAAAAATGCCACAGATTCTTGCGGCTTACCTTCACCTAACTCATACTTGAATAACCAAGAACCATCGATTCCCTTTTTAAATTCCTGTGTGATTTCATCACCACCTTCCACGGAAAAGGTCATACTTATGGTATCGTCAGCAGAGCGCAGGGCTTTTACCGTATAAGATAACTCATTGCCATTCAATAATCTTATTCTTCCATTCAACGTTACTTCATTTGACCGTGCAGGATAGTTCCATATAATGAAAAACGTCGGCTTGTTTCCTTTACGAGCGTCTTCTAGTTTCAATATAATATCGCCAGACTGCTCTGGGTTTTTGTCGATGCTGGTCAGAATAGAACGGATTGGGTAAAAGGGTGAATTGGTTACACTTGGAAGTAATGTGTGGCCTTTTAATCCTCCATATGACTGTTGGATTGCGCCACCTGATTGAAGAGCAGTGTTGGTTTGACTTACCTGTTGCCCTGGATTTACGGCATACCCCAGCCGTTTTCTTGCCGGGTCTGCATCAATGACCGTTAGCGCAAGTGCTGCATAAATCTGGAAAACACGCACGTAATAATATGCTATATCTACACACAGAGTGTTGGAATGGTCCAGCTTTGCAGCCAGCTGAGCCGTTTTTTTGGCGGGGTCTGTAACACGAGCCGGCACCACGTCATTCAAATCGGCAAAGAAGATTTCTCCTTTTGCACCTAGCTTAGGATAAATCTTGAGTCGCTGGAATTGCGTCTGTAATTCTTCCGCCGTTGTAAATATAAAATTCGGACAATCTCCCAGATTGTGGAGGTCTAGAAGACGTTTTAGATTGGCGTTTTTGAAAAAAAGGGTGAGGATTTCACTGGAAAACTCTTTCCCCTTCAATGCTTTTGCGGAATAATCTTGCCCTCCAGCCAACATGGACGACGAACCGACGCCCATACTATTTAGACGGAAGAAGTTTCGCTAATTCCTCTGATTGCTCTAACCGTCGGAGGCATTTCACCAAGGTTCCTTCGCTCACATCACATGCGGCAGCAATCGTTTCCGCCGTGATTTTCTCGTAGCCACAGCGATGGAGAACGTAGGCGAGCACGGCAGAGGCGAGACTCGGCGGCATATTCTCTTTGCTCAGCTCTTCCTCTTCTGCAGCATCGGCGATTTTCACGGCGAGGCTGCGAATCGTTTCCACGTCGCCCCGCTGCACAGCGGAGAGTTTAGAAAGGGGATACGAAATATAATCCGAGGCGTGTGTGGTTTTGAGCTGGGAAGGAATAATTGCACTCTGTGAAATCATTCCTTTTTGCTTCGCCATCGCAAGAACGCACTGGAAATCCTTGAACGCCTTTGTGAATTGTGCGTTCTGGAGATGAAACATGTCGGCCACGTCCTTCGGCTTTCGGGGAGCACCCGCCATTTTTAGTGCGCTGTAAATACACGAGGCCACGACGGAAGCGCGAGAAAGTCCGCGCTTATCGCAATGCTCCACCAACTGCACGTATAAATCCTTCGCCGTCTCAATGACCCGTTGCTCAATCCCGTGATTCGTCGCCGCCAAGGTCATCTGTTCAAACACTTGGAGAAGACTGCGCTTCTTATAGGGGAACATGGACCACGTATGAAAGCGGCGAATACGCATCATCGCCGCCCTCGCCGTGCTATGACCCCCGTGGCCGATTCCGAGAATGATGGTGCCCAAGGAAGAATCGGAAAATCTCGGGTCGGTCGGTGCACCCACACGACAGGGGTCTCCACCACCACGGTCATCGGAGTTGAAGAATCGGTATTCGGCACCCATATCTAGGGGGCGCTCTACCACCGCCCCACACCCCTTACATGTAACCAGCTCATCTTGGTCTTGCCAGTCAATGTCTTTACATTTATCACACGCATCTGTTGCCGCCTTGGCCTCGTCTTGCCAAGCATCCCAGTTGAATTGTTGTTTGGATGTTGTATCTTCTCTTGAAGGTTTCTTATTCAACCCGGAAAATAGAGAAGTCATTACAGTGCCGGCTTATAGGATTTTGCATTTATCAATTTTTAAAGCTGGGTTAAAAGATTAGATAGCCACGCCAACTTCGTATCATATGCCAAGGCGAAATTCGCCTTAATAGCCCGCTCCTTCAGCTTCTCATCTTTTACACAGGTCTGGGTAAGCTCTATGGCGAATTTATTCAATAATAGGCGATTATGCTCTTCTGCAGCACGAACGAATTTTGCCAACGCCTCGGCATGTATATGTTTGATAAGATCAACATTTCGCTTCAAGGCTTCCCTCAAATGGTCTGAAGAAAGATATGGCCTCGCCGTCGTTCCAGGGCGAATGAGAAGCTGCTTCTTATTTGTATTGAAGCCCTTTTCAAATGCCTCGATATATCTGTTAATAATGAGCTGCGGCTCAGTCTTCCATTGCTGTGCCTTCACGTTATTGATGCGATTGAAATACTCGATGGCTTCTGCCTCGGATTCGACAGATTTCTCCGTGACGGTCACGTTGAAATCTGCCTCGCAGAAATTTTCCTGGTAGTAATCACGAATCACCGATGCGCGATGCTGCCCGTCAATTAAATACGAAGATTCCACGAGCCGACCATCGGCATTCTCTTCGTTATACTTTACAATACTGTATCCTGAATCCAGGCTGGTGGGTTTTCCTTGTGCTACCGCTATTGCAGACTTGATAGTATCAGCATGTGCCCTATCAAGAATACGTTGACCCTTCCAAATAGGAACAGCGACCAATTCTCGTGCCGTAATCACCTTTAACACAGAGCCGTCATTGTATCTATGTAGCGTTGCCATTGTAAGCATTAATATATGCGAGCGAATATTCAATTTTTAGATTCGCCACTATACTCTCCAGTCCGTATTAACGAAAATCCGCTCAGAGCTTTGGGCAGTTTGTAGCCAAGAAGAGCCAGGATGCACAATATGCGTATATTCTAGACCAGGCGCATAATACACAGAATAGCCAGCGGACACAAAACAACGTAGCATATATATTGCATCCGCCGCCTCCCAATTACTGCTTTTTTGGTCGGTCGGCAGTGCGGCAACGGCCCCCTTCGGAATAATCCAATTTCCGTCATTGAGCAAGAAATTCCAACCAGGTTTTTGTAAGGTGGCATTCCAAGTTGTCTTAGTCAGCCTGAGGCCACTGAACTGCTTGCAACGATACGAGACATGACCCGTACTAGTATTCAAATTCTTGAAATCCGCCGACGCAATAATGGTGTTTGTGTCAAAGGTGATTGTGTGGAGAGTGGCGAACCATTCGTCATCAAACAGATTATCGCTGTCTAGCACGGCAATCCAAGGTGCCGTTGCAATGCTGGCGGCTTTCAGTTTGTTCTCGTAAATACCGAGGCGGCGCTCGTTCTTGAACAGACGAAGTTTAGGGTGATTGGCAAACGCCGATTTCTGAATGGCCTCGTAATCTTCGCCGGTTTCGTCGCATACGATGACTTCGGTGACTTCAGGGCGTCCGAGATACAGTGGGAGAGAATCTTTGAGGAAGGACCATCGCCGCATTGTGGCGACTGCTATCGCTATGCTTAGAGAAGGACAAGACATTGTTAATATAAGAATATTCCCTAACTTTAGATGTCTGTAGGGCTGGAAGGTAGAACAAGTATTCTCCCTACCCCAGATGTAAAACCTATTGGCCCTGGGCTTCTAGGGCCGAATTACAGCTTCGCCGACAATGTGCCTCTTCCTGGTCAAGTGGGTGTGCGCGACGGCGATTCCATGAATGATGTGATAGATTCCGTGAAAGCGGTTGCGTATTACGTGGACATGATAGGATTCGGCGAGGCCAGCTCAGGAATGTCTCGTGGTGTAGGGCCCGGCGGTGGTCCTCGTCCTCTCGGCGTAAATACATGGATGCGCACAGGTCTGAAGTGCAGCAACGGGGCCGATATGTGGATGTATAATGCGGGGGTTCCTACAGGAGAAGCCCTCGGAAAACGTGTAAAAGACGGCTTGGCATCGGCTGGATTGCCCGGAATGCGAGGCCTAGCGCCCGGAATTTTGGAGGATGCCCAGGCGGCGCTGAATCCTGTTCCTATTGTGAAGGCGCTCTTTGGCTCTGGATTTCCTCGGTGCCGTCTCGTGGAGCAGGAAGTAGGGGACCAAGATGGTGTCATACAGAATCCCGCAACAGGTGATTATTACGTAGAAGACAAGGACTCGGTGTATAAGAGAAACGGACGCTCGTATCAGCGCCGATGGGCGTATGACAGTGATTTGGCACAGGACCAATGGGAAAAGGAGAAAAAGACTCATTGCCCCGATGGATATCGTGTGGAAAATCACGCGAACTACAATTGTAAGATGGCACTGCAGAGTAGGAAAGAAGGATTCGCCGACGAAGCCAAGCAGGCCTCTGCGCTTCTATCTGTGGGCATTCTCGCCGTTGTTACCTTGGGGGCTCTGGCGTATTTTCGTTTCGCTAAACGATAGCGGCGTGTGTGTAATAGGCAGCCACGGCACCCAGTACCTGAACGACCGCATACGAGAGAAGCTCGGCACCGTTGATGCTTCCATTCAGGAACATGGCAACGGAAACTGCCGGATTCACGTGTCCGCCACTCACGTTTCCGATCACATAGACGATACCCGCAAGCGTCGTGCCAATCGCCAGCCAGTTGCCAGTGAAGAAGATTACCGTGAGAAGCAAGAATGTCCCGAGGAATTCTGCAACAAGCGACAGGTAGTTCATCTTTCTACTGGTATCGAACCTAAAAATTGATTTTGCTTGGGTTGGGCATAAAATGTCCCGCCACTGCCTAAAATGAGCCACAAGCGCATTAATCACGAACTTCAAGAGCTTCGCAAAGACCCGCCTGCAAACTGCTCTGCCGGCCCTGAAGGAGATGACCTCTATAGTTGGGAGGGTGTCATCATGGGACCTTCCGATTCTCCGTATGCCGGGGGCGTTTTCCGATTGAAGATTAAGTTCCCCGTAGATTACCCCTTCAAGTGTCCTAGCGTTGTCTTCACAACGAAGATTTACCACCCCAATATCAACACTGCCGGTATTATATGTCTTGATATTCTAAAGACAAATTGGTCTCCTGCCTTGACGATTAGCAAAGTTCTTCTGAGTGTGTGCTCTATGCTGACTGACCCGAACCCAGATGACCCGCTGATGCCTGATATTGCGGCACTATATAAGGCAAACCGCCCCAAATACGAGGAGAATGCGCGCGAGTGGACTATTCGTCACGCACAGGGCTAAGAAGGCGCAAATTAATCCTTTGGGAAATTAATCCTTGGCAAATTAATCCTTTGGCAACAATAGATATGGAAAAGGTTCTTACTGTTCTTGGATGGTTTGTCATGGCGAGCCTCGCGCTCGCAATCGCGCGTCAATTATCGGAGCAAAAGAACCTGGGACCTTTTGCTGCCTACCAGGCATACGAAGGCTATGCAAACCCGCAACAGGCCGACAAGAAGCCAGTAGCCAATTATACTCTTCTGGCGGATGAATTCGCGCCTGCAGCGGCCCCTGGAATGCTGACGGCCAAGACCTGCTACGAGGCGGATTTTGAGGCGGCGACGGAAAAAACGGGAAATTATATCCAGCGCACCAATAACTTCAAGCACGGAATTCCCGATTCTTGCTCTTCCCAGCGGACCGAGATGGTGAATTCTTTTTACGTGCCCGCCAGCCTCTAATCTTCTTCCACAATGGCACAACGACCATCCTCGGCTTCCTTCTTCTTTTTGGAAGGACGCGGAGAAGGCGGAACCCACTCTCCTTTGCGTGCAGCCTCTACATCCGTCCAAAACGCCGCCAAATCGGGCTGGATGCTTTGAAACCAGGCGGTGTCCTTGGGAACTGTAATCCGCCGCATATGAACCAGCTCCCATTGATACTTTTCCATAAATACCCATGGGCTTTCTTGTGTTTTTTGGCCTTCTTGGCCTTCTTGGCCTGAAGGCCCTGGGCCATCAAAAGGCTCCGTAGAAGAATACGTATACCGAGTCTCCATAGTATCGGAATTACCCTCTAACACAATCCATCCTTTCGCTGATGCCGATGGCGAGGCAGAGGCCGAAGGCGAGGCAGAGGCCGATGGCGAGGCAGAGGCCGAAGGCGAGGCAGAAGGCAAAGAAGCTTCTTCATCTTGGCTCAGTTCTTTAAACTTCGCTTCTACGAATTCGCAAGAAGGCCGACCACATACCTCCATTTGTAGCTGCATCTGACACCAATAATCAAAGGGAATTTTATCGTTAATAACTCTGCTAGGAGGACACTTGATTTCCACAAGAGTTCCTATTAACGCCGGCTCCTTTGTACACTCTACAAATAAGCCGTCTGGGCTTGCGGCAACTCTATCCGCCGTTCTATGCCGAATACGCCCCAAATCCTGGATTTTTGCGCCTAGGCTATCTTCCAGAATCTGTTTGACAACGGGCTCATAACGAACACCCCAGTCCATAGGACCGGTGTTTTCTCGCCTCACGGCAAGATTACGCTGAGGAACAAATACAGGGTCTTCTGCAAGCGCAGCAGCCGACGCCGCAAGGCTAGAAGCAGCAGCAGGAGCCTTCGCCATCACGAGGGCAGCTCTGCTCCGAGGACCTTTCCAGATGGCTGCAATTTCACTTGCAGTAATCAGGTTCTTCGTCTCGGAATACCATTCACCTGTTCGCTGCTCTATCTGCTTCGTCGTCAAGAGCCATTTCCAAGTGTCGTCTTTCTCTGTTGACTGTGTCAAAGGGTTTACTTTAGGAGAAGACCTACCGCCACACAACTTCTTGCGATATTCCAGCAAGTCTTCTAAGGCTTCTATATCCTCTCCTTCCATTTGCATACCCCACAACTCTCTCGCCGAATCTGCCCACGTATTGAAATAACCAACGTGGCCCAATAAAGGATTGGAATCTTCATATATACGAAGAAATTCACATGCTCCTCTATGCATCTACTGGTGGGTTTACTGTAGAGGCACTATCAGTTTTCACATTTTTTTTACGAAATGTAGTCCCCAGCTTTTTATCAACAATGCTTGATAAAATACGGCCGTCCGCGGTTTTATGATAAATAAGCCCCTTAATTTCCTGAATCTGCTCCGTCTCTTGGTCATAAATAACACATGTCTTACTATTCAATAGTTTCTTCTCAAGCGCCTTCTCGACCTTTCCTTGTAAATACTCCGTATCTTGGTCTGATAATTGCAGGCGTTGCTTCTCTGCCTCTACAAACGCACGAATGCGATTTAGACGTAGGCCGCGCTCCAATCTATGCCAAGGCCTCTTATACGCCTCATTTGCATTTACATTCAGGAAATTCTCCAACTCTGGATTGAGTCCGTATCCTGAAGGGGGAGAAGGCAAGTCTCCAGAAGAACCTGACTTTCTCGTCTTTCTTACGGAGCCAAGAGGAGATTGCATGTTCTACTTAATTATCTTAAGAGCTTCTTAGCCCTTCCCATAAATCTTCCAACGTTCCGAACTTTCCGAAAGAGACGCCCTGACACTCCTCTCGCCATCCCCAATCATCTTCCTTATTATCTTCACTATCTACCCAGATAAATGGACGAAAGATATCCATATTCATTGGAACAGTTTCCTCCTTTTTCAAGAAATCTGACCAGCTATAGAAATCTTGTACCCTTGTTTTAGCCGTGTCTATTTGAAAAAACAAGGATGTTTTCGTGCGCTTGGTAACTTTACCGTGAAATCCATTGGGAATAAGATAATTTTCGCATACAAACTTTTCGGTGCATTTGTCCTCGTCGGTTTCCCATACGGTGGTACCACCATTCTTCAAAAAAACCCAGGCTGTTTTGATATGGAAATGGGAACCTTTTTGAGGCCCTGTTAAAAAATAGGGGATTATATACATCTCTGTGTTGTCTGTGTTATAATGGTATAAATGGTTTATATCAACAATTCTTAGAGACATGTATCCGCAGCATCAACCCGAAGGGCAAAAGCAGCAGCAGCCCGTGCGGCAGCAAAAACAAACGCCCTTATACACTCCATACGAGCCTACAAAAATTATTCCGTGTTTTGAACTACGCAGTCGTCGCGAATTAAATACATTTGATGCGGTGAACAGCAGATTAGTCAATCACTGGCAAACAGATGCTCCGCAGATACAAGTAGCTCGGCGAGATTTATCTGGAGCGATTTTCCACATGGATATGAACCCGACGCCATCCCGACTCTATAGAGAAGATATACGCCAGTCACAGCCATTTGTTGTCCCTTCTGGAGGTAGCGGAGTAGAGAAGAACACATTAAAACTCGGATATCAAATAAATCAAAGTCTGAGCACAATACAAGGCCTCAAATATCAATACCAAACAAGCATCAAAGATATTCCCTACAGCCAACTCTTACAAGGAAATATAGGGGACGTAAGTAAAAATATTTCCACGGCCATAACAAAACAAGAAAACGACTACAAATTCCTTCTTGCACAACAGAAAATGCTTCAAGTGGATACTCTAAGCGACAATCCGTATTTCGATAAATATGATGTGGCGAGCGATTCAAGAAATATCGTTCGTGAATTACGCGGCACTGTGTCAGAGGATATTCGTGATAGGGGAGTGCGTGAATCGCAACTCCTTTTACGCAGAGAAATGGATAGTCGTTGGGTCCCTCAAGGATATGCCCAGGATAAGGGGCTGGATTCTTTGTCGGCCTTTGAATTAATGCGGCCGAAGTTCACAGACATGAATAAGGATTATCACCTTTAGATGAGCTTATTCAAACTTCATAACAATTTCGCAATCGTGCTTCTGTAAAAGCTTGATTGCGGCCGTCTCACGATTCGCCGTCCGTTTTCTTGTTTGCGTCGATGAGGCAGCAGAGGCAGCTGTCGTCGAAGAGGCAGCTGTCGTCGAAGAGGCAGCTGTCGCCGAAGAGGCAGTCGTAGCAGTCGACACAGTGGAATCGCGAGTATGTTTCTGCTTTGTCTGTTCTTTCATAGCGGCATTCATCTCTTTCTCTATCTCTGGCTGATGGCCCTTGATATAATCTAGGATGCCCTTTTCCAGCGCCCAGCGAAAGAAATTCAGCTTACCGACGGTTGTTAAAAAGGCGTCATGCCCAGGAATTTGGAAAGAAATCCGCTCTCTCCTGCAAAAAGGGTCAAACAGTTTCTTGCTATACGCCTTCAGCTGATTCTTGTAATTCATGTATACGACGAATTCTTGGCCGTTGAGAATATACGATGTACTGTGCGCCTTGGCAAAATTTGTCACGAACCAGTCAACAAGACGAAGACTGACTTCGCTGGTGCCTTTGAGAAGCTCCACGATTTCATCCAAGTCCTGGCGCCCACTGTAAAAGCGCTGGAGGCTGGCAATGATCAGTTCCTGCTTACAGTGTATTTTCCTTCTGCGAGTTTGCGCATCAGGTGTTATCGCTGGAGGCTGCTCCATGTGCTGAACATCATTCCCGGAATTCCTTTAGACTTTCTTTACTATGCTTTAGTAGTGAAACGGCCTGAGGATGGAGGCTGTTTTGGAAGCATTTGAATATAGTACCGGTCTTGTAACAGATGTTTATAAAATGCCTGCAGAGAGGAAACGGTTGGAGTTTGTACAGGGGGGTGGTGCGAGGTCTGATTTGCTGAGCGGGGCTTTGCCGCCAGTACAATCAGGAGGAGACCCAACAAAAGGCCTTTTGATAAAACTCAATGCTGGATTTGCTGTCAGAAATTTGGCGAATATATCGAAAACCCCTAGCGAATCTGAAAAGAAAATTGTGGAAGATATCAAAAAACTAGAGTTTGTTGCCGATGAAGAAAAATTATTTGAATGGCTAGGACTTGACAATACATTTCTGGAGAAGAAAATACTTGAAAATCCTGGCAACAAAGAAAAGTTCTACAAGTTTTGGCGCACAGTTGTAACGGCCGATGTGACGGATGGATGGCATTTAATGACAGGCAAAGAAGCCCAGGCAGTCTCAAATTATTTGTCTGATATGGCTGAGAAACGTGAGGCCTATTTACGCAGTGTTGCTCTTCAATATCTTCGTGGGGAAGAAGTTGCGACGTTTGAGTTAGAGGATATCAAGGGCAAGGAGGAGAAGGAGATGGATTTGGGAGAGGCTTTGGTAAAAGAAGGAGAAAAGCCTGCAGGGCTAAAAGAAGAAGATATTTATGATTTGAAAACATATGAAGCAATTGAAGCTCGTGTATTAGATAAGGTTGAAGATTATAGGCAGAAATTCTATGATTATGCTATGGTTATTGATTATTACAAACATAAATATGTAATAAATACAATACCATCTGACGATATATTAAAAAAACTTAATATGAAAAATTTAAAAGAAGTAACAGAAGAAGCAAAAGCAGAATTAACAGCAGCAGAAGAACAAGTAAAAGCAGCAGCAGAAGAACAAGTAAAAGCAGCAGCAGCAGCAGCAGCAGCAGCAGCAGCAGCAGAAGCAGCAGCAGCAGCAGCAGAAGCAGCAGCAGCAGAAGCAGCAGGAGCAGGAGCAGGAGCAGGAGCAGGAGCAGGAGCAGGAGCAGGAGCAGCAAAAGCAGCAGCAGCAGCAAAAGCAGCAGCAAAAGCAGCAGCAAAAGCAGCAAAAGCAGCAAGGAATAAACGAAATGAAAGGAATCAAAAAAGAAAAATAGTGATCAAAATTCATGAGGAATTTATAAATTTATTTAGAAAAAATATATTAGGGTTTTTTGATAATTATTTGCGTCCAATACGCAATGACGTTGAAGAAGAAGTAGGTGAAATTAATACGAAGCTAAGCGCTGTAAGAAAGAAGATAAATTCACTCAAAACTTCTTCTCCACCAGATACATCTCAAATACAAAATCTGGAGAAGTTAGTTGTATCTGCAAATGCTATTCTTGATAAATTGAAATTATCAGCTTCTTTACTTTTTTACTGTGGGGAAATATTTTTGAAACTTTTAAATACAGAGCCTGATGTTACAGACAAAAAAGATACTATCACACTACATAATTATGATATTGAACGGTTGAATAATGTTCTTAGAAAAAACTATGAAGATTACTATAAGAACCCCTCATTAATTCCAGAAAAGAAAGAATCTTTAGAATCTAGATTAGAATCGGCAAAAAAGGCGTATGAGGTAATGCTGGAACAATCCAGAGGAAAATCGCCCTTGAGTATTAAAGAAAAAACAGCACAACTTTCTGCAGAAGCTGACGCAATTCATAATAAAATTATTGAATTATATGGAAGAGAAAATGATTATAATAAGCATAAGAAGGGTGATGAGAGTGAGGAGGCTGTAGTTCTTACCAAAAAAACGGCGGCTCGATCCAAAAAAAAAGTAAAAGCACCTGAGGAAGAGGAAGAGGAAGAGGAAGAGGAGGAAGAGGATGATGAGGATGAGGATGATGAGGAGGAGGATGATGATGAGGATGAGGATGATGAGGAGGAGGATGATGATGAGGATGAGGATGATGATGAGGATGCGGAAGAGGAGGAAGGAGGAGGTGCTGCAGCTCCAGCACCTTCTCCAGGAGCTACAGCACCTTCTCCAGGACCTACTACACGGGCACGGGCGCGGGAAGCAGCAGCAGCAGTAACAGCAAGACCAGTCCCTAGAAGAAAGACGCCCAGACGTGAAAGAAAGGTCACAAGAAAAACCAGGAAATCCAGGAAATAGATTCGTATTGTGTTAAAAGCAAAAAATTTAAGAAACCCTTGGTTCTTAAATTTTAGACTTGTATCAACCTCAGCGAAACTTACGCATTGTCTCCATTCCAAACATTAAGAATAATCCGCTCAGAATAAAAAGCGCAACTTCCGAATGTGCATAATCATTACGCTTTGACTCAAGCTCTTCTAGACGCGCGAACAAAACATCCAGTTTCCGCAGCAACGTTTGTTTTTCTTCATTATTGAAGGAAGCGTCGTGGGGATACGCCAGGCCATTCGCAGTCGGAGCAGTCGGAGCACTGGGAACAAGCCCACGAGGAGCCAGCGGCTTCCACACGTTATCCAACGAGGCTGGTTCCATACTTGTCCCAGCACCACCCGCCGCCTTATCCACCCCCTTACCACTGAACGCCGTCATAAAATCGCTGCCTTCCAGCTGGTAGCCAGGATTATCTCCCGCCAACTTACTGAAATCGGCGAAGCTATCTGTATCGTTGTTCTTCCCAAAATAAGAAGGAACCGGCTCGCCATACATTGTCTTCCCAGGGTCGGTAATTTGAATGGCGCTGGTCCCTCTCGGAAGAGACCTTCCCTTTTGCCCAATCACGTCATTCACCCGTTCGCCTAACATGGCGTTTGACAAGGCCTTATCATCATCTTCTGACCCTTTGATACGAATCGGCTTGAAATCGGCATAGGAATCTTTTTGGTCCCCATGTGATAGTGCCTTTTTCTGGAGATAGTCCTTGCTCGCCAGAGATGCATCGGGTGGCGGAGGAGGTTTCTCCGCCTGTCTATCTGGATCCGGACCCTGGTCCTGACTCTGTAAAAAAGCAAGTGCCGGCCCCTTACAGGTCTTTGCTTTCTTTCGTTCCTCTTTTCTAGCAATTTTACCGGATTCTTCTGTTATATCCGGGAAAGCTTCCGTGAGAGAACAGCCAGCCATTTCTCACTCTACTTCTAGTAGAAGAATGTCAGGAGCCTCAGCAAACCCTCTTATGATTGGAGGTGCCAAATTCCAACAAACGGTTCTGGATTGGTCAAAACAGTCCAATAGCCTCTTTTTATCCGTGTTTTCCGTCATTCTCTTAGTATTCGCCATTTTCGGGGATAAACTCCCGCCTATTGTGCGTTGGCAGTTATCTACAACCGTTGGCCGTCTATTTCTTTTGATACTGCTTTATATCATATATGTTTTGAGTGGCTGGGAATTGGCCTTGCTGTTTACTATAATAATTGCACTCATATGGTCTATGCGCCCCTTGCTTCTGCCTCTTCCTTCTATGAACGAGGGCTTCCAAAGCGTAAAAAAGACTCGTGCTTCCAGGCCGAAGTGGTTTGTGGAGACTGTGTTAGAGGAGAATCCGTTGGAAATAGTGGAAGATCGCATAGAAACGCTCGCCGTACAGGACGGTGGTGAGAGCATGAAAGGAAAAACTTCCCGTTAGTAGCTAGATGAGTGCGGAAGGAGGAGGTCTAGATAATCAGATGAGAATTGGAATGGTATTCCTTTTCTTTCTGTGGAACGTATTAATTGCCACGCGGCTGGAAACACCATATCCTGAAAGCCTCGTGGAAGCATATGCTCTCCCAGCGACGAGAATTCTCTTGCTAGGTCTAGTGATTCTTGCCGCCGTTTGGAGTCCAACCGTGGGAATAATGGCGGCGTTTGCGTTTGTATGTTTAGGGGCCGATGTATTATTTTTAACTAGGGGCGCAAGTAGATGAGCTTTCCGGCCGCCGCTGCCGCCAGCGCAACCGCAATTGCGGCAACCAATCCTCTGGATGTGCTGATGGCGGGTGTAAATAGCAATCCGTATTTCATAGGAATTATGATGTTACTGCTGAACTTGGGCGGCAGATTTCTTGCGCTGGAAATCAGCAAGGACCAGGAGAAATTCTTGAGCCACCCTGTTATTCGTCGCTTCTTCTTGTTCGCCGTGCTGTTCGTTGCCACTCGTAATGTGATTATAGCGGCTGGGTTGACGGTCATTGTGATTTTTGTGCTAGGATACTTGTTTAACGAGAATTCCGAGTTGTGCTTGTGGAAATCGTGTATTACACCTGCATCTGCCGCTGATGCTAAAGCAGGGGCCGAGGGATTCCAGGGGTTGAGTTCAGAGGAGGCGATGATTTTGAAGCGCTTGCAAGATAAACAGATGGCTGCTCCTGCTTCTGCTTCTGCTGCTGCTGCTGCCTCGTCGGAAGAGCAAGAAAAAGAGGCTCCAGTGGCAAAAGCGGCTGATATTTATAATTCTGTCCTTACACAAATAAGCTCGGCTAGTTCATAGAATGCTCATACATTACGGTGATATGTTGGCAATTCCCTTCTTTTTCCTATTATCAGTGTATTTCTATGAAATAACTGATAAAAGCGTGCTGGAATATGTATTCATGGTATTTGTCATGGCGTGTTTTGTGATCGATATCGTATTCACATATATGTATGCAAGAAGTCTTGTGCCGTATGTGGTGGGCCTTGTTACCCTTGTCGCACTAGCTGTCCTATTTACGCATCTAAACTCACCGTATTTCCAACGGGGGGCTGGGCGCGTCTCCGTCTAGGGCGAAGAGTGCCCGTTGCGCCCGTCCGAGTGGACTCGGCCTGGCTCTGGATGTCATCCACGGCGGAAAGCGACGAACTCATCACCGCCGCTACAGCGGGCTGCGTCATGACGCCCGTGGCCGGCTGGAAAGTGGCCGCAGCCATCTCCGCACGACGCACCTCGTCAAACGTCTTCAGAATATCATCGACTCCACTCGGGCCAGCCATCTCTCGGCGCGCCGACGGCCGCTGCGTCGCCTGCTGCTGTAGGACAGACTGCGGCTGCATCATCTGCGCATACGAGGGAGGCTCCGCGGGAGGAGCGCCTGACGCGGCAAAAAAGGCGCCGGTAGGAGCGGAAGGGGTTTGAGGACCGCCGTTCCCTCCCTGGAAGCTGGGACCCTGGGAGGGAGGCTGAACACCCATCGCCATGCCCATGAAGTTGCCAAAGCCCGGGCCCGCCTGCTGCGCCGCCGCCGCCGCCATCTGCCTCGCCAGCTCAGGATTCTTCTTCAGAACATCGTCCATACTCGGCATCTTGGAGCGGAAAAAGGAGTTGCTCACGTGGCACATGAAACCGCTCCCACCCACCGCCATAACCAGACGCATCTCAGGCGACATCTTGCCACGGTCCTTGTATTTGTCATACAGCTCCTCAAAGATTTCATCAAAATCTTCGACGTTCTCGTGCACAGACTCGGACCATCCCTCCAGCTTCAAGTCAAAGGGGTCAAAGCGACCATTCAGCCACTCCATGCCCGTAATGGCCCCCATCAGCATCTGGCGCTGGAACTTGATACTGGTCTCCAACTGGCGTGCATCCACCAGGCGGAAATACTCGGTCTTAATCTCCTCTAGTGAATTGTCCATGGTGTATTTACGAGCCACCGGAAACCCCTTGGCCTCCAGGCGCTGCAGCTTATTCAGATATTCAGTCTTCTCCTTCTTCTCGGCCTCAGGGTCACGTGCCGGCGACGCCAGCTGAATACCAGGCCCAGTGGCACTCTGACTATTTCCAAACATGCCGCCGAACATACCTTGCGACTCGGGCTGGCGATTCACGCTCACTTCAACAGGAGGCCCGCCAAAGTTATTCATATCCACCGTATTCATATTATCAAATCCGCCAATGGAAATCGGCTCCATCGGCTCCAGCGGCGTCACGTCAATGCCGCCCAGATTTGTTCCCTGGGAAGCAAAGCTGACTTGAGGCGCGGCGGCGGGAGGAGGAGCACTAGGCGAGAAGCTCATGGTTCTCGTACCTCCTCCACCGGAGGAGAAGCCACCGCCACCGCCGCCACCGCCGCCACCGCCGCCAACCTTGCTCGGGTTCATTAGCATGTTTAGTCCGAGGTCGTCCGTCAAGTCGCCCAGTTCAATGACACTGCCTATACCCATATCATCGCCACCGCCCATCCGGAGACTATCCCCGCCGAGCGCAACTCTTTCCATGTCTGCAATGGACACCGAGGACATCTCTTCTTCTTCGCAGTGTCTTGCTTTTAGGTTAAAGTAATTTACGCGCGCGAATCCATTACCATAGACAGGCAATCAGCCAAATCACTGCGTTTTGCTTGCTCGCTGAACCAAGAATTCCCTCGGCCATCTGCACACCCCATGAGAATCTTCCCCGCCTGAATACCTTGAACAATTCTCGCCTCAGAAGCATTCTTTCGCTCTGTGTATCCCTCATCTCCTTTGGTGGCACCAGCGGTTTTTCGGCCAGCGTGCACTAGCCGGACTTTCGGAGGATTGGGTGATAGTAAATCTCGCAGAGTGGCGAAGAGCATCATCTGCACACTTTTCATAACAGGATTCTTGAAAGCCGGTTGATTTTCCAGCAAGATTTCGGAGCAACTCGAAAAAAGTTCCAAATTATCTAGAACCACATTTCTCAGCCCATCGTGAATATCCTCCAACTCCACCTTTTTCACAACGGCCTGAACTTTCGGAAAACTGTATTTCTTTCTCAGAAATCCCAGGACGGCGTCCTTATTTTTCAGGTCCGCCTTCTCAGCCCGAGCCGCCTTGGCAATTTCCTTTAACACAGTCAGTGAAGGAATCCGTTTCATTAAGTTTCCACTCAAATCTCTTAACGCAGGTGTAAGAGAAGGACAATGGCGAACACAGAATCCTGCCGATTCCGTGAAATAAGCGGCTTTCAGCTTACAAGCCGCAAGACCGCTACATTTTCCACTGACGGCGGCAGCGGCGGCGGTTTCTCCAGAAATCAGATTCTCGTTCGCCCAGCCACGAACCGTAACGGGATTTCCTGATGCATCGGAAATATCCCCGCAACACCATGCGAGATTCTTGATGCCAATATCAAATGCGAGAGCACGTTGCATTGTTCTTCTTCAAGTAATAAACCTTCGACTTTAGATATATCAACCGCGTTATATTCGAATATGAAGATCATATTCGAAAACACCACTGTAACCATAACCGTAAAACCATCCCATATCATAGGAAAATGCGCTTCCCGTAGATGGAATTTACTACGCCCAACGCCCGTTATGCATCTAGGCAACGTAGAACAAATGCCGAAATTATGGCCAATAAACAAAGAAGTATGAATGAGCAGCGTGCTAGAAATAACGCCCTGATAGCATCATCGCCTGTATTCCAGCTAAAGAAACCCCCTCCTCCTCGTCGTCCTGAAGGCTGGAAAGCTCCTAACTACGCTCCTCCTCCTAAGAGTGCAGCAGTAACAAGACGCCTTCGCAGGCGTCGCAACTTATCGCGTAGAAGGCATCGCAAATAAAAGCCCCTCCTCAACGTAACTCCTGGTGGCCTCGCACCGTATTACGCCCACCCTCTTCTACAGTTGTCAGCGAAGGCTTTCTAGGTGTTAGCAGTGCCGCCGACTTCTCGGAGAATGTGCCAAAGAGTGGTGGCACGGCCTCGGGCGCACGCACAAGGCCTAGGCCATCGGACGTCCCTCCAGAAAGACGCATGGTGCATTGTGCCGAATCGCACTTGATGAATTCATCCGCCGGCATTTCCGTGGAAGGATCGTAGGATAGTCCAGCCCCCGTATTTTGAGCCTGTCTCTTTCTAGACTGACTCATGATAGCATCGGCATTTCTCTGCATGAAAAGGCGGGTCGCATATTGATAGCCGGCAGGGATATTTGCCTCGCATTTAGAGCGATAATCCGTAATGAGACGCCCATCGTTCATCTGCGCGGCCCAGCCAGGATATCTGTTGTCTTGCGTGGGAAGTGTCTTCTTTTGTGCCTGGGTGTTTATCTGTGAGTTGCGTATATCAACCAGCGTCGTAGGAGGCTGGGTGAAAAACCAAGGTGATTGCGGCTCACGGAATCCGTTGATATCCATCTATTATTAGGCACTAGTCTCTAACTCAACTGTGAAACCATCGGCCTCTAATGCCTCCTCCTGTAAGTCGCCGGGCTGAGGACCAAGCGGCTGCGGTGCTGCGTCAGGAACGGCACCAGCACGCTTCAGGAAATCAATCAGCTCACGCTTCTTTGTTGCCTTAGCACCGGCGGACAACCCACGAGTCTTCGCCAGTGCCTGCAGCTCCTTCAGGCTAAGCGACTCGTAGTTGGCGTCCATCTTCCTAGCAGTGACTGTGCCTTCTTCTACTGCAGAGGCAGAAGGGGTCGGAATAGACCGGAGCAGCTCCTCGGCAGCGGCTTCTTCAGAGGCAGAAGCAGAAGCAGAAGCAGAAGATCCAACAGAGGCATGCTTCAGCATCTCGGCATACTGCTCCTCATCTACCTCATCCACGTCGTCCGCCTGCAGAGGAGAAGGCATAGAAACAGGCTCCACCGAATCCGGTCCCATCATAGACGCCTCCGTAGACATCTTCAGCGTAAGCAGAACATTCTCCATTAAACTCAGGCGCTTATCGGTCTGCGTCAAACGACTATATAGGTAAAACGCCGCCGCCCCAAACACAAGAATGAGCAGAATACCAATTGTTAAAGAATCACTTAAGCCGGCCATTTCTGGTCGGAACGCAGGATTCCTTTTATTCAAAGAAGACGCAGTCCATATTGTTTCAAAACGAGATCCACGCTACTCACCTGACACACACCCTTTTGCACATTGTAAGAAAACTTGAACGTATCACCCATCTTCCACGCCGCCACGCAAATCGGTTTTACTAGTGTGGGCGGGGCCTGGAGGGCGAGCCCATAGACGTGCGTGCTGACAACACTCAAACAATTATTCTTCTTCCACAGCTCGCCACAGAATATTTCACTCGAGCGTATTGCGTCGGGAGGATTCGTGCTATGGAATAGTTCATCGTATAACACGATTCCACGTCCGTCGGTTTTCTGAATAATTCCAGAAGAAAATGATACTTCCCGCTCAAACATGCTCTTTTCGCCAGGCGTATCATCCAGGCGCAGGCCATTGGCAATCCAGGAGAAATGCGTCATCTGTGCCTTTCCAGCAAAGCAGCAACCGAATGCATGTGATAGGAGAATATTCGTCAGAATTCCTCGCATGTAGCTGGATTTCCCTCCGCGATTCGGGCCGGTTAAAACAGCGTGTTTTACAGAATTCTTTCCGCCCAGGCGAGCAGAGCTTAGGACACGAGATTCTTTTGGAATGGAAGGGTCGCCAAAATCCTGAATCATGAGAATCGGCTCGGCCGAATCCACGAACTGGGTGGGAACAACATCGGCGCGGTTCGCCAAAATATAGAGGACTTCAAAGCGACCTAGCGCTCGGAATAAATGAGGAAGCCACAGAGGCGTCTCTAACACAAACGCAAAGCCCTGACGTATATCGGCTGGACATTCCTTAATCCAGGAATCCAACCAGGAAGGGAAAAATTTGCCCCATGAGGTAACAAGCTCCGTCGCTGTCGTGCGTAATTCGGCGATGGATTTTCCTAGCTCGAGACAATCGCCGTCCAGCTTTATAAAATGCCTCGCCTGTTGTATGGGATGCCATAGAGCCTGACCCAGTGTAAAAAGGGTCCATCCATTCTGTGCAAGGCGCCGTAGCTGTGTCATGGCGTCTTCTTGAGGAGGTGGAGGAGGATTAATAAAGGCTTCAGGATTATCCATGCGGGGCATAGGCTGGCCGTTCCACATACGCCATAAAACGCCGGTGTATTGTGAAAATGTAATAGGAATGTTATAGAAAGTAATCAGTAACAAATAGGGTAGAATCCAAGAAAGAAGTGGAAGGATAACTCCAAAGGCGGGAACGATATAGGATTTATAAAACGACAAAATTAAGAGGGCAAAGGGTATGAAATTTATAGAAGACCAGGGATTTCCTTGGAATATCACTTGTCCATAGCCTTCCATCTCGACGGGGGTAGCCTCGCGTAGAAGAGGCTCTAAGGTAGTTGATAGCCGGGTTATCTTTTCTAGGTGTAGTGCCGTATCGACGTTATGTCCATTGTCTCCAAGATGTAATTCTTTTTTCAGATGTGTAATGACATTAGCTCTTTTCAGGCATACGTCGAGTGTTTTCGGCCATCGACGGATTCCTTCGTGCACTTGTTCTTGTGTAAAAGGGTTTTGTATGGAGAGTGTTTTGATAATTGCTTCTGCATTTCCGCTCATCTATCATATGATAATAGTGGCGGGGTGTATGAAAAGACGCGTCTGGTTTCTTGCTTTCTGGCTTTCTAGCCTGGAGCCAAAATTGAAAAACATGAATGCCTAAACCAACAGTCCCTATACAATACAAATGGCCTCTTATGCCTCTATACTTTCGTCTGCTAGCCTTACGGGGTCGTCTTCCTCTGGACAGGCGTCTGCTCCTCTGCAAGCACAAGCAAAGAAGCCTGAAGCTTCTACGGTGGTAAGCTGCTCTTTCACGCGAGGCGTGGAGACCGACTTACAAAAAGAGATACAGAGCGGTCTGTTGTTTCTTCGTGCAAACGGAGGAAGTGTATCTGATATGTTAATGATGGCGATTGATAAGCTTCGGGGAGATATGGAAGTTCCTCAAGGAAGCCATCCTCCTAGACATCAGGGAAGTCGGTTTGGCGGAGGGGGTACAAGTGCAGGAGGAGGCGGTGGCGGTGGTGGTGGCGGTGGCGGTGGTGGTGGCGGTGGCGGTGGTGGTGGCGGTGGCGGTGGTGGTGGCGGTGGCGGAGGACACACCACTATGAGGAGTTTTGCACAGCCTCAGGGTTGGCGGAGCGGAAGTCATTTCACCGGGTCTTCGGTATCACGGCACGGCTCCGATTCTTTCAGCTCAACACGCCCTCCAACACGCTCCGCTGCTGCAGCAGCGCCACCCCGCCCCAACGTCGGCAGATATCAAAGCAGATTTACAAGCGGCGGCGACCTGAATGATAAGATTCTTCATTCTGTTATTGGAAACAAGCTGAACGCATTCACTCCTCTTACATACAACGATACGCGCGATTTCATCTATCAAATCATGGACAGCGGTGAAACGGAGTTCATCAAGGATTTCATCGAGAAGGTCTTTGCGAAGGCAACGGTAGAAGAGTTGTATTGCGCATTGTTTGCGAAACTAATTGCCGAAATTGCGCACAAGTATCCGGTTATGTATGATGAGATGAAGCGGTATCATTCCGAATTCTTGAAGGTATTTGACGACGTACAGGAGGGTGAGGCTTCTTCCGATAAGACCATTAAGCAGCGACTCTATCGCCTTGGATATGGGCAGTTCATCTCCGAGCTGGCGAGTTTAAATGCTATTGAAAAGGGGCAGCTCCTTGCAATGGCGGAGAAGGTGATGGAGAAGATTTGGATTCTTACGGCCCAGGAATCAAAGGTGAAAACTGTAGAAGAGTTTATTGACTGTCTTGTCCGGCTTACAAAGAGTTTGTCTGGAAAATCTCCGAAATTCTTTGAAGAAGTAAAAGCCGATATTCGTGTGCGTATTCTTGAAAATGCCACCGGCCTTATTGAAAAGTCCGCCGGCCTCCGTCCGAGCCTAAGTTCAAAGGCGAGATTTGGATTAATGGACCTGAGAGATATTCTCAAATAGATATAGAATGGTTGCGCGCAAAACTCGCCGTGTCAATAAATCCAAGGGTCTTTTTCGCCGCGTGTATTCTCCGATACATCACCTGATTGAGGCGACTCGTAATGTGGCCCGCTCAACTCTGAGACGCGGCGGCCGTGTGGCGGACAATGTGCTCGGCCTGGCTGGAAACGTGGGCTCCTCTGTTGCGAAGCATGCAAACATGACTGTGCGCAACGTGCGCGGTCGCAAGAATCGTAAGTCCAAGAAGACGCGCAAGAGCCGCCGTTAAACTCTGGTTTTTAACGAATCAATGTCTGTTTATCAATGATACACAGACATAGACTCAAAAAAAAGTTGATTTTTTTCGGGTTGGCGAAGTTAGTCCAATTCAAATGCCAATCAGTCCTAGAATGAAAAATCCTCCTACCGGTGGCCGGGAGAAGGCCCCCAAGCGTGGTGCGCCCAAGGACGATGATGATGTGGATGAGCAGGGTAATGTGGCTGGCCTCATTGATTACGATTATGAAAGTGAAGAGGATGATGGCGAGTCTCAGGTGAGCCTGACAAAGTCGGAGTTGTATAACCTGAAGAAGTATGGCAAGTTGCCGGCTGGTGTAAAAGAGAGTATTCGTAGTCCTCGGAAGGCTGCACTCCAGGCACGCCGTCAAATCCGGAAGAAGCTGAAGCGCGAGGACAAGCGGAATAAGTCGCCGACCACAAGCGATAGCACGTATGTTCCCGAGGGCAAAAAGGCGCAAAAGAAGGGCAAGAAGGCATTTGTGGAGAAGCTTCGCAATCGGCTTTCTCGGAGGGAGCAGGAGCAGGAGCAGGAGCAGGAAGAGGAGGATTCCGATGGGGAGACACTCGGCTCTGATGACACGGATGAAGAGGAAGAGGAGGAGCGGAAGCCCAAGAAGAAGTCTTCTCGCGGTTTCAAGCCAAAGAAGAAGAAGCCTTCTCGTGTGATTGAGGAGGAATCCGAGGAAGAGGACGAGGACGAGGACGAGGAGGAGCAGGAAGACGATGACGAGGACGAGGACGAGGATGAGTATGACGATGACTACGACGAGGAGGAGGAGGGCTCTGGTGGTTTCAAGGGCATTTCCATCAGCTTCGGCGGCCCCGTTGAGGATCAGGTGGATCGCATGATTCCTCGTCGCCACAACATGAAGAAGGAGTCAGAGGATGTTCGCAAATTCGTGAAACTGCTCTCCAAGCCTGCAGAGGAGAACACGATTGACGACCAGATTGACCAGTTCAAGGCACTGGAGTCTCCCAAGAAGAAGGCTATGCTGGAAGCACTGGAGAAGCGCTCGGAGTATACGAAGAAGGAGGAGCCGCTTATGTTCCGCCTTCTCCAGATGAAGCTGAAGCCGGAGATGATGGCGATGGTTATGTCTCGCTACAACGCCATGAACACCATGGATACGAGCAGTGGCGAGTATTACAAGCTTCGCACATGGATGGACAAGCTGGTCTCCATGCCTCTCGGTCATTACAAGGAGATGCCAGTAAGCTTGGAAAACGGCCCGGAGACTTGCGCGCCCTTCATGGAGAAGGCGCGCAAGTGTCTAGATGAGGCGATTTACGGGCAATCCGATGCCAAGCTACAAATCATGCAGTTCATTGCGAGCAAGATTGCGAATCCCACTTCTTCAGGGCTGAGCCTCCTTCTCCTCGGCCCTCCTGGTATTGGTAAGACGAGTCTGATTAAGAACGGCATCGCCAAGGCGCTTGAGTGGCCATTCCAGTTCATCTCTCTGGGCGGCGATAGCGACTCTTCCACTTACACCGGCCATCAGTTCGTGTATGAGGGCAGCCATTGCGGCCGCATCGCCAATTGCCTGGCGCAGGCCAAGTCCATGAGCATGATTCTGATGTTTGACGAGCTGGACAAGATTAGCTCGACAAGCAAGGGCGAGGAAATCCAGAACCTGCTGGTTCACATGACCGACCCCGTGCAGAACATGGAGTTTGAGGACAAGTATCTGAGCGGCATTCCGCTAGACTTGAGTCGCACCATGCTCGTGTTCAGCGGCAACGATGTGAATAAGGTTGACAAGATTCTGATGGACCGCATGGTGGTCGTGAATCTGGCCGGGTATGAGACGAAGGACAAGATTGCCATTGCGGAGCAGTTCCTTCTGCCGGCGGCACTGAAGGAGGTGAATCTCATGGAGAAGGTCGCCATCAGTCGCGACATCCTCCAGCACATCCTGACGAATTATGCGAAGGAGGAGACGGGTGTGCGCGAGCTGAAGCGGTGTATTGAGCAGATTGCGCAGCGTGTGAATATGCTGCGCATGTTCAATGTCAAGGAGCTGCCGTTCCATATCCCTGGGTTCGCCCTCCCGTTTGTGTTAAAGAAGGAACATGTGGACTTGTTCCTGAAGAAGAAGGAGGTGAAGGACACGCTGCCCTTCGGGATGTATAACTAAGGGAAGTCTCCAGACAGTATAAGGTCGATATCTGAATATTTTTGTTGGGTGGTGGGGGCCGCTGTTTCACGCACAACAATGGCTTGGACTGGCTGCTGCTGGGGCTCTGGCTTCGCTGGAGCAGAAGCTGGAGCTGAAGTAGGTGATGAAAACAAGGCGTCTTGCTTTGCCCTTTCCGCCAAAGCTGCAGATAACTTGGCATTCACTTCTTTTACACCGTCCTTCGTATCAAAGGAAGAACTCATTGTGCCACATTTACCGCCAGCGGCATACTTTTTCATTTGACATTTAGACATTCTCTAATTAGAATGAAAAGAGTAGTGATATTGATTTTAACTCTCACGTTCTTGGCTGTTTTATACTACGCCTTTACAACTACGTCGAATGCCTATGGCTCTGTGGATGTGACGAAAAAGGAAGGCTTCTCATCTGCAGCTCCTACCCGGGCATCGGACTGTAATTGTTTGCCTGGGTATATACCATCGAAAGATGCTGGGGGCAAATATGGGGGGAATATATTAACTTGGACAGGAGCTACTGGTCACAAAAACTATTTCTATAATCCTTCAGGCACAAATGATTTTTATGGATACCAATCAAATAATGCATGTGGCCTTCCAACTTCTGGAGATTTTACGAGTGTTAGCCATTCAGATTTATTCGTAAATAAAAAATATAATTATAGGTGGGATAAATCTCCATGTGATGTTGTTAATGAAAATAAGAACAAAGAGGGCATATTCTTCTGCCAACGCCTAGGCGACCCTTCATCAAGACGGGAATGTTATTAATTTGCTTAGTCCATCTCGTTTACTGCAGAAGAAGGGATGAGGCTAGGAGTCGCCTTGCGATACATAACCACATAGGTGCTATTATTGATGCGCACGTCGGGCACCTCAATGCCCGACTCATCATCATAGAACGTCCATTTCTCTGTAACAGAATGCTTTGCGTGAGAAGTATAATGGCCGCCACCAGAAACGCCGTGGTGCTCAATGGTGGAGAACAATTCATAGGATGCTTTTGCACTAGCCTCCTCTGAATTCGGATGGAACAGCTCTCCAAACTCAATCTTCTTTGGAATATCAATGACGGTGTTAATCTTTCTGCCGTTATTCTCGTTGCGCTTCAAGGTGACAATCACCCAGTTTCCAAGACGCCAATATGAGAGCGTCTTATTCGCCTTCGTGCGAACAGGGGTGGGCTTTGTGGGGGCCTTTGCCTCTTCCTTTGCCTCCTCCTCCTTTGCCTCTTGCTTGGCTGCAGAAGCAGCAGAAGAAATACAATGGTCGCATGCATACTCATCAATGGTCTCTCCCTTGCACTCTTCACGCATCAAATCCAGCAGTCCAAGAGGCTTATCCGCCTGCTTCGGGACACACAACTTGTGAATATTCATCGTCTCCCAGGTCACACTCTCATTCTTACACACCTCACAGGTAACCAACTTGCGTAGAAGACCAAAGAGCAAATCAACCATAGGAGAATAACTCTTCTCAAAGGCACTCTTCCAAAAGCCCAGTGCATTCGCGGCATCTCGCGTCTTCTGGGTATTCTCCAGAGGAGGCCGAATCGTCATCGTCACCTTCTCCGAAAGTGCCTCGTGGATTTGGTCAAGAATGAAGACCAGGAACTCGTGGGCGTCGTGTGGCATAGGAATACGGAACTGCTCGAATCCCTCCTTCATGGCAACAGGAATCATCGCCGACCAGAAAGGTTTCGTGGATACTGCTCCCTCTTCCTTTGTCCAGAGCGCCCGAACTAGCTCTCCATACGACTCCATCATTCGTGTCTTATCGGTTTTTGGCTTATTTTCCATGAGTTTCAGATGTTGGCCTTGAAGAATATAAATAGTCAAATCTACTTGGTGGCGAAGTGCTTGGAGAGTAGCATTGCCATAACAGGTGTTTCCGATGTTCGTCAGTCCAACAAGTCCTTTTAGTTTGGTAGAAGACATTGGAAGTGTTAAGGGGGGACTTGACGGTTGGGGAAAAACGAAATTCACTTTTTATAGCGCACAGCTAGATATAACCATGAATGACCCGGCTTACCAGGTTGTATATGGCGTTACTCTTATAGATGATGTTCACAACTACTTCCCCGCCCTCTTATACGACCAAGGCAGATTCCAGAACATTACAAATGTATTCAGTTATGTAAGGTCTCAACTGAATACAAGATTCAACTTATACGCGCATGGTGCTCGTTTGGCCCAGGCTCAGGGCCAAGCGCATACTTCTCCTACTGCAACAGGACGTGCCCCTATATATACAACAACGACGAATCCTCCTCCTATGGTTCGCTCAGTCCGTGGCGGAGCGTCCGATAACGAAGTTTTGGCAAGTGCCAGTTTTTTATTGAACATGCTAAATCTTGGGTTAGAGGGTGAATCTGGGTTTACTCCGTTAAGAGCTGGTACTTTTGGTACAGGACCTGGCACAGGAGGCACAGGCGGAGCAGGCGGGGCAGGAGGGGCAGGAGGGGCAGGAGGGGCAGGCGGCGTATGGGCGGCATTCCGTTCGCCCGTGATTGTGGCACCTTCTACGGCCGCCTTGGCTTTAAATACGACTATATTAAATGCTTCCGATGTAAGCAATAATCTTGTTGGCGTTGTCTGTACCATTTGCCAAGATACTGTTGTTCCCACTGACCTCTGCCGTCGTCTGAATGCTTGTCACCATGTCTATCACAAGGCCTGTATAGATGAATGGTTTACGAGAAGTGTGTTCTGCCCCAGCTGTCGCCACGACGTGCGCGAACAGAGAGCTGCTTCCCCTATTCTACAGGGTGTTCCTGTACCCACTTCGCCGCTGGTGGCAGGGGAGCAAGAGCCTGTACCCCAGTAAAAAAAGGGTCCAAGTAAATGAAAGAGAATTGATACAATCCTCTTCAGATTTGCCATATTTTACAATTATATAAGGTTGTCTCACCAAAGGTCTTTACACCAGGTTGCTAATCGAGTCCGGCAGAGGAAGAACCTTCATAGCATAGTGCTCCGAAATATCCTTCATCATCCCCTCCTCCTCGGGCAAGAGCATGTTAATGGTCGTGCCCTTGCGACCAAAGCGGCCAGCGCGGCCAATACGATGCACATAGTTCTCCCGATTCGTCGGCAGCTCGTAGTTGATTACCAGACTGATTTGCTGCACGTCAATGCCACGCGCAATAATGTCCGTGGCAACCATCACACGAGTAGAGCCCTCAATAAACTGCTTCATGCGACGAGTGCGCTCAGGCTTCTCTAGCTCACCGTGGAGGCAGGTGACCGGATAACCCTGTGCAGTCATCCTCTCCGCCAACATCTCCGCCTTCTGCCGCTTGTTGCAGAAGATGACCGCCTGCGAAATATTCAGATTCTTATACAAGTCGCAAATACACTCGAACTTATGGTCCTCACGGTCAAGCGGCACGAAGAACTGCTGGATACCCTCAAGGCGAACAGCAGCGGGCTTAATAAGGACGCGCACCGGGTCATTGAGAATCTTGTTCGCCACCTCCACCACCTGCTCGGGCATCGTGGCAGAGAAGAGCGCCACACGTGTCTTCTCGGGGAAGCCCTTCTCCAGAATGCACATCACCTGCTTATAGAACAAGTCCTCCAACATCTGGTCAGCCTCGTCCATGATTAGAACGCGAATCTCCGAGCGGTCAAGCACATTGCGATTTACCAGGTCAAATACACGACCAGGGGTGCCAACAATAAACTGGGCGCCGCCCTCCAGCTGGCGAATATCATCGCGCAGGGGATTCCCGCCAACCGCGCAGAGAACCTGGAGATTCATGAAGGTGCCGAGGGCCTTCGCCACCTTCTCAATTTGCTGTGCAAGCTCGCGCACATGAACGAGGACGAGAACCTGCGGCTTCTTAATCGCCTCATCCACGCGCGAAAGAGAGCCAATCACGAAAGTGCCTGTCTTGCCCGTGCCAGACTGAGCCTGGGCGAGCACATCACGGCCCTCCGCAATGGGAACAATACCTTTCTGCTGAATAGCACTCGGCTTCTCAAAGCCATACGCATATACACCACGCAGGAGATTCTCGGGGAGATTCATCTGGTCAAACTCCTCATATAATTTAACGTCATCGGAAGGCGTAAGAACATCGTCGGCCATCTTGAAAGTAGTTGTGGAATATACTTAAGCCTGGGCCGGCAAAATCAATTTTTGACGGATGCTGGCGCTTAGCCCAAGGCCCTAAATCCAATGAGACCCTCTCCATTCACGTCCCCCCACATCTCATCATCGACAACAATCTTTTGCCCATCTTTTACAAATTCCCAGTGCAGCGTCATTCCATCTCCAGAGCCCATACGGTAAGAACGGACGAACCGCCCAACTTCTTCTTCTTTTGAAACACCGCCCACAGTTTGAACTTTCACATAGAATTTACTCGTATCAAGGTCTCCCCTCTGACACCGTTGCCTCATAATATCCATGATATCCATATAAGCTGTATAGAAAGTCAATTTTAGACCTTGCCTATGCTGCCCCTAAAAAGTGAATTCGCATAAACAACTATCTATATACTCACAACAGATGGCCGACTACGACGATGCAGGAGAGGAGATGCCCGTCGAGGACATTGATATTGGCGTGGATGAGGCAGTCGTAGAAGAAGATACGAAGCAGAGAGATGACCCTCTTGCCGCTCTTCTTAAACACCATCCTGAATGTATTATCGCCTATGCCGAGAATGTGGCTTCCAAGATTTCCCTGACCGCCTCTCCGCCGCTGAACAAGGACCCGAATCATCGCTCCGTTCCATTTCTTACACAATACGAAAGGACTAAGATTATTGGCATGCGTGCCAATCAGCTTAGTCAAGGAGCCCGGCCTTATATAACTGTTCCAGAGCATGTGTCTGATGTGGGTGAAATTGCGCGCCTAGAACTCACCGAGAGACGTCTGCCCTTTATTATCAGCCGCCCCATGCCCGACGGCTCTCATGAATACTGGAGACTATCTGACTTGCTTATATTGTAAATATGCCGCCCGTGAAATCTGATTAAATCTCCAAAATTGTATGCACTTTCTTTTACTGGAAGACGACTAGACACGACGCCATCAAAATAGCCTCGTGTCTTGACGTCAGCAACTTGACTCCAAAACATATCCCGTCCATTTGACAGTTTGACCAAATCTCCATTTTTTATTAGCTTTATCTCGTTCTGTGTCAAAGGGAATTCTGTGTTATTGATGAGCCTCGCCCTCATTCGTATATATTCTTGTGAAGGAGGATTTCCTTATGCCTTTGACTAGAAAATACGAATCCGATCTGCAGGGTCTATGAAGAGTGGTGCATCTTCTGATACACCAAACGCATCATACCATTCATCGAAATGTGCCACAATTAGATTTACCCGCAAGAAGGCAGGGGCATGAAAATCCACGCCTATCGATGATTCCAGCTTCTCTGGGCGATATTTCGTTCTCCATGACGTCGCATATGACACGAAGAATTCTTGGTATTCCTTCAGCACTTGGTCGGCGTCAAGTCCGCGAGCGTAATGCGATTCTTTCAAAGCTTCCAATGCAATCGCAATCCCTCCTAAATCTGCAATATTTTCACTCAGTGTTTTCTTGCCGTGTATATGTTTTCCGCTGACCGTCTGTTTGTTATATAATGCGATAAGCCCTTCTGATTTTTTCCGATATGCTGCATCATCCGCACGAGTCCACCAATTCTTCATTTCGCCTGTAGCACTGAACCTCCGCCCATCTTCGTCAAATCCATGGCACATTTCGTGGCCAATCGTTGCGCCAATTCCTCCGTAATTCCATGCAGGGCTTGCATCGCTGGAGTAAAAGGGACTTTGGAAAGTCCCGTAAGGTATAATAATCTCATTCGTCTCATTGAAATAATAGGCATTTACGCGAAAAATACCCTCTTCCCAGAAATCATAGGTCTTGCTCATTCTTTCAAAGAGGACAGACGTATTCCAGCTCCCCAGGTCATGGATATTCTTCAAGAAATTTTGTGAATCTAACTTGGGAAGGTGCAGCGCAGGCCATTTCGCTGGACGAACCATCTCTATATTCATCTTTTCCACCTTTTCTATGGCCGCCGCTTTCGTCCGCTGGCCCATCCAATCCGTGCCCTCAATACGCTTTTTAGCGGCTTCCACTAATGTCTTTGCAAAGCTATCTGCCTCTTCCACGAGCGAAGTGTCCCCGTTTTCTTTCCAGAAAATCTCTGAAAATGTGTCTGGTAAATACTTATATACAGTATTCACCAATAATTCCATACGAGGCGCCTTTTGCCGTTGTCCCTGAATGAATTTCCCGAAAAATTCGTAGTGTATATCATCAAATGGGGCAGATAAATAGGGAAGAGCATCCACGATATAAATCCTCGCGATCACAAGTTTCCAATAATGTGGTGAAACGACATTCAGCATTTTTCCCACGAATCGTATCCATTTCGGCGAAGTATACCAGATTTTGCGCGCCTTCCAGGAAGTCGCCATTTCATCGCCAGAATTCTTGAACCAGGTCGCCCATGGAATGCCTGGAAACTTGGAAACAAGCGCCGACCCCTTCGCCGATAAATCATTATCTGACCACATATTTTCTTGGTTTACGATGAGGTTTTTCTCCAACTCGTATATCTGAGAAAGATTTGTTAAGCCGAACAAATCCCCAACCATATTTAGCAGTGCCTTGTATTTCTCCGATTTTTCGTAATTAGTGTAATATGCCAGGGGTAAAAGCTCTAATCCAGAGCTGATACAAACATGTGTTTTGCGATTGGGTAAAATAGAATACCTATATTTAAAAACACTGGGGAGTTGTGCATGTGCCAAGGCGGCGAAATGTTTGACAACGTCTTCTTTTGTCTGAATACAATTCACAGATGCTAGAATACGTTTCAAATAATCAACGCTCCTCTGTTGATCATCGGCGGCCAAACAACTTTCCGCCAGAGATTTGAAAACAGAAGATGTCCGTTTATGTTTCATCCCCATTATAATCTTGGAAGATTCTCTGAATATGCACCGCTCCAACTCCTCGCTTGCTCCGAAATCATTCTCAAATAAAGGAACAGAAACTTTCGAAATCCATTCGTTGTTTACGAGGCCATAGAAATCTCGGCCAACTTCAACTGACGAATATGTTGAAGCAAGTGGAGGTATAGGGATGTGACAAAAAGATTTCATCGGTTTTGGATGTTTGGGGTGATGTCTTTTTCTTCTTGTTTGATGCCCCATCTACTTTTCGGCATATTTCTGTCCAGCATCTTCTCCCCTTTTGCGCAATCTTTTTCTTGACTAATAAAATTTCATGTGAAATACTGTGGACAGCATTCATTCTGCCTCTTTACTCTCATTTGCGATTTTTGGAACCGGGAACCATTGTTACACCTATACGGGGGTTTACTGTGTCCATCTCTTGTTACAATTCAAGCAATGGATGAAGATTGTCATCGGCTCGTCAGCGGAGCGAGTCTGAAGCTCATAATAAGTGCATTTACGCTGCTTACAACCGTGGCACATCCATTTATCGGTTGCGCGAGAGAAATCGCCTTCCAGCTGGATTTTCTCACGCTTCGCCTGCCTATCGACCATTTCTTGCCAATTCTCGGGAAACAGCTCGTAGTAATTCTGCCGACCAATTTCCTCCAAGGTCAGCTCGTTGGTCAAGAACCTATCCCACAGATTCCTGTTCTTGATATACGTGGAGGGGCTCAGATTTCCAATCAGGCGCCTGGCAACGGCCAGATATACATCGCGAAATGCTTGCATATTCCACGATTTGCGAATCTCCTCGTAGGTGGCCGTATCAAGCGCCTTCTTGTATATAATCCCCTCTAACACAACCTTAGAGGTATCGGGCATATCTTCACCGAATGTATTAGCAATTACAGAATATACCTTCATCCTATGCGGAGATGATTCATATGTATCGGCCGCACCGACCTCTGGCTCTTCCTGAACAGCCGTGCTGACGGATTTACGCGCCCTTGTCACTTTCACTGGCCGCTCCACTTCCAACTCTTCTGAAGAATCTTCGCCACCATTCTCGGCAACTGAAGAAGATTCTTCCTCATATCCAAGAGTCTCCTCCTCCTCTCCCTCCAGACCATCTTCTCCATTCACATTATCCACTTCATCTCCGCCTTCAGACTCGTCGTTGGCATCGGAATCATCATCCTCGCCTTCCAGATTACTTGTGTAAAATGATTCGTAATCGGCGGTTTTCAGGGGCGATGGGCTTGTGTAAGAGGTGGGTGATGAAGAGGAGAGGACCATGATATCACCGTAGAAGGTCATTCCTTCTAAGGGAGAGGGAAGATGATGCTGATTTTCCGTGCCGGCCTTTCCGTCGGCATACCCGAAGAAATACAGGGTTTTCTGTTTCTGACGCCATAGCGACTTCCCTAGAAGAGAAGGCGGCTCCTTCTTTTTGAAGGTGGTTGCAAATCCTTCTGGTGTCATGGCCTTCAGCTTCGCCTGACGAATCTCACCCTTCTGCGTAAGAAAGACAACCTGCTGCTGCTGCTCTGCCATCTGTATGCTGGAGTAAGTGTTTGCTTAAACTCTCACTTCAACTTTTAGTTATGATGTCAGGTTCCCGTACAGTTGTTTCCAGAATATGGAAACAGATTAGTGCAGCCTCTTCAGAAGCAAATAACTGGGTCATTTGGGATAGGGGTGACGAGCTGTGGGAATTGAAGGGTAATACGCTGCGGCATTTTCGGGTCGTGGAAAGGGTGAAAACGGAAGGGGAGATTACTGAGCGGCTGGAGCTTCTGAGGGAGTCGGCAATTCCCCTGGAAGCGATACGTCAGTCAGTTCAGGGGTGGGAGGTAACGGAGGATGTTGAAGTCTTGACTCCTTTGCCTCCTTTGCCTCCTTTGCCGCCTTCACCTCGGGCAAAGCCTGCGCCTCCTTTAACATCTTCTCCACGCGTGCAACCAGCTCGCGCACCTCTGCAAGAGGGTCTTTTGCAAGCTCAGGGAGTTTCTCTACGAGCGAAACAACGTCAGGGGAAGCTACTGCAGCCACAAGAGAAGCAGCAGATGCAGGTCCCTCCTTCTTCCAAAAAACCCGCTCAAATAAGGACCACAAAGCCGACAAGCATGATGATACAACCGGAGGAACCGGTAGATTCTTTAACATCGCCGGCAACTGTATCTCCCCTCGAGAAGCCTTCACAACGAGATGGAGTGTCGTTGGAAGAACATTCTTTACAACTGTCCTACACTCATTCCATGGAATCTTGGTCTTCGCTTTCTCAGTGGATCCCCCCGAAAGCGCTTTTTCAGCCTTCTCTCCATCATCAAGCAGCTTTAGAATTGTCTGGCACACAAGCTCCGACTTATCTGCACCCGAGACATTCTTCAGCGAATTCACAGCCGTCGCAAGCTCAACACCCACATGGAGCACAGCCTCAGCACCCCAGACCTTATCGCCCAAAGCCTTCTTACCAAGAGAGAGAAGCTCTGAAGCGTCCATTGTTTATCTAAAGTCCGGGTGGCATAAAAAACGAGAAAAATAACGCCGAACATCATCAGATGAACCCGAGAGTTACCGTTGCGGTTCTTATTGCTTTCTTGGCGTATGCAGTGTATTCTTGGATGTCCATGCCCGCCGGTGTAGAGGGATTCGTCACAAAGTCGCCGACTCCCTCTGAGTATTTACCTTTGGCTAAAGAGGCAAAGGAAGAAGAGCCACAGAAACGAGTAGTATCCCCCTCTGGCCCAGGCTCGCCGAATGAACAAGCCCCCGAAGATTCGTATATTGTGCCTCCCGAAGAGCCGTATGACCCCCAGGAAAAGGAATACGAATCGGCTTCTCATCCGAATCGCCTACGCTATCCCGAGCGCCTCTATGGTCCCGGTCTAGAGCAGACCAATAAACAGACGGCGGTTGATTCGGGTATTGCGAGTAATTCTCACCAGGCAACGATGAGTGCGTATCAAGTATTTGGCCCGGAATTTGCTCAAAATGGTGGTCTATTCATGGATAATGGCGTCATTGCCAATGATACGTCGGTGGAAACCGGATATTCCAGCATTTAGTTAAACGTTATTATTCCAGCATCTAGCGAAAAGTTATTATTTTAGGTATCTAAACTCGTCTCGCTAATCATATATAGATGGAACCCAGTCTCCGCTCCAGCTCTTACAGGGCTGTAGATTCAAAGCTGCGCCGAGCAGATAAGTCTCTCCACGAAACGATACAACGATTCGTGGAGAGCCTGTCCCCTGATGTAAGAGTAAGCCAGTATGCTGATGTGAATTTCGCTGCAAAGAAGGTAGTTGTAGATAAATGGTATTGGTTGAAGCCTACAGGGATTTCTGGGTATTTGGTGTTTTTGCCGAATACTCCCGTAGTGTGGCTTGACGAGCAATTCAAGAAATCGTATAAAATTCCCATGCGTGTGAGTAATTCCATTTATGAAAAGCGGAGTGTCTTTATTGCAACGCTGAACGTGGGAGATTCTTTGTTGCGCTTGGAAGATATATGGCTGAACGCTGGCAAGATGATACGCGCACAACCTTTTACACAGAGATGGGAGGTACTGCAGGATTTTTATTCATTGTATTACAAACCTGACGTAGTTTTACAGCAAGGTATTCGGGTTGAGATGGCAGTATATGAGCCGTTGTGTAAGGCGATGGACTGGGCGTCCGATGGTATGACGGAGAAAATGATGTTGGCGCAAAGTGAATCTTCTCCACGAAGGCTTCGTGTGCAACTTACAGAGCCTTCTGTGCTTTCTGTTCCTTTCGTAAAGAAGGGGTCTGATAAGCCTATTGTAAAGAACGAGCCTGTTGCACCTATGACCCCTTCTTTACGAAAGGAACAGAAAGCTCCTCCCCGTGCGCTTTTCGTGGAAGATACACCAAATAAAACAAAAGCTCGTGCCGTTCCTCATGCAGAATATCCAGATACGTATGATGTTTGGGTGAATGGTGTAAAAAAGGGCTATGCGGCTGTTCAGGATATTGAACTGAGTCGTCGTTTGAAGGACGCTCTTGTGAGTAAGAAAGAACTTTCCGTTCATGTGGAGTGGAATCAGGAGTTTTCTATGTATGAAATTATCGCCTTGTCTGAATAAATATTATAACGATAATTAGAATGGCAAATCGCCGGAGTAGCTGTAAACGCAACACGAGACTTCTACAAAGTGGAGGTGGTGCAGGGGGCTCTTTCACTTTTGCGCCCGCCTCCACGGGAACACTGATAAATAACCCTCTGGCGTATTCTTCTGCGTCAAATTGCTTAAGGGCAACTCTCCCTGGATTTTTACCGAACTTCGGCCAAGGCCGTGGTCTCCCTGGAATGTCTGGAATGTCTGGAATGTCTGGAGGCAGGCGTAAGTCGAAGAAGTCGAAGAAGTCTAAGAAGAGTCGCAAACAAACTGGTGGTGCCTATTCCATGGCGCCTTATGATGGGACGGTCATGGGTCCTCGTGGCGGCCTCGGCCCCATTGCGTCCATCGGTTGCACGGGCGCCAGCCAGACAGTGATTCCTCCGAGTGGGGCGGCCAACACACTGAATGTGCGCGGAGGACCTCTTTGGGACGGCCAAAAGGGAGGTGGAATGACTGTGGTCGGCTCAGCCTTAGATGCGGCGGCACTTCCTCTATCCGGCCAGCCCGTTGCCATTCCTTCTTCCGCTGCCATGACTGTTCCCACTGCAGGAATGACTCATCTCACCGGAGCTGATAGCACGGCCACCACTTCCGCTGGAACAAAAATCATGTTACATATCCCCGCTGATGGGCGTAGCGCAGACTGCATGAAGGGTGGTCGTCGCAAGTCCCGTAAGGGTCGCAAGTCCCGTAAGGGACGCAAGTCTAGAAGCTGCCGTAAGTCCAGAAAGTCAGGCCGTCGTTAATCGTCCTGGATTAAACATCCAAGTGGTTCTGAAGACACAGGAATAACTTCCTCATCCTCTTTTACAACCACTTCCGTTTCCATCTTATACGCGCACTTCTTGTAATATACGCGACGCTTCAACCACTGCCCTTGATATATACCGTGGCTATCCACCACATCCACAATCAACGGCTGAACCTTTCGGTCAGCCTTTTGCACACGCAAGATTCTCCCTGTGCTCTGCTCAATCTTCCGCCGAGGACTTGCCATAAGCATGGTATTCAGCGTCTTAATATTCATTGCTTCTGAGGCCATCGCATATGTCCCCAAAAGCACCTGTGCCGTCTTGGCACCACTCTCTCTCACCTCTTCCTTCATTCCGCCAATGTAATAGCTGACAGTAGTCCCCTTCGGAAGACCCTTCTCTATCCTCTCCAAATGCGTCTTTCGGTCGCTCAGCACAAGAATACGCCGGTCAGCACACGCAACAAGCTCCGCCATAATCTCGTCAATCTTCTCGTTGCGAGGCTCGTATTCCAGAATCTGTGTCAAAAGGGTTGCGAGGGCAACTTCGCCGCGGAAATCCCTCGGCTCGTTGGAATATACCGGGTCATCGGAATCAAACGCTACCTTGCGCACAATGACGTCGGGGTCAGCTTCACGCACTTTCTCCCAGTATACGGGCTTACCAATATACCACTCAAACACCTTTGTCAGTCCGTCATCGCGCACTGGAGTGGCGGAAAGGCCGAGCATATATTTGGTCTGAACTTTGCCGAGGGCTCGGGAGAAATGCGCGGCGCCGAGATGATGGCACTCGTCAAAGATAGATAATCCGAATGAGCGGAAATCGGATTCGGCGAAATCCCGTTGCACCAGCGTCTGAATCATGGCAATACAGCAATCGTATTTGAGGACGGGCGCGGGTTTTGCTTCTCCTTCAGCCTCTCGCAAACGCGCCAGCAATTCATCCTTTGTTCCTCCCACTTTCAGGCCGAGGGCGCGCAACTTCTCCTTGAGTTCTGGAATAGTAAAGACCACAGGCTTCGTCTCCACCACGTCAATTTGTTTCTTGTTTTCCTGGATAATTCCAATACGAATCCCAGGCATCAGCGCCTGTAATTCGCCGCTCCACTGCTGCAACAAGAACTCCTTGTCAACCACTACCATGAATTTGCGACCGATACGGGCGGCGATACTGATTGCCATAAACGTCTTGCCTCGCCCGCAAGGAACGCAAATCAGACCGTTGCCACCCACTTGGACGAATTGCTCAATAATTTCCTTCTGGTATTCATACGGTGTCCCCACGAACTTCAGGTCTTCCCGAATCGGGTCTCCATCCACTAAGATACTTTCCTGCGGGTCACCGAATTCACCTGTTGCCCAGACCCTAGGAAGATAGAAACGCGAAGGACTTTCGGAGAAAATCGTGAAAGAATCGGGAGGAGGAGCAAATCGGGTAGCCGCCTTGGGTGCCACAGTAAGCTCCTTCCGAATCTTCTCCATTTGCTGCGGTGTCAAAGAATCTTTGCGGATGGCGTATCCCTTGTGTGTTAAGACACGACTCACATCGGCAAGAGACATTTGGCACTGTTTGGGATATGGTTTCTATGGCTTAAGCTATATCAAATTTAATTTTGCCTCTATCCAATCAGATGGAGTGGGGGTTGGCATTGGCAGTTGCCATGGCTGTAATATTAGGAGCACCTATTCTTGCGGCCCAGCCGTTCGGGTTCCGCTTCGGATTTGTGGAGAACATTCTCACACGTTTGGTATTTGTCGGGCTAATTATTTACGCTGTGTTAAAGGATAAATTGCTGGGTCTGTTTGTTTTCTTAGCTGTGTTAACCCTGTTATTCGAGCGTAATCATGCGCTGGCCCTGTCATTCCCAGATTCACGGCCGGTTATTAAAAACGAGGTGGATAGCTTGGGATATGTTAAGCATGTAGGAGAGGCATCTTCTCCTGTGAAGTCGGTGGGCATTGGCGATAATATCCCTGAGTTGGATTCCGCCCCCAAAGCCCGTGAGGCGGAGGCATTTTTCAAGAGCCAGGGGCTTGCATAGCGGGCTTTGGGAGAGGAGCCCAACAAAAGAAGTTCGGCCTATATACGGTTCCCTCAGAACGTTTCAAATACGCCTCCAGTCTCTGGCGGCGTATTTGACGACGACGTTGTTTCGATGTCAGGTGGGGCATTCTTGTCTAAAAAACACTTATCTTTTTTAAATCATCAAACTGAATTGTCTTATCAAAATTTAATTTTTGCATTACATTACAGAATGTTAATTTATACTGAGGATGCCAATTATGACTATTATCTTTCCATTGTTTTGCTTGTGGGAAATATTTATTAATTAAGTAATCCATGGAACGAGCAAATGATGTTTGCTCTACACAATTTCCTGCCTGGAAAGCATTTATATCCATAACGGAGCAATTTATTGTAGGGGGCATATGTCCTCTTCCATCAATAAACTGCTTTGTTGTGCCATTTACATTTTTTGAAAAACAGTTGGTTCTTTCAAACATAAGTTGGTTTGTGCAACTATCCATTTTTATCATATCATCGTCTTTTCCGTTATACAGTTTACACTCTTTATCGGGCGGCCTTGATAAAGCTGCAGTGCCATCGCGGACCCGATCCCCAGAAGTGCACCCTTTTACACCGGTCTTGGCATTCTCGAAGTAATTCGGCATAGAATCGGGACATCTGTCTCTTCCCTTTTCTGCCAAATATGCACCCAACCATTCTCCACATGTGGGTAGGCCCCCAAATCCCTCGGAAAGAGAGCATACTTGCCGGCCGTCACATTTTCCACCGACGACTTTGCCATCACAGCAGACAGTGCGCCCACCGTCGTCTATATATTGCTCTGTATCGGCCGGGCAACTTGTAAGTTGTAAATCCTCAAAGTATGGATTTGCAAATGGCTCCACGGAGTTCTTTTTGAAAATTATATCTAGAACACTTATTCCTTGTATTGTCAGAAGAATCACTGCTCCTAATACAAGAGCAACCCCCAACCAGGTAACAGTTATGTTGACCTTCATCTAACAAGAAAGGTCAAAATACGGCGTGCGGCGACGATTTGTCGATTAAGGGCCAGGAGGAGGACGAGCAAGAGGACGAGCAGGAGGAGCAGCAGGAGCAGCAGGAGGAGCAGGAGGAGCAGGAGCAGCAGGAGCAGCAGGAGCAGGAGGAGCAGGAGGAGCAGGAGGAGCAGGAGCAGCAGGAGCAGCAGGAGCAGCCCCAAGACTAGAAGCAGCGGCACTGGCAATCAAAGCAGCAGCAGTGGCCCTTTGTCTATAAAAATAATATACAACAACACACACTATAATAATCAAAATGCCAAATATTACACCAAATACTATCCAAAATGTTATAGAATCAGTATTCTCCTTTTGTTGAAGTGCCAATTGCTCAGCAGATATGCCTGACAACTCTCCTGCCGCTGTGTCATATTTACCTATATTCTTCACCTGAATTGGTTTTTTATCCTGGTCTATAAAAATATTCCCATTATCATCTACCTGCGATGCCAAATCCAGAGGATAGCATTTAATGTTTTGTAGTCCTTTTACACCGGTTGCACAGCTCTTCGAAGTGGTAAAAAGTTGGTCCTTTGTTACCTTATAAAAGATTGGTTTGATTGCATAAGAAGAGCTACTGCTTGTCGCTATATGTTGAACATCGCTTATCAAATTCCTATTTGTCTGATTTACAATTATTCCATTCAGCATAAAATTCAAAACGTCATTGAATTTTGTCCTTCTGTAAGAGCTTACGGAATTACCAGTTGGTGCCGATGTCATTACTAATCCAGAAGAACCTAGCCAGTTATTTGCTGGTTCATAATTCAATATATGCGGATTATTAAATTTACATAACGTATAATGATTTATTTTTTTCAGATTGTTATATTTAAGGCAGAAATTACTTATACGAAAGCGAATATTATTATCGCCACCGATAAACTCTAAAAGGCGATTTACACTAAACGGAGTCGGCAATGTGTAAGAGGAGTCTAGCCATGCTTTTAAAAACTTGTTTTCGTCTGAAGATGTAGTGCCCGTAATTGAAACGGGTATATATATATGAAACATGTCATCGTTTCTTGCAGTGAAAAATATACTCACTGCAGTGCCAGTTTCTCCCCATATATCGCCTTGAACTGTTGTTCCTGTTGTTCCGCTGTGAAGCGCAATAAATTTTTGGGTATATGTCTGGCTCTCATAACGCAAAGTCGTATTGGAATCTGCACCAATTATATTATCTGATAAGAGATTGACTAGAACATGGTCTGAACCAGTCAACCTATATGTGCTCAGGTTACGCAAACTCTGTGGTCTAGTGGTCATAGGCGCCCCATTCAATACAAACGGCATTTTTATTTGTGTATTTGTCTCCACATCGGATGTTTTAGTTAATTGGGCATCTTCTGATACACAAGTCAGAGGCATCTTTGATGACCCTTCTAAGCAATATCGGGAGAATAGCGAGGCCCATCAAACCCATATAGCGTCACTTTTGCGCTTTCGCCGGTAGGGGAAATATTCACACTATCCCCTGAGCTTATTTCATTACATCCCGCATTATCTTGGCAATCCCTCTTGTTAAATGTTACAGGAAGAGCTACAGGATTATAGGAATCCGTTCTCGTGTAATAGTTGAACTTGTCGCTGCGCGGGGCTGTTCTGCGACCGTAGAGGGGAAGGGGCTTTCCGTCGGAGCCAACCATTACACCCATTTGCTGATAAGCTTCAGGCGCACCACGGGTAGGGATGGGATTCAGCAACGTAGTTGCAGAAGGGCGTTCGCCCAGGGCCCCCCTGACATACTCCTCTGGCCCATTATCCCACATACGCTGAGGGCGAGGAGGGCGAGAATAACGGTCGTCGCCTCCCCTTCCTGCAGAAGACGATTCTATACGAATCACTTGTGGGCCTTGCTGCTGGCCTTGCTGCTGCGCTTGCCCTTGCCCTTGCCCTTGCCCTTGCCCTTGCAGAGCAAAACGCACCGATACAATCGTAACGAGGGAAACGAGGGAAAGTATGAGAAGAAGTTCCGTTGAACTTAACATCTTCTTTTACTTAGTATTGGTATTTACTTGCTGCTGCCGCTGCTTGCACCCATGCTCGGAGAAAACATCTCCTGGAAAGTGTCCATCATTTGCTTTCCCTCTTGCACCATCGGCTGGAATGTTTGCAACATGCTCATTAGAGATTTCTGGGTGTCAATTAGTTGTTTTGTATCTTGGGTCATTGCCTTGATTTGGTCCGGCTTCAAAGAGTTAATAGCATTCATAACGGTTGTACCCGCATCTATGTGGAAACCACCCTTGGCATCTTTTGGAATTTGGCCAAGCTTGAACAGACCTTCGCTCGCCTGATTCTTAAACTCCTCCTTCTTTTTCTTCTTTTCCTCGGGCTTTACATCCTGGGGCTGGTGAACGGCAGGCATATCCTGCTCAGAAATCTTCGTGGGCTTCTGACTGTCAGTGAGGTCAGTCGTTTTGTTCATATTTTTCATTAAACCACTCATCATCTCCGTCATCTTTTTCAGCTGCTCTTCCTTGCCACCTGCATCGGAAGAATCCACTTCGGAAGGCTTTGACGAGGCAGAAACAGGCTTAGAATTCTCTCCTTTCGCCTTATTATCGTTTAACGTGAGGTCCGAATCGCCTGCATCAGCAAATCCCTCGGATAGCTTGGAGCCAACTCCATCAACGGTGGGCTCGGCTTCGCCAAGACCCGTCATTTGTTGAATACGCTTTTTCACTTCATTGGCCTTGGCATCTGTAAATCCCTCCATGCGATATGCCGTGACCCCCTTCATATTGCTTCCACGGTAAAAGGGAAATAGGTAATTGATTACAAGAAGAACTATGACGGCAACTTCATACGAGTCGGTCATTCCATAGGCAATTCCCGCAACCGCTAGAGAAATTACTAATTGGACCCACGGAGTGTAGAATATGCCGTATATGACATAAGCAATAAAGAAAACAAGCGCAACTGTGCTTGTTTGCTTTGTGAACTTCAACTCCTTCATTCTACTTATAGGGATACTTATAGGGATAATAAGGGAGCAATAACACGTTGTAGAACCCAGAATGTAACACCTGTGAGCAATGATACTAGCGCAAGGCCGGTGGTCTGGAATTCACCCGTTTGCTTTATCAGAGAGGGAAGATAGTGCGCGATTAAGACACGTATCGGGGGCAACGAAAACACGAAAAACAAGAGTGCCACTACGAAGGGCACTTTCATCTCTTCCAGAACACGGCCATATAGGTTCTTGGAAGGAGCCTCGTATCCTCCTGTGAATTGAGGATTCTGCCCGCCTTGCATATAGGGGTTTTGCGGAAAATTCTGTTGCTGCTGTTGCTGTGCATAAGGCATTCCAGGCATTGAAGGCATTGCAGACAATCCAGGAACAGACTGCATCGGGCCAATGGCGGAAGCAAAGTCTGCCGGGGTGGGGTGTTCGTTTCCAATCATATGAGACTGCGGAATTCTAGAATCCATCGATAACTGCTGCGTAGAGTTCGCCGACATCTGTTGCTGATATATGGGAGTTTGCGCGGGGAGCGGAGGAGGCGCAGCTCGTCTTTCTCCACCTCCGCCAGTCGGGATGTTCATATCAGAAAGAATCTTCTGCACAAGGTCTCCGTCTCCGCCACCAGCCTGTGTATCTAAATCCGCCAAAAGGGTTCCTGCACCACTCGCCATGAACTTTTCTTATAAAGAGGATGAATCAACTACGCAGGAGAATACGCCACGAACGCTTCTATTGCGCCTTTCGCCGGACATTCCACCGTTTCCGAGGTGAATTGATAACACTTCTTTCCAAGCTGAAACGTTGTCTTCTTCATTTCTTCGACGGAAGGCGCCTTTTTCACAAAACACTGGTCCCCTTTACAAACGGGAATGAGTATGGCAATAAGGCCGAACCCTATTATAAAGCTGAATAGAGTTGCGAACTTCTCTGTTTTCAGAACCTCAAACATCTCCCTCTCTAATTCTATCCATGGTATAGAATGATAAGCCACTTTCGCCTATTTCCGTTTTTAGCTGGAGTTGCCATAGCTTCAGTTGTGTTTATGATATACAAACCAGAAAAACAAATTATCCACCAATATCCCCACCCTTCAGATTCCGCTGGAAAAGTATACAAGGACCCCAATGGAATGTGCTATAAATACGCTACACACGAAGTGAATTGCGATGCAAATGAGGCGACCTTGAAAGACTATCCTATACAGGGTTGAAAGAGCCAGGGTTATCTAAAAACCCCTTCTATAACGAGCAATTAATACACCTGCGCGTTGTTTCTTTTCATCGTAAAGCGTTTTTCCTCTGCCCCCGCCTTCTTGGACAAGTGGAGCTTCTTCTTCTGCTTCTAGCCTTGCGGCGTCGGCTTCTTCTCCCAAAGGCCCAAGAGAATCGCGCACAGCTTGCCAGGCCTGTCCTAAGAAGTTTGTTCCTTTCCATGCTGCCCTATCCGTAACCTGAGGGTCTTCTACTGGTATGCCAATACCTAGAACACCATCACGAGGGTCGGCATATACAAGAGTAGAGCCTTCTGTTGTGCGAAGCATGTCGCCAAATCTCGGATGCTGTGATACAAGTGATTTCAAGATATTTGTCATAGTTTCTTTCGGATCGGGAAGTTGTCCTACGACCTTAGAGCCAATGACACGCATCATGGGAATGCTACGTGTTTTCAGAAGTGGTTTCAAAAAATCTGCCTCCCTCTTGAAATATATGATTCTCTCTGCTTGATATGCCTGTGTTACGCAGTTATATTGCCTTGTGTTAAAGATGAAGTCGACTAGTGTATCGGGTGAGAGGAATCCATGATCAGGGTCTGCAGGTTTGAAAAACAGTGTGAATTCTTCTGCTTCTGCTTCTGCTTCTTCTCCTTCTTCTGCTTCTTCGCCTTCTTCGCCTTCTTCTTCAGACTTTGCCTTCAAAGGCTTTTCATCGGAAGAGCGTATGATTTGCTCTGTGGACAGGCAACGTGTTCTTAGAGCTTCCACAGGATATCCGAGTTTCTTGACTTCATATACTTCGCCCACAAGGACGTCGCGAATGGAGAGATTCTTGAATGTTTTTGTCCAACGGATGGGGGAGCGAATTTGTGTCCTTTGTGCATCCAGACGCTGTAAATCTCTTTGTAATTTCATCACTTCGTCGGCACCTCCTGCACCCTTCCGCCACTCAGCCATGGCATCTCTTAAACTACGGGAAGTCTCATCAATTTCCTTTTCCACTTGTTTTATCTGATCCATTTGCTTTTCCTCTTCTTCTCTTGTTTCATCCACTGTGGCGGGTCTGTAGTAAGGGAGCTTGATGACTTTGGAAGCTTCTCCTCGCATTTCCGGCACTTGAAGGTCTCCATCGGCGGTAAAATTGAATCGTCTGGGATCCTTCGCCCGGGCGCGAAAGAAACCGGCTGAATCTTTCGGTATTGCTTCTTGCCTTGCACGTTTTACTTTTGGAGCAGGTTCAGCGTCAGGAGCAGCCTCTGCTGCCTCTGCAGCAGGCGAAGCAGCAGGCGAAGCGGCAGGCGAAGCAGCAGGCGAAGCAGCAGGCGAAGCGGCAGGCGAAGCGGCAGGCGAAGCGGCAGCTTCCTTGGGAGTCAAAGAATATATAATTCCTTCGGCCAGCGCCTGCATTTCTCTACTTGTTATCCTCTTTACTTCTAGATGAGTGTAACCGAGAAATCAGCCTCTAAAAAAACGACTGTAGAGGAAATTCCCGTTAGCAGCGATATCCGCTCTAACTCAGAATCCAGTAAGATTATATTAAGTATCATATATGCTTTAATTATTTCCGTGCTTGTCCTCATCTTAATAACAAATAATATGGTCTCTATTCCACTCATCGTCCCAACCGTTCCAGCAGTCGCATACGTGGTATCGATTGGTCTAAGCAGCATATATCAGTATTCCATTTGTAATAAAGTTTCCATCGGACAAATCGCCATATCAAACATTTTCATAGCTCTAACAACCTTCATAGCAACTTCCATATTATATGTGGAACAGCTGCCTATTTTAAAATTTATGTTTGGTGAATATGTTCCTAATTCAGATACAGTTGAATGCTGCAATAAAAATCCCCTAAAAGACCCAGAGGCACACTACAAAATACAGTTCTTTACAAACGTTGTAAAAGCTGTATTGCCAAAATTCGTGTCTGAAGAAAACTCAAAATTAGGATTTGTGTATTTTTACTGGATATTCTGGATGACGATTCTCCCGTTTTTCTTTCTGTTAAGTATCCAAGGACTTTGCAAATAAAATCTAAGGCTCTTCTTCGCCAATATACACATATTTAGGAACACCGGCGATTTTACTGGCCTTGCGGTTTAATACATAATATCCTTTTTGTGGGTTCTGTCCAAACTCTCCAAAAGTTTCATCGTCAAATTCTAAGCCAGAATCTATCTCCAATTCGGCGTTATTCTTTCTGGCCCTGTTGTTTTTAACATTTCTGGAGTTTGCATTGAAGGCATTCGAAGCATTGGAAGCATTGGAAGAATTGGAAGAATTGGAAGCATTGGAAGCATTGGCAATCTCAATTTCCTCCACATTCACAACAAAGGGCATAAGCAGGAGAACTATTGTGTAAGCCACAACTGCCCATATAAGACAAAAGAGCCAAAATGGAAATGGTGTGTAACGAGCTTTGTTCTTACCAATTCCAAACTCTTTCCAATTTCCATCCGGAGTAAACATAAATTCTGGCTTCAACACCAGCATAATTGCCACGCCAATTAAATACAAGGCACCAGCAACAATAAAGGTCCACATCCTGGACTCTCCTCTAAATATTACCGTCAAATTCCAAACTTAAGAACGTCAGCAGTTCTTAAGTTTGGTATTTTTGGAAATGATGTGAAGTGTTCATAATTTAAGAACAACCGAGCGTAGTGAGGAGTTCTTAAATTTGGCATTTCACCTTACATTTAATAATCGTCTTCTGCCATCTGCTCATGATCATATCCGCCCTCTCCTCCTTCTCCAGCAGCGTCGTATTCTCCCCCAAAGTTAAAGCCGAACATATCCACGGCACGACCTTCTTCTTGCCCTTGGGCACCGCCGCCCCCAGGATAATCCATAATTCCAGCGGCAGCTCTCTCCGCTCTCTCCACTTCATAACGCTCGGCATCATACTTGCGAATCGCCTTGGAGCCACCCGCTGCCCAAGCACCCATACCTAATCCCTTTAACACAAGCTCCACACGTTTCTCCTCTCGCCCCATCCTATCCAGTTTATTTATAAACACCTGTTTTTCTTCTTCGGCACGCTGCTCCAGACGTGTGCGAATTTCTTCTTCCGTGGGAACTTTGCTGCCGACTGCATATTTCGTCAGTGCTTGCCCCAAACTCTTATATAAGAGTTTCATATTGGGAACACCACCTCCTTCTTCTTCTAGCCTTGCGGCGTCGCCTTCCTGGCCAGCAGCGTCGCCTTCCTGGCCTTCATCCGCAGGTATTTGGTGCGGGTCAATAAATCTGTGGATGGCGCTCATCAGATAGGCGCGCATTATGTATTGCACCATATCTTTCCCGCCAGGTGTTAAAAGAGCTCTTATGTTGGGGAATATTTGCGAACAGATAAGACTCAAATCGCCCACAAAGGCCCTCACCTTCCTCAACGCAATTCCCTCTAACACATCTCCGCCAACTACTTGTAAGTGTTGTCCCATACCCTTATTTAATATGTCATCCTTTGTTCCAGCGCTTAATTCATATGAATCCAGTATGTATAAGGAGCTACTTCTGAATCCAGATAACCAGCGCTGATAAGGAATCAATAAATACGTGCTTATGGATTCTCCACATTCTCTGGGAGAACGTTTCAACATAGATTCAACATATGCATATGCCTGTGCTCCTAGACGCTCTTTTATTAGTCCCTCTTTATCGGCAACTGCTTTTACAATAGCTGCTGCCGCCTCCGCTATCTGGATTTTCGTAAGAGGTCCTCCAGCCAATAATTCACGAAGAGCCTTCTGCGTTACACTTAACATGGGAACCCATCCATTTATTGCAGGCGGATGATTCGCTAGCCATTCAAATGTTTGATTCGCCTTGGGATGCTCAGGTGTAGGCGTTTCACTCACAGCGGATACCAGGCGAGATGTCATGAGTAAATCGTTGAATGTTTCTTCATTAATAATAATCCCCTGCGCCTCTATATGACTTTTTAGCTTCAGGTCTGCAGCAGCCTCTGCATCCTTTGCATCTTTCGCCTTTTTGGGGTCTGCATCCGCTATGTAATTCAAGGTCGGGTTTTCATTGAAAATCAGGTCGCATTGACCGCATGTCAAGCCCACTCCAAGTTGGTGTGGACGACCTTTGCCAGGACCCCTAGAGCAGAGACGCGCAAAGAGCTTATAGTAATCCTTTTCTTCTATCTTGCCCTCAATCATCTTTGGTTTTTCTGTGTAAAAGGTGGTTGACACGGTAGCGGAGCGATTGATTTGACCTGCCGTGCGAGCCTCCAGCTTAGGGAGGAGGCCCAACAGGCCTCCCAGTGCAGCAGCACCCTCTTGCACATTATGTAAGCAACACGTGGTTTCGCTGTAAGGAGAATCTGGATTCAGGGCCGCCTTTTCTCTGGCGATTTTGTGCGACATGCGAATCCACGCAACTGCCTGGTTTTCTGGAGAGGCGGCTTCGGCAACCACTGCATCAGCGGCGGCCTCTTCCTCTTTCAAAATATACGGAACAGGGCGGAAAATTTGCGGAATCTGGTCCTTCTTAATGCCTTCCGATGAGCCGTATAGGCGAACCCGATAATCCCGTTTGCGTTTCAGGGCAGCTTGTGTAAGAGGTGAATCCGCAAAGGCTTTGACTTGGTTTTTAGCGAATGCGAGTAAGGCATCACGGCGTTTCACTAAATCTGGTTGCCGTTGTAAGGTTGTTGCGTTGAACGGGAACTCGTTGTCGTTGATTCCTGCCACGACAGTCGTCACGCATGTTAGACCCGTCAGATTTTCCTCGGATTCCAGCGGATATCCGAAAAATCCATCGCGACATTCCACGTTTGAGTAATAGATGATATAATCGGGTATGTGGGTTTGTATATTTATTAATAAAATTGCGGCGGCGGCGGATACGTAGCGAATAGAGTAATAAATATCGTAATCTTGCGCCTTTTTCCCTTTTGCTTGCGCAGCAGAGGCAGCAGATGCCGCATACGCCTCTCTCGTGGGAAGTCCGCTCAAATACGTATTCAAATCTTCCACCATTTTCCGCAAATCTTCAGGCTCTGGATTGATTCCCACCTGGCTAGCGATTTTCTTCATGACTCCGTGCATAATTGTCATTTCCATCGTGGGGTATTCATCGGACTTTTCCTCTTCCTCTGGGCCGCCCTCGGGTCCAGATAACATGGCTTCCATCTTTTCCTGTTGAATGGCGTCCTGGTCTACCATGACAGAGCGGCCCATCATTGGTCGCCCTGCATCGTCAAACTCTATATTCGTGTCGAAATCCAGTTCTTGGATTCCTTGGCCGCAGACCTTACAGATAAACTGGCTGCCGAATTGACCGCCTGAAAATTTCAGGACGATTTCCTTTTGTAGAGCATCCTTTTCTCTGGGACGCAAGAATTCTTGGATTTGGAGTAATTCGTGCTCGCAAATCAAGTGATTCTCGCAAACGTTGCAGAACACCCAGTTTTCTTCCGTACGTCCTCGGAATTTATTGAGGAGGCGGAGCATTCCTTTCATCTTCGTCGTATCACGAGGCTCTTCCGCGTATTTGTGGCCGAGCTTCCGAATCTTTTCCAGCTCTGCCACATGTGCACAGCGATTTTCTGCAGGGGGTTCTCCAGCGCTGGTAATCATTTGTTTTATGCGGTAGCCGGTGGCGAGAGCACGGTTGAACTGGTCGCGAACGTGACGCAGGCGCTCCTTCGTCAAGATTTCTGGCTGCTGGCCAAGTGTCGCCAAAAGTAAATCGGGATATTCCAGGAATACATACGAGAACCAATTCACGTCCACGCCGGCCAAATCTCCAATATAATCACGCACCTTCTCTAACACCTTTTGAAGGAGAGGCTCGCCCTCCACACGTGCAATCAGACGCGTCGCCTCGGCGGGGGTCAGTAAGCTCTGCGGCTCAAACTTCAGATTGGCTATGGCCGCCTTATTTTCCTCCCTCTGGCGTGAGATGAACATTTTCAGGCCGGCAAGATGTTGCTCGATTTTTTGCTGGACGACGGCGACCTGCTCCACGTTCCATTCGGTGGTAGAGCTGCCGTAGCCGCGCAACTCCAGCAAAATATCATTGATTCCTGAGACGAGAATATTGAGATTTTCTAACCAGTCTTTTACAAGAACGTTGCCGAGAATATTTCCATTGGCGCCGAGCAAAAGAATTCCGTCGGCCGTGGGGAAATCGTTGATTTCGCCAAGACGGACAAGAAGTTCGTCCATGGTTTCCACGGGACTGAGGCCGAGACTCGCATCTCTCGCCAGACTTCCGCTACGAATCGGGCCGAGTGTTCTTAGAGAAGACCTGGGAAACACGAGGAGTTTATCATAGGAAGGATTCTCGCCGTTTTCCACGATGCGGAATTCCTCGCCGACGCCGCCGACGAATCGTGTGGTGCGACTCTTAAGTGCACGGACCTGTGAAAAAGGGATTTGTGTTGTGTGGGGAGGCGGCTGGTGAAAAGGCCCACTTGCCTTTACATTCACTGTGGGGTCATCTATGCTTGGCACTTCTATACGGAATACTTCTTCATCGGCGGTGAGAGGGGGTTTGCCCACCGCCTGTTGAATGCGATAGGGAGTCTGGATTTTCTGGCGATATGTTTCCATATCTAGGAAAAACTTGGGCATACCTGCACCAGGCTCTGCTTCTCCTTCAGAGCCCATCGCCGCCAATTTATCAAGCGTTTCCGCCTGACGAATAACATCGCCCAAGTAATCCAGATAAAGGCCCTCTGCATCTTCTAGCGGACCGGCACCAGGGTCCTTCGGGCCTTCGCCTCTCCTCCTTGATTGTGTGTGCTCAAGCGAATGGTCCATGTATAATACCTTTGACACATTCGCCACCTTTTTCACCATGGTCACATCGGGCCTCGTAACAAGCTCGGCGAGCGTATTGGCACTTGTGGGCTTCAGTCCGCGAGGCTCTCCTGTTAAACCGTATTTCACTACGTCATTGCGTAGGATAATCATGAGCTCGACGAGACGACGCATTTCTTGTAGCTTTGTGGGATTACGCTGGTGTATTTGCGGGAGATTACGGATAAGTTCTCCCAACATTTCTGAGCGCTGGAATACATCTTGGTATATGCGAAAAGAAGAGCCGATTTCTTTGATTTCCTTTTCCTTTTCCAACGTAACTTTGCCGACAATAGTAAATTTGGGCGCCGGCTGCTGGCCTTCCTGCTCTTTCTGCTCTTCCTGCTCTTTCTGCTCTTCCTGCTCTTTCTGCTCTTCCTCAAACGAAGGAACTTGGCCTTCATCACTTCGCTCTACATCATCTTCATCCAGCTGCTCGGATAGACTTTTCGGATCTCTTTGTTCTGCTTCTGCTTCTGCTCCTGCTCCTGCTCCTTCCACCCTTAAAGCTGCAGGCTGCTCTGCTTCAGCTGCCGGAGATTCTAGAGTCCTCATCACCTCATAACCAAGTTCTCTCGGAATTCCACGATATCCGAACTCTACTTTTATTTCTGCACCGGCCTCATCCTGAAATACGGCGGAATCATCATCTTCATTCACGGAAAGGACCTTGAACTTTGGGCCTTGGGTTGGACCTTCTAGAAACGTTTCCACTGTTTGTCCAGAACGAAGGTCGACCAAATGGACGAATCCAGGCTGCGGGGTTTTCTTGAGAATCTTTATTTCTGTTATCCCTAGCTCAGGGTCTGGCGCTCCATCCACTAGGGGAATCTTTATAATACGGTCTGTGGCGCCAATCGGTAAGATGGAAAATCTGTCATCGGTGAATTCATACAGTTTTCCTCTTGTCTTATTCAAGCTACCACCGAGAATTACGATGGTATCTCCTAATTCAATGCCAGGGTCTTCTACCCCTTCTAGGGTTTCGACTGGCTCGGCCATTCTACCATTGAATGTCAATTTACAGGCCTGTTCTGTCGCAGGTCCGAAAAATTGATTTTGGTCGCCAGGCTAAAGCATAAGTCCAAGTAATAATTACAATGTCTTTCACTACCACCGTGTTTAGCGACCTTGCTGCCAAGTATTCTTCATGGGATGCCCTGCGCGTGTTCCTGCAGTCTCCCGAGGGCGGGAAGCTGCGTGTCGTGACGACGGAGCACGACGACCTGGCGATTATTCGCTATACAAAGGGCGTGTCTTCTTTCGATAAGGAGCATGTCCCGTATTTCCGCTCTGTGGTGTGGAGCAAGTCGGCAAATGCGCCCGTCGCCGTGGCGCCTATTAAGGCACTGCCTGGGAATCCCGAGGCGGGCGTGGAGCTGCGGGCCACGGATTTCGTGGATGGCACCATGTTCCACGCATTCCGTCTTGCTGACGGTAATGTTCGTGTAGCCACTCGCACGAGCCTGGACGCCCGTGGCACTTTCTACAGCAGCCGCAGCTTCGCCGAGCTGCTGGACGATGCCTTCAAGGTGGTGGGCGGCACGAAGAAGTTCCTGGAGTCTGTGCTAAAGGAGGGTGAGTTTGCGTCGCTTGTGCTCCAGCACCCTGAGCACAAGACCGTGGCCAGCCTTGCGCAGCCTCGGGTGTATGTGACGTATATGGGCTCTTGCCTTGGGGAGGAGGGTCTTCGCATGAGCGCGCTCCCCTCGGACTGGCCTGAGCGCTTTGCGCTGTATGCTCCGCAGGTGTATGAGGAGTGCGTGGAGTTTGCCGATTCCAAGGATGCATTCCACATGATGCGGGCACGCAGCACGACGCTGGGCTTCGCCTGGCAGGGTATGGTATTCCAGGAGCTGGCCTCTGGCCGCCGCTGGCGTCTTCGCAACTCGGCCTATGTGGCCGTGCGCAGCCTGCGTGGTGCGGAGGCGAACCCGATGGAGCGTTTCCTGCGGCTGCGTTCCCAGGGCACGATGAAGAAGTATCTGGAGAACTTCCGTGACGAGAGCAACCAGATGTGGGCCTTTGAGCAGACGCTTCGCCAGCGCAGCCAGGAGCTTTACACGGCGTATAACGAGATGAATAAGCTGAAGACGAAGACGATGAAGCAGCTGCCGTATTGCCTTCGCCCGCACGTGTATGCACTGCACGGCCTCTATCTGGCGAGCCTGCCCAAGGATGGGTCACGCGCACCGGCGGACAAGGTCGTGCCGATTCTGAAGCAGCGGGTGGTGCAGTATGTGAATGACCTGCCCCTGGACGAGCAGCTGAAGCTGATGCAGGGCGACCGTGTGCCTCTTGCTGCTGCTCCTTCTGTCCAAGCAGAGGAGGCCCCTGCTGCTGAAGCAGAGGAGGGCGCCGATGCACAGCCCGAGGATGCCGAGGACGACGAGGCCTAGGGCGCCTAAGCCTTAGCCGTGGAAAAATCCACGCACATAAATGTCAGCAATTTATAAAAATGACAATCTTCTACGCCAGGCTGTCCACAGAAATTTGCGAAATACGAATCAGCTAGGCGTGGGTCAGACACTAATGGATTGAGAGTTACTATCTTTGAATCCATTATACAGATTTTTATTCTAGATTTTCCCATTAGTTTTCCAGATGCCCGTAAGTAAATCTCGTAGTTGAAAAACGGCTGGTCGACAGTATATAAGGGTTCCCCCGTATACTCCACCAATCTCTTTGACACATTTTCAAAGAATTCTTTAGTAGCCTCTCCTTTAAAACCCTCTCCCCAAGTCCAAGCAAACCATCCAGAAGAAAATCCGTGCATTTTTTCTGCAATAGGGCAACCCTCTATGAAATTCCCTCCATAGTTCATATTTGTCATTCCTTCATCCACTTCAGCAATGATAAATAAATATTCTTGCGTTGTATCAAATTCTTTAAATAACGGGTGAATATTTCTTATAGATAAGCAATCTATATCTGTATATAAGCATATATCATGATTCGTAAAATTAGAAAAATGCTTCATATTATATCTTTCCGCGCATCCAGCCAATAAAGTCGCCGGTGTAGGCATTATAGATAGCTGTAATTCAAAGGGTATATCCTTGGCAATATACGAAAAATACGGGTTATCGTCGTTATTAAAATAATCTAGCGTAGCATCGTCAATAATAACTCCCACCGTATCTCCAGGACCCAGGCCTGCATATTTTTTCAAATACGAAAACCATATATAGAACATGGAGATATATTTGTTATCCTTTGGCACCTTCCCCGCGAGTGTAAAAAGGGTGGTATAAATGAACATCCTCTCCTCCATTGGCCTAAAACTTGGGCGCTAATAAAACGCATTAAGAGATGTCTATGCCCGCGATTGGTATTGACCTCGGGACGACGTATAGCTGTGTGGGTGTTTGGCAGAATGGGCGTGTGGAGATTATTGCGAATGACCAGGGCAATCGCACGACTCCTTCCTACGTGGCATTTACGCCCGAGGAGCGTCTCATTGGCGACGCGGCCAAGTCCCAGGCCTCGTCTAATCCCTCTAACACAGTGTTTGATGCGAAGCGTCTGATTGGCCGTAAGTATGATGACCAGGTAGTCCAGACTGAGAAGAAGCTTTGGCCTTTTGCCGTTGTGGATGTGGGCGGTAAGCCGAAGATGGAGGTGGAGTGGAAGGGCGAGAAGCACCAGTTCCTTCCTGAGGAGATTAGTGCGGCGGTTCTCCAGAAGATGAAGGCGACGGCAGAGGCGTTTCTGGGCGGGACTGTGCGTGATGCCGTTGTGACGGTGCCGGCGTATTTCAACGATTCCCAGCGCCAGGCCACGAAGGATGCAGGTGCGATTGCTGGGCTGAATGTGCTGCGCATTATCAACGAGCCCACCGCCGCCGCCCTGGCGTATGGCCTTGACCGCCTCGGCAAGGATGCGGGTGAGAAGAATGTTCTGATTTTCGATTGCGGCGGTGGCACCCACGACTTGAGCGTTCTCACCCTGGACGATGGTGTTTTTGAGGTGAAGGCGACGGCGGGGGACACGCATCTCGGTAAACTTTTGGTTTCGGCTTTTTAATAAAGCCTTCCTCTGCCGAGAATAAAGGACTTTAATTGCGGGAAACCCCTAAAGTTGAAAGATGTTTAAATTAGTTTGACCACTATTAGAAACTACCTCGGAATGAAAAAATGCAAGAAATGTCAAGAAGAATGCAACGTGGAATGTTTTGATGTTGGAAGAAATGTCTGTAAAACATGTAAATATAAACAAACAAAAGAAAACAGGAACAATACTGTTATATTAAATGAGAATAGACTAGACTTTGTGGAAACGAAAATATGTAACAAATGTAATAAAACATTAAAAAAAGAAGAATTTAATAGAAGAAATACATCATCTGATGGATTGTGTAATACTTGTAGAAAATGCTACAATTCATTTCGTAAGTCTAAGGATATTATAATAACCGACATACACAAAACTAAAATTTGTAATACTTGTAATAAATTGAAAAAATTAACAGAGTTTGGAACATGTTCTAAATCCAAAGATAAGCATTTTCATCGGTGTAAAGAATGTCAAAAACCAAGTAAATGGAACAAAGAAAAGCAGAAACTTTCAGAAAAGAAATATTGCGAAAAAAACAAAGAAAAACTTCAAGCCAAATGGAAAAGGCGTTCAGAAAATATTCAGTTTCGTGTTAAACAGCGGCTATGTGCACGTATTAAATCTGCTTTGAAAGAATGTTCAATGCGAAAGAATAATAAAACATATGAATACATTGGATGTTCATATGATACATTGAAACAATGGATTGAATTTCAATTCCAAGAAGAAATGTCGTGGGATAATATGGGATTATGGCATATTGATCATGTAACACCTTGTGTTTCATTTGACTTGACAAATTCAGAAGATCTTGCAAAATGTTTTAGCTGGAAAAATTTAAGGCCTTGTTGGGCAGAAGAGAATATGAGCAAAGGTTCAAAAATCATTTCCGAGGTGATTGAGAACCAGGATAAAATGGTCAAACAGTTTATAGACAATTCACTACCAAACCTTCCTGGTGACAGAGAAGGTGGCGCCAAGTAATCATTGGCGGTATGGTAAAAAGGTGGCAAATGAAGGTTATATAAAATATAACCTGAAATGGGCAATCCGCAGCCAAGCATCTTACGAAAGGAGATGAAGGTTCAACGACTAGTCAAAGTAACCTACGGTGCTTTAGCATTATGGAGAAATGACCACGAATGGGTCCCTAGTTTTATAAACTAGAAGATATAGTCTGAACTTATGGGAAACCATAAGAAGTAAGGATAAAGAGCCTTACGATAACAAATTGGGAGAAGATTTTGACAACACCCTTGTCTCTTATTGCGTGGAGGAGTTCAAGAAGAAGCATAAGATGGACATTTCAAACAATGCAAAGGCGCTCCGTCGTCTGCGCACGGTGTGCGAGCGTGCCAAGCGCACACTAAGCTCTGCAACCCAGGCCACCATCGAGGCCGACAGTCTGGCGGATGGCCTGGATTTTCAGACGGTGCTCACTCGCGCCAAGTTTGAGAGTATGTGCGACTCCTTTTTCCGTCGCACGGTCGCCCCTCTTGACCGCCTTCTCCTGGACGCCAAGCTGGACAAGAACCAGATTGACGAGATTATCATGGTGGGCGGCTCGTCGCGCATTCCCAAGATTCGCGAGCTGGTTTCCTCGTATTTCGGCGGCAAGAAGCTGAATGACAGCGTGAATCCTGACGAGGCGGTGGCCTATGGGGCGGCGGTGCAGGCACATATTCTGACGGGCGGTGGCAAGTCTGGTGATAAGACGGACGACATTATTCTCCTGGACGTTGCACCTCTTTCCCTGGGGCTAGAGACGGCTGGGGGCGTCATGACTCCCGTAATTAAGCGTAATTCCACGATTCCGAAGAAGGCGAGCCAGACCTTCTCCACATATGCGGATAACCAGCCTGGTGTTCTCATCCAGGTGTATGAGGGTGAGCGCCAGTTTACTCGTGACTGCAATCTCCTCGGCAAGTTCCAGTTGGAGGGTATTCCCCCGATGCCTCGTGGCGTTCCTCAGATTGAGGTGACATTTGATGTGGACGCCAACGGTATTCTCAATGTGAGCGCGGCCGAGAAGAGCACGGGCAAGTCGCAGAAGATTACCATCACGAACGACAAGGGCCGTCTATCCAAGGACGAGGTGGAGCGTCTGGTTTCTGAGGCGGCCAAGCACGAGGCGGAGGACAAGGCACTGTTTGAGCGTGTAGAGGCGAAGAATCAGCTGGAGTCGTATCTCTATAACGCCCGCAATTCTCTGAATGAGGAGAAGGTCAAGGAGAAGCTGGGCGAGGAGGCGACGAAGGCCCTGGCAACTGTGGAAGAGGGAATTAGCTGGCTGGGCGACCACCAGGAGGAGGGCAAGGAGGTGTATGCAGACAAGCAGAAGGAGTATACGGACAAGATTCAGCCGACGATGATAAAGCTATACCAGGACGCTGCAGCGGATTTCAAGGCGGGGGGCGGCGGCCCCACAGATGCAGCCCAAGAGGCCCCGCCCACAGGCCCGAAGATTGAGGAGGTGGATTAAATAGAGTGTTAAAGCTACTCGAAAACTCATGCGCCGTTTCTTTAAAGAAACGCCGCTTGAGCATAACCAATATTTAGAGGGGGTCGACAGTTAATCCATCTCCGCCTCTCATTACTTTAAGAATATTTGGCATTTGTGGAAAAGTTTTTACGCTGTAATTTACATGAGATATATTCCATAACTGATTCTCCATATACAATCCTCCCTTTATAATCGGTTCAAATATTTCATCTGCATATTTCTTATTAAATCCAAAAACCTCTGAATTTTGCCACTTTATATCTGGATTATTTATATGTTGTATATATAAATCAGACTTATCTCCTAACTTTTTTAGAATATTAGAGAAATCGTCTATATAATATCTCCCAGTTATTTTAATAATATTTTTATACTTTCGTGTGTGATTACAGCTATGTATTGCATATAGAACAGACATGGCTTCTGAAATACTCGAAGACTTTGTTTCTTCACATATAAAATGACACACTTTTAGCCTTGTCCCCTCATATTCTTTAAATTGATAATCACTACTATCTACCACAATAATAGGCAAATCTGTTTCTAACCACTTATCTATAGATTTTTTATAAAGTTCTAAGATTTCTTTCGTTTTTTCTGGAGTAGAGTTTGCTCTTTTTACACATGTTGTTAGTAAAATACACCAAGGCTCAGGGCTTTCAAAGCCTTCCACTGATATATATAACGAACATACGATTACCAATATGAATAATGCCAATAACATATTCATGTATATTTTTTTCATCCCCTTTATTAAAATGAAGGAAAAAATTATAGCAGCTCTTCTTATTGCTTCCTTGCTATTTATAATCTACGCCTGCTTCTACAAGACATATTCTATACCGCATCACATCCCACGAACTATCAAAGGGCCCAAGGAAATTAATGGGGTTCCTCTCGTGATATACCAGTCCTGGCAATCGCACATTGTACCCAAGAAAATGAAGAAGAATATTCTGAGAACAGTGGAAAACAATCCAGAGTTTGATTACTATTTGTTCTCTGACGCAGATTCTCGTGCGTTCATCGCTGCAAATTATGGCCCCAGAGTTGTGAAAGCCTTTGATTCTCTTCGTCCCGGGGCCTATAAGTCAGATTTATGGCGTTATTGTATATTATACAAGAAGGGAGGCATATACTTTGATATCAAAATGGCACCATTAGTGCCTCTTAAGAATATTATAGAAAGTCACAGCACGGTTTTCGTGAAGGATATTAAGAATCCTGAACGGCTCAGCGAATGTGTATGGAATGGACTCATGATTTCTCCACCGAATAATGAGATTTTCCAATACTGCATTGACGAGATTGTTGAAAGTTGCGAGAATTTTCTCTATAGGCGTAATAATCTTGATATTACCGGCCCATGCTTACTGGGGCGTAAAATCAAGGAAAATGCCTTGACAGATTTCTTCAATAACAATGTTCTTAATCTGAGTGGCGATTATATCAATTATCATAGTATTCCATTTTTCTTAAGGGAATATCCAGGATATAGAACTGAGCAGAAGAAATACCAAAACAACGAGCATTATACTAGTTTGTATTCAAACAAACAGGTTTATTATGAATCCGGTTGGTGGTTTGGCTAAACTTCTACCACGAATGTGCCCAATAAGTGACAGCATATGCAGAAGGATACTTCAATTTCATGGCCTGTGTCAAAGAGTGCTCGTCAGAGTTCAAGGCAACCAGCCGTTCTTCTTCATCCGTGGCCCAAGAAATCGGATACAGGACAGAAGAAGGCAACACTTTTATCGAATCAGTCCAAGCAAAAGAATATACTTCCTTTAACACAATCGGTCCAGTTTCAACTTCGGGTCTTCCTTGTCCTCCAGACACCTTGGCCTTGACAACCATTCGCTCAAGGATGCGTATCCAAAACCTACAACCAGGCTTAGAAATCATAATAGCATTCGGTATATTATTACTTGAATGCCATTTTGCGGAAGGCCCTGAGGAAGATTCCATTCTTCCCAGAATTATATCATATCCACTATATTCTTCTAGCAAAGAGTCAAACGGTTTCAAACATTCAAAATCCAGATCTGCATAGATTCCTCCATATGTATATAAGAACATATAGCGAATTGCATCCGCTCGTTTTATCTCAACATCATATCCGTCATATGTCTGCAGAAACCACTGGAATTTCTCGGAGACAAAGCTCCGATTATCTGCGTCATCCCACAGCACATACTCGTAATCAGGATTGTGTAGACGCCAGGTTTCAGCCCAGTAGGCCATTTTCTTAGGAGGCGACTTGTTTTTCCATGTCTGAAAAATTCGTTTGGGGAATGGTTTTCTTTCATAGAAATACCAAAATAAAACTAAAATTACAACTATTATCAATGATGACAAAAGCCGGTACATATCATCTGCTGAATTCCCTTGCGAATAAAAGAGTGATAATTAATCCATACGCAATAGGAATGGCAAGTGCATATTTTTTCACAAGAATACCGTCGTTGAAATCGTCGGGATAATTGCATAAATGACATTTGTTCAACTGGATATCTGTGCCAAAGGGTAGTGTATATGTCATTAAATCACTGTGTATAACGATGCGTATTTGACCGAGCATGCCTTTCAAAGACATATATCGGTCAAGGTGGCACTCAATAGGGAAAAATCCCTCGATAAGCCTCTCGGCTCCTCTGCGGCTGAGTATATATGCAGAAGTTCCCCAGAAACTCACAGGCGACTTCCAGGCCAAATCTGCACCAGGGACGGCCACCGGTTTCTTATTATCGTGCAATTTATACGCTAAACACCACACGTCAAAGCCCCCTTCCATCTTGGAAGAGCTGGCGGCCAGTATATACTTCGCAAGCCCCATCTTCACTTGCGCATCATCCTCTAACACAAGGCAATATTGAGCTTTGGTTTCAAGGAATTTCTTCCACACAGTGTAATGGCTCATAGAGCAACCAACGGCACCAATCGTGTCTATTTCCCCATGAGAGCGGCGGGTTTTGTTTAGTATATTGTATTTCGTGGAGTTGCTTATATTAGGGTTATTGACAATATCTAGCGTAGACCCGTCCACTGCAGGAAATCGTTCTATGTTCAGCTGACGAGCCCCAGGCTGATTTATGAAAAATTTGTATCTATCAGGGCGTTTATCCAAATTAATACAATAAATTGGATAATTTCGTATATCAATAGGCTCCATTTACATTAAGCCAATGTTTCTTCATTTCTTTGATCCCGCAGGGCGGCCCTTCCCCTTCACCTCGGCGTGTGCCTGCCAGACCGTCTTGGCCTCGCCCTCAAACACTGGCGTCTTCACGCCAGCCGTCGTCGCCGTGCCAGACCACTGTGCCGCCCAGCCGCGGAACATATCAGCACAGCCCTTGGCCGCCTCGGCAATGGCAAGGCGTGCTGTCTTCTCCGTGCCGTCCTCAACGCCAATTCGGAGAAGCATCTCATCACGAAGAGGATGGGGAACCTTGTAGCCGACAAATGTGATTTCGCCTTTGTCAAGAGTGTTGGAATCTAGCCAAGTCTGGAGGAGGTTGCCGAGGGTGTGGTCCTCGGCCTGGAACCACACGTCAAAGCCCTTCATCCGTGCATCCGCCGGCCGAATATCCACATTCTCAGGCAAGTCGCCTGAATCCAGGGCGGCATACTTGTCACAGAGGGTGGCAACGGCATTCAGTGCATCCAGTACAATCTTATCCACAGACATACATCCAACCGTCTCCACCGTGAAATCGTAGCTATAAGGCTCGCCGTCAGCATCCATCTTGAAACACCGATAAATCTCCAAGCTCCGGAATTCACGCTCCAGCATCCCCTTCCTGTCCGTGTCCTTCTCCAGCTCCTTCGGGTCGACCTTCTTCTGCTGAATGAGCCAACGCTGCCACATCTCCTTGATACGCCCTGCATCGTCGTCACGGCTATAAGAATATGCACACTGTGCAACAGGATTGAAGCGTGCATGCTCACGCCCCTTGCCCATGCTCGCATACGCCTCCAAGTGGATTTCCTCGGGCTCCTGGCCCTCCGCCATCGGCTTCAGCACCGCAATAATACACGTCTCGCCGGTTACCGGATTCGGGTGGAAGAATTGCGTGTTGGGAATCATCTTTCTCTCGCCGTCCTCCACCAGCTTCAGGCACTCAAAGTCGGACGCAGTAATAAGCTTCACTGAATCCGTTTCGTTCTTCACCCGAAGGCGAAAGAGTACCGACTCCTTCTCCCAGCCAGAGCCGGCGGGCATCTGAATAGGAAGCAGCCCCACTCTATCCGCTAACATCTCGTTGGACATCGGAGTCGTGTTCTTCAGAATCTTCACATCGGCAGTGCTACCATCCTCTAGCATATCCGCACGAAACCCGAGCACTTCCACCTCGGTCTGAACGGCACGACGAAGAGTGTTTGCATACGTAACTACGACAGGACTCATCGTGAACTTCAGAGTCTTCTCGTCCACCTGCTCCAGATTCTGAAACACACTATCCCCTAAAGCGGCCATTTGAGACTTCCTCTATTAAGTCCCCCCGGCTTTCAATTTTAGGCGGGAATCGCATACGTGCGTTTCTCCCATGTGGCATTTTGGCGGCCTATTCAACAGATAAAATGAGTAAGAAGCATATATGTTTTTACAGCAACAAGGATAAGTGGTCCAAGGCATTTTTGGAAGAGTTGGCGAAAACAGGATGGGCACCTGAATTCCAGTTTATTTGCGTAGATCCTTCGCCCTCTAGACCGCAGCTGCCGAAGTGGCTGAAACAGGTGCCGACGCTCGTGATTGACGGGGACAAGGAGCCCATTAAGACAGATACGGAAGTGATGAACTGGCTATATGAGCGTAAAATGAGGGATACGCCGAAGAGTCCTCCTCCTGCAGCGGCAGCTTCTTCTTCAGCTGCCGTGATTAGCGGAGAGCCTGAATCATGGGTAGGCAATGAAATGGGCGGATACAGAAGTTCCATGTATAGTTTCGTAGATTCGGATACATCCACGGGCGGAAATGGCGGGTCTACGATTCCAGGTGCATTCGGATTCTTGAATGGCGGTGCAACACCTGGAGATAGACAAAGTGCAAATGCTATCTCAGGCTCTACGGGAACTAGGTCAAAGAAGGAGAAGATGTTTGACCAGCAACTGGACTTATATAAACAAAACCGTGATTCTGGGATGAAAATGCCTCCTGCAAGGCAGTGAGCCAGTAAGGGCAGAACCCCCAGCCGCGGCCAAATTATAATCTAAAGCGATTTCCATAATACCAGAAAGAGGGAAGAGATGTCTGCACCCAGTGTCCTTGGCCTATTTTGTACCAAACTCGTGGGATTCTTCGAGGATCTTGTTGCGACTTTCCCCGAGGAGCGCGAGATTAAAATGGGGCTGGAAGCAATCCAGGGTGCTAAGAAAATCAACCCCCGACTTATCTTGGATTTGTTCGTGGAGAATGTGAAGAAGCCCCTTTCCGCCGAGATTATGGCTGAAGAAGAGGAGAAGGTAATTCTCTATGCTCGGTCCATCATTAAGACACAATTCAACGAAATCTCGCCGGCTCTTTCCATTTTCGACAAGCACTGGGACACTATGTCAGAGGCGAATCAACGTGCCGTGTGGAATCATCTGAAGGTCCTGGTTATCCTGGCCGATAAGGCGACCACGAAATAATAATCTCATCTGCGCAAATCTATCCGATGGCTAAAGGGAATTACCCATAGATAGAATACAATGGCATCCATGGACATTATCTTTGACACAAAGTACGTGGAGTTTGCAAACGATTTACTGGCGACTTGCCCCGAGCTGGAGACGCAAATCAAGGCGGCCATCCGCCTTGACACCGAAGTCAGGAAGTCGGAGTTTAAGAAGCAGGTTCTTCCTTCCTGCTCTCCGACTCGGGACGCAACCAAGTGTCCTGGCCTCGTTCTCCCCGGTGTGGTGATACCCCAGGCCCTATGGGAAACCATCTCAACGAGGTCCAAGAAGGCCATCCAAGAACATATGACTGTGTTATCATTCACCTTTTTGATGGACGAGGGCAAGGCAGGCGACGTGCCTGGAGGTTCCGCTGGCTGGACGGCCGACTGGGCGAAGACGATGATGGACGACATGAAGGAGAAGATGAAGCACCTAGACTTTTCCGACATCAGCAGCAAAATCGCCGGCCTCTTTGGCTCTTCTTCCACCGACGGCTTCCCCAAGCTGCCCGAGAAGTTCATGAATGGCCAGATTGCCCGACTCGCCGAGGAGATTGTCAAGGAGCTAAAAATGGAGGATTTTGGCATTGACCCCGCCACCATGGAATCCGCCGGCAATGACCCCACGAAAGCCCTCGGCATCATCATGGAGCTTCTTACGAAGAACCCCGCAGCCCTCCAGAACACGATTGGCAAGCTGACGAAGAAGATTCAGTCGAAGATTCAATCCGGTGCAATCCGCCCCTCGGAGCTGGTCGCCGAGGCGGAGGAGCTGATGAAGACCTTCAGCGAAAACCCGCAGTTCGTCGAGCTGATGGAGTCCTTCCGCCAGTCATTCGGTGCTTTCAACGACCCCGATGTTGCTCGTGCGACTAACCGCGAGCCCGAGAATCGCCTGAACATCGTCAAGGAGCGCCTCAGAAAGAAGTTGGAAGCCAGGAAGAATGGCAAGAAATAGAGGCAGATGACAGATAGAAGAGATGTCTCTTCCGCTGTGTCATCCATATGTATGGGAAGACCCTAGATATATATTCAAGGCCTGGTCTTCCGAGGGTCGCTGTGTCAGTGAGCTCGTCAATAAGGTGGTCATTGTATATGTGGTGTTTCTCCTCGTAGGGGTCACCATATCCTCTTTTACACAATACAAGTCGGCCACCGTGGTATCAGGAGTGTTAGGCACGGCGATTCTTATACCTACGTTCATGGCCCTCAGCAAGGTGGAAAAATTCAAAGGGGCTGCAGATATTACTAGAGATGCCAGTGGCTTCGGAGTCAGTGGTAATGAGGGATTTGCCAACGATATTCGTAATATGAATAATACGGGAACGCCCGGTAATGCGACGACACTGCCTTTACCGATTCAAAGCGAGACGCAGCGGGGCGTGAAGAATCCTTTTCATAATGTGATGGTCGACGAGTATGCCTATGCCCCGACACGCAGTGCAGCGCCCGATATTACGACGACGCAGAATAAGATTGCACTAGATGCCATGTTCCGAACACAGTGGTATAATGATCCTACCGATGTGTTTGGAAAGACACAGAGCCAGCGTCTTTTCATAACCGCTCCTGTTACGACAATCCCGAATGACCAGGCATCTTACCAAGATTGGTTATACAAGATTCCTGGGAAAACGTGTAAGGAAGGAAACCCCATGGCATGCTATGGCGGCTCAGAGGGAGCTGTTATGCCTTGGTTGAATCTGTGATTGTTTTTTGATTATCCTCTTGGTTATCACATGTGGAGTCTTACCTCGACATGTGAAACGTTTCAACGTCTTTCCCCGGGTTTGTAGAACCGACTTGACGCAAATGGCTACTGCATATTTCTTTTGGCTTTTTTTCAGAGTTCGTCGCACCTTTTTCTCGCAAGAGCAGAATTTCTTGGTAAGTGCTTGAGAGCGAAGAAATGCCATACTCGGCAATATTCTATTTAACTGTAGAAGAAGAGAATGGACATCAATCGTCTAACACACACCCGAGACGATGCGTGCGGCATCACTTCTTATTACTCGCAATCCGTGGGCCCTGGCAGATATAATACGATGAATCTCGTCCCCGACGCAAGAAAGGTGAATCCTCTGTCCATGCAGAATCCCGTTGTCTATCCTCGTGAGGGTTTCGGGGCGAACAATGCCGAGATTGATGCGGAGTCTGTGTTAAAGAATCAGCCTGAGTTCAAGAATAACCGCTGCCTCATCCGTGCCCAGGCCCGCCCTTTCCTGTCGGTGCCGTATATGGGCACTGGTCGTGGCAACTCGGACGTGGAGTCTATGTTGATGCACTCCGAGCAGGTGCGCCAGGGCGCCGAGTGCGGCACGATTTCGGAGACGGGCTTTGACGGCGTATTTGAGCCGCTGATTAAGACGGTGCGCGAGAATATCCAGTCACCGAAGCATCTAGTTGAGGAGGTGGCGGCGAATGGCTGGATTCGCGGCGGAATTCCCAGCCGTGCTTATATTCGTGATGTGAATTGTTAAATTTAATCCTGCGTAATAATATAGAAAATACCTAATATATATAATTATCATAATTCTCAAATGATATATAGCAACGTTCAATGGGAAAACCCTGGCACTGATGGGCCTACTAGTAGTGCAGTTGTGCAGAATGGAAACTTGATTGGACGTATAACTAATATTAACTGAACTGAACTTACATTTCAGGATTTTATGCAAGGTAAAACATTTATTGTAACAATTGGCGATGCCCCTCGTCAACAAATGAACTTTGCGCTAGGAGCGAGAGGGTGGTCGGGTGGCCCTGGTAGAAAGTCAAAGAAGTCCAGAAAGTCCAGAAAGTCCGCCCGCCGCTCTCAAAGAAAGGTGAGGCGCTAAACTTTCTCCGGTCCCATTTACAGAAGATATGGAGGCGATTGGCACTTTAGAATCACATGCCTGGGAAAAAAAGGAAAATCCCCAGGCATATGATTTGCTGAAACAAACATACGAGCACCCTAGACCCTCGCAACACATGCTGGGCATCGTCGGCGGCAACGAGGTGCCTTATAATAGCCGCCCCACCCAAGTGGACGTTGAATCGGATTTGCGAGGAATCACTCGCCCGAATACCTTCTGCCCCTCTCGCCAACACAAGCCGTCCGAGTTAGCAAACGTCACTATTACACGCAATTCCCCGCAATACGGTAAGGTGAGCATAACGCCCTGTGCAACACCGTTGAAGCAATCACAAATGTGGGCATATCCGGCGACCCTGGCGCCCGAGCCCCTGACCCTACAAATGTGTGTTCGCCCTGAGAAACAATAACGGCCTAAGCTCGCATATCTTCGCGGCTTGCTTTAGAATGAGCACGCCCCGACAGAGCGCTTTTACTCGTGGAAAATGGGACGACGTTCATCAGGCAGATGACTCCAGAATTTCCACATACGCCGGTCGTTATGCGTTCACCCCGCATACGAACTGCCCTAATACATTCCCCGTGAATGCCACCACTCGCATACAGAAAGCTGGCGCGAGTTGGCCGGCAGGTCAATGGAAAACCGACGTCGAATCCGATTTAATGGGAGTTGGCCGCCCACCTACGAAATGGCGCGCCGATGAATTGCTCTATAACCCTGCAAAGAACGAGATGAATAACACGCCCCTAGAGCACTCCGCCGATGAAGTGTTCCCCCTGAATTTCAACCGTCTGAATAATCCTCCCTGCACACTGAGATCCAAGGGCTGGAATCGCTGGCAACCTCTCTTACACAATCCTCAAGACACTTTTGAAACGCCCTTTGATTTTTTCATACCCTCAAGGGCGTTAGATAAAGCGAAATGTCGCACACATTAATAGTATGGAATTAGCGGCACTAGCTATTCTAGGAGCCGCTGGCTTTGTCTTGGCAAAACAGACAGCGCCAGCGCCTGTATATCCTACAAGAAACCCTGGTGCGAATCCGGTTGCAAGGCCTGGAATAGGTGTAAAAGAGGCATTTGCTAACCAGACACAGAGAAATGTATCGAATCTAGCCTCTAGCTTGCGTGGGCCCAATCCGCAACTGGATATCATGTATAACGATTTGATGGGACGTGGCGCATTGAACTCGCAGCCGAATTCGTTGGGAGGGAAACTCACATATCTACCCGGCAATGTCGTATCCAGTACGCAGCCGGCGAATAGCACAGTGAGCCCGCTGAGCCTTGATGAGATGGCGAGCCCCGCCGATGGAATTACTTCTGCCACTCCCGACGTGATGATGAATCCTGCAGGCATTGAAGAGACTCCTAGCTATGTGGCCGGCGACGACTTTGTCAGTGCCTTGTCTGGACGCAAGATGAAGTCGGCCGACTTCGTCCACAACAACATGCAGCCGTATTTCGGAAGCCGTGTTCGTCAGAATGTAAACCCTGGCGCGAATTCTGGATATTTGGATGCATACACGGGCAGCGGAACGACGCAAATACGCAAGAAGGAAGTGGAGCAGATGTTTGACAATACGCAGACGGCATTCGGAAATGTGTATGGCATGGAATCTTCTTCCGATTTCGTCCAAAGTCGTATCAATGACCCTCGCAATCGTGCTGGTGAGCGTCCGTTTGAGCCGGTCCAGGTTGCACCAGGTGTGGGCGAGGGATTCAGCTCCACGGGCAAGGGTGGCTTCCAGCAAATTGAGGTGAATGACATTATGATCAAGAATATTCGTCGCACGGATGATTTGCGTGTTGCGTCCAATCCGAAGCTGACCTATAATACGCCGGTCGTTCCTGGCCAGCAATTCATTGGAAAGTCGGCGGAAAATGCTGGAGAAGTGCGTAAATACCGCCCTGATGGCTTCTATATTGACGAGAATGGTGAGCGTTTCGGTGCCGCTGGCCAAGGTGCTTTCCAGAAGGAGACGAATCGCCCTGTCCAAATCATGCCGGATACGGCACGCCAAGAGACCAGTGTGGAGTATCATGGTGCTGGTGCGAGCCAGGATTTCGGAATGAACTACGTGGTGGGAAGTTATCGGAAACCGATGGCGTCGCAATTTGGCGGTGCTGGCTATCGCAATGCCGATGCCAGTATGTATAATATGAAGGCGGAGAATGACGATTTCGGCAAGGAGTCGTATGAGGTGCGCCCCAATGAGCGTTATTTCACGAGCGAGCGTGGACAGGGTCTGAATCTGAGCCCTGCAGAGGCGGGGGCGGTGACGACGCATTTTGAGGACGAATCTCGCCCCACTCGTCGTGGAGAGACGATTGGCAATATCCAGCAGGCGGGCGTGGCGACGGGATACGCTGGAGGTGCGCCGGCTATTACTGTCTGGGACCCGAATGATATTGCGCGCACGACGGTCAAGGAAGGCACGATTTTCCTGGACAGATTCGGCATTGCTGCGCCGGCGGATGGACCGACTCGTCTGAAGGCATATGACCCCGCGGATATTGCTCGTCCCACCCAGAAAGCACAGATTTCTGCAAAGTCGGCCTATACGGGAGGACCGAAGGCGGCACATGAGCGTCACATGAATCACACGTTTGCATATAATATGCGCCTCAATCCGAATAAGCAGCAGATTTCCAAGGGCCGTAAGTTGGCGGGTGGTAATATCCAGGTGTTCAAGGGCGACGAGCCGAATGTGACATCCAAGAAGCTGGATGTGGATATCATAAACGACCGTGCGCCGGCTGTGAACCGTAGTCTAGACCTGGGCCCTGGCTCGGCTGACATTGGCAGCGTGAAATACCGTGCGCCTCCCAAGTCGACGTTCCGTATTGAGCGGGAAATAATTGAAGCAACGGATTCCAATCCGTTGATGCAAAGTTTAAGGCGTAACGCGGAGCACGATGCGAAGTTGTTTTCGTAAAGTGGGTCTTCTATAAAAAATCATTTGTTTCTGGATTGGTTCTTGAAACGAGTGTTTTTACTTGCGATTGGAGGAACGCCTGGTTTTGCGTTTCCGATTATTTCTGCGAGTTCGCTTGAATCTTCTCCCCCACCTTGCTGGGCTCAACGGATCCGCAGTGTTGGGACTGCTCTGGCCCGTGTGCGTGCTGCCTTTAAAAAATCTTTGATTGTATGGGAGAGCAGGAGGGGTCTGTGGGCGAGGGATATAGCAGTTATCTGTGCATTTCAAATCCGTAGGTTCATAAATATCATATGACCCATTAACATCATCAGGTATTTTGACGGTGATCTTCTTAGATCTTGTATTATTTATATGCATTACTAATAAATAATCATAACCTTGTCCAACCATATCCTTCATTAATTCACTATACTTTTTTATTTCCTGCCCTTCAGGAGTTAACTGGCGCTCACCATCAATCATTGATGGAATATTTTTAGCATTTTCCGTTAATTGAACATGTGAACCTTTTGAAACATAAAGACCGCCACTTACTTCGATACTATCCATTTCTATATTCTACTATTATAAATAAATTCTACAGGCTCTTAGACTGCTGGACATTTCAAACGGGCACAACGCAAAACTCACCTTCCCTAAGGGTCGGCCGTAATGACGGCACTTACGGTAAAACGGCCTTGAAACTTGTTTAGAAATGCCCGTTGGTCTAAGAAAAGAATTTCTAGTGCTGGTTTAAAATGTTTATTTATCTAAGAATAACCTAGCATAATCGGTGAGAGTTTTTAAATTTTGCACTTCACCTTACTTTTCTGGATTCCTCCAAAAAGCTCAGTCTAAAAATGGCTCTTCGAATATAGGATATAAAGAAGTCTTATTGTATTGTTGAAACGTTTCGTCTAACGACCTCACAGAAGCCACCTTCTCCGTATTATCGGCCGCCATCGTGTAAAGCCATTGTTTTATAGTCAACCATTGCCTATAAATCATTTGCCTTTTATCTGTGTTCTCCACGAACGCCTTTTCCAACCGTTGTCCTTCTTCAAACACACTTTCCCAACTACTGGAATTCACAGGTGTTCGTAATGAAAAAGAAGCACCCATATTAATATAGTATATTAAATTTATCTTTAGACAATTTGGCATTCTAGACTAACCAATCAGTCTAAACCCCGCATAAATATATAGCGCAGATGGCTTGCATTGTCACTGCATATTACCCACTGACTAAATCAAAACATAGCACAGGAGAGTATAGAATCTGGTATACGAATTTCTTTCGAGCCGTAACGGCCCCCGTAATATGTTTTTGCCCCCCAGAAATGGAAGCCGAGTTTAGAATTTTAGCAGGTTCAAATGTTAGATTAGTAATCCGCGAATTCTCCTCTTTCCCAATGATGTCTGCCGAACAAATGGAGAAATGGCGCACATGGCATTCAACAGATTCTCAGCGCCAGATACATTCTCCTGAATTACATGCAATCTGGGCAACAAAGCCAGAATTTGTCATGGAAGCAATGCGCTTTCACGATGCAGAATTTTATGTGTGGTGCGATATAGGATGTTTTCGCGAGCAAGGCCGACCTGGCTCCTTTGAATATACCAGAAAATATATAACTCCAGGCAAAATGACATGTCTCGGTATCGCAAATATAATTGGAGGAACAGTTTTGGCAGGTGATAAGAATGCCTGGCGCATATGTGCAACCCAATTTTCCACTGAAATCAGCACTAATATCAATGGACACGACCAACATGTATTCAAACGTTTTTTAACGGATGAAACGGCGAATATCATTTATCCCCACGATCGTTTTGGAGACCCATGGTTTTTCTTACCATATATTTTTTCTACGGGGGAACATCCCGCTCCTCTGCGTCAGAACCAGCCTCAGCGTTCCTAGTAGGAAACCAGGTCTAAATACACCCTTTTACACAGTTATAGCGAAGATGCCGCAGCCGGCGTGGTTAGTATATGGACCTCCAGGTTGTGGGAAAACAACGTGGATTCTTTCTCAAGTCAAGCAATCCAGGCATAAATTATATCATTGGAATGCGAGAACCGATAGAACGCTGAGAGAAGGCCGTGAATCTTTACACAGACAGGTGCGTAGTCAAGAGCCTTTGTTTGTATGGATTGAAGGGGCCGACGACCTGACTCCTGAAGCACAAGCATTTCTCCGAAGAATTCTGGAAACGGTTTCGCAGCCCGTTCAATGTATCCTGGAATGCCGCGACCCTCAGCGTATTACTCCCGCCATTCAATCCAGATGTGAATGGAAACAATGTAGCAATTTACTGTCATTTCGGAAACAGATGCAGGTTGCGAAAATCGGTGAAGTAGATTCTGTTTGTTCCGATGCCACGATGTCTATTCGTGATTTGTTTTTGTCTTCCCAACAACCCATTTTACACATACAAGAATTCTTGAAAGGGGCCTTGTGGAAAGAGGCATTATTTGCATTGAAACAAGTTGGCTCTGGCTCTTCCGCCTGGGCGCATTTGTTTCATTTGAAGAATTTGGCAGCGGCTGCCGCTGCGGTTAATACGAATATAAATGAACAGAAGGAAACATAGAAAAATGGATGCTTCAGATATTTCTGTATATGGCGAGGCAAAAGGAGAATACACCAGACAGCTGTGTGTTTTCCTGGTTCCGTGCTTAGAGACTTATTTCCTAGAGTTGCTGGAAGAAGCAAAGACATCATCGCCGGCAGCAAATAAAGTCCTCTGGCATTTCCAGACTTCTCTCCAATCTATCCCGGATTGGAATCAGGATAAGGTAGCCCGTGAAACCGACAAAATTCAGAAGGACTGTAAGTGTGATTATCTGGAGGAGCTTCTGACCGCTGTTTTTATTGCGCACACGAAAGTGTTATCGGCCATTCGTGTTACGACCAAGCAGAAGAAGCTACAGATAACTATTCCCAAGATAGAGCATTTTTTACACCGTGTCTTATCGGATTCCGCGAGAACGCTGTGGACGAATGCGTTCTTGTTTGCAGAGACGAATAGCATCGAGAAACAAAAGAATTTACGCCAAGTTTCTTCTCTTCTACAGGAATCTGTGCTACAGGGTATTCGTGGATTATTGCCTGTAAAGTCTATTCTGCGCGAGTATTTATATGAGAATGAAGGCGAAGAGGATGATGGGGAAGAGCAGGATGATGAAGAGAAGCCTTCTAGCCTTGCTTCTTCCTCTGGACCGTCGCCTGCTTCTGCTGCTGAGCCTGTTCCCGTTGCGGAGCCTGCACCTGCTGCCGAGCCTGTTCCCGTTGCGGAGCCTGTTCCCGTTGCGGAGCCTGTTTCCGTTGCGGAGCCTGTTTCCGTTGCGGAGCCTGCACCTGCTGCCCAGCCTGCACCTGCTGCCGAGCCTGTTCCCGTTGCGGAGCCTGCACCTGCTGCCCAGCCTGCACCTGCTGCCGAGCCAGTGCTCGAGGCTACCACTGATTCTACAAAGGAGTCTGTCCCACAAGCAGTACAAGCAGTACAAGCAGTACAAGCCCCAATGATTTATATAGATACAAAACCATCCGTTACATTTTCCAATGAACACGTTATGTTTGACTCCGACAACTTAGAGAATAATGAGATACAGGATATTCCATTCGCTGGAGAAGAGGACGACGACGATGCAATAGATTCCGTCTTAATTATGGACGAGGTTCTCCCGATGGATTCCGATGAAGTTCTTATGTAAAACTAGTCCCGCGTTTTACATTCCATAGATTAAAATCACTGCGCCTTAGAATGAGCGAGGGTTCTCAATCCGGATTTTGGGTTGCCATCCTCATTGGAGGAATCGTCATTGCAGCAGCAAGTGCCTTTCAACAATATAGCACAAAGCCTGAACAATTTAACACAAAGCCGGTCATTCGTGATTTTTGTATTGGTGCATTTCTAACGGCAATGATATATATGTTCGTGCCCGACACTATTCAGAATCTGCTCTCATCAGGCCAAACAGCTGCTTCTACCGCATTATCTTCTTTGACACAATCCCCCGCCCTAACTGCAAACGCCGATGTAGAGTTACAAACAGGTCCTGCTCGGTTCTAGATTATTTAACAAAATCACAAATTAAGAATCCTTTGGACCCTTAATATATGGTTTTCATAAACACCCTAACAAAACAAAGGATATATAGTCTCCCAATCTCCTACGGACTTCGCCGACACTGTGTAAGAGGAGAATATAGGGCGACGTAGCTGGTCTTGGGGTTTCACGTTCGTGACATTCTCCGTTATATGCTGATACAAGTCAAAATCAGGAAATCTCTCGTCTCCGTTTTCTTCTCTTAGGACGTTTTTACCGTCCTTGTCCAGCAACCACGACCATAGGAGATTCCAGAGCGGGGATTCTGTCTCTCTTACCAGCCAGTTACCTTCTTGGGATAGAATCGCCCCTTCCAGATTTTCAATGGGCATTTCTGGAAAGAGGGCTTCCATTATACTCACCGCATAGCGGCACAAGTCAAACGAGGGATTAGGATATATGGCGGGGTTTCTTTCCTTCTGGATTCTCCCGAAATTATACTGGCCCTCGGCATCTCCTCCGCTCTCGTAGTCGTCGCTAATGAACCACTCCTCGCCTACACGGAATATGGCGCGGCCGAAATCAATCAGGCGCAGAATCCGCCCATACGTGGGAACACGCCACACAGTCCCGTCGCGGGATTTATAGAACAGCCATGAATCGTCCGTGGCCGTCCAGACAATGTTATTCGTGTGTAAATCATTGTGTGTAAATCCGAGGACTCCTTGGGCTGCACAGAGTGCCGCGATAACTTGGAATGTCCATGCCGTCCAGCGCGCCTCCCATTCTGCACTTCCCTGGGGAGCACCCACTGCCTCGTCGTCTTCCAGGAGGTCGTCCAAAACTCCGTCGGCTTCTTCCTGGAATATCAACATAACGGGATACGATTTCAGCTCAATGAATACGGAGTATGCGTTTTCTGAGTGGTCAGAATCATCGGAAGGCCCAGAGCAATGAGAGCAGTCGGAAGAAACACTTGTTTTCCTAGTTCCAAAGGTGGAGACACTTTCCAATTCCTCTAACACAGTTGTTTGCACTTGCGCCTGAACTTGGCCTTCGCCTTCGGCACAAAGAGAAATATGGCTCTTTGCATCAGAATGAGAATATGTGGATGAGGAGGAATAGGAGAATGCAGTGGAGCGAAGAGAACTTTTGGGCGTTGCGAATAGTTCATCAGAAGCCTCTGATTCAGAGCATTCAGAAGAGTCATCCTTTTCAATATGCAAGGTAAACTTTCCTTCCCTCTTTCTATTCCAGAAATCCTTGTATCTCCTGTAACTTTCGAACTCGTCGGTAATATTGAAACGATACTTGTCTGCAGTGGCTTTCCAGCCACCGTAAAACTGGCAAAAATGCGGGCTGACATTTCTCTGGCGAAGTTGTCCCAGCAAATAATTGGCCAGTGTATCTATATACGCCTGATTCATAGGATTATTCAACTTATACAGGCGACGACGCTGACCCTTTTCTTCATGGTCGTAATAATTCTTAATACTCATGACAGGGTCGAGTAAATGGGAAACCTTGCAAAATGCCTTGGTTTTCTTTTTGCCCAGGGTGTTTCCTTCCCCCTTTCCAACCGTCTCAATCACACATTCCCTGCTTCCTTCGAAATCCACCACTTTTATAAACATCTGGTCAGAATTTAGTTGTCCTTCGGAATCGGGCATAGAGCCTAGGAACTTTCCAACAATCGGTGTAAGAGAAGATACTTCTGTATAGCCAGGAATATCTGGGGCCTTGGAGTACTTTCTCCAAGCAGGCAACGCCACTGGAATTGGTTGGTTTAAACAGGGGTCCATTCTAACCGGTCATCGGGGTTTGAAAGGTGGATATAACACGCATTTTTAGAGTAAGAATTTTCCTTTCTCTGAATACAAAGAATGACGGACGCTGGTGCCGCATTAAATGTTGGTATCCGGAAGTTCGACATGAAAATGATTCCGCAAGACGCCGTATGTGTTTTCATTGGGCGGCGTCGTACGGGTAAATCAACCCTCGTGCGCGACTTGCTGTTTCACCATCAAGAAATGCCTCTGGGGACGGTGATTAGTGGAACAGAAGAGTCTAATCAGTTCTATAAGAAACTTATTCCTCCGTTGTTCATTCATGGAGATTACAGCCCCGTGATTATTGCCAATTTCTGTAAGCGCCAGAAGCTGATTATGGCGAAGGTGCAAAAGGAGATTGAGGCATATGGGGCGGGTCGCACAGACCCTCGCAGCTTCTTGATTATGGACGACTGTCTATATGACGACAGCTGGCTACACGATAGAAATATCCGGTATCTCTTCTTGAACGGGCGTTGGCTGAAAGTGTTCTTTTTGATTACTATGCAATATCCTCTGGGCATTCCTCCGATGTTGCGCACCAACGTGGATTATTGCTTCATTCTGAGAGAGCCGTATGTTACCAACAGGAAACGCATTTTTGAGAATTTCGGTAGTGCCTTCCCGAGCTTTGAGTTCTTCTGTCAAGTGATGGACCAGTGCACGCAGAATTACGAATGTATTGTGATGAACAACAATTCGCAGAGCAATAAGCTGGAAGACACGGTGTTTTGGTATAAGGCGCAGATGCATGGTGAATTCCGTATTGGTGCGCAGGAATTCTGGGACCACGCCATGGCGAATTACAAGGAAAAACACGGGGAAGAGTCCAATGAGTACGATGCCACCGCCGCAAAACGCCTGAAAGGGCCGATGATTCAAGTTCGCAAATATCCTACCCAATAGAGTAGTAAATGGCAAAGGGTGTATGTATGAAAGATTTGTGCTTGGCCTTGGGCCTTATATTTCTCCTGGGCATTTTCCTAGTCTTCTTACGGTCGCCTGTTGCGGAGGGTTTTTATTCCGGCGGTAGCGACCTGCAGGCGTGCGGGGTGGATGCGCCGTGCGGTGGGGATTTGAAATGCGTGAATGGATTCTGCGCAAAAACGGAGAAGGTGGTGGTGGAAGAAAAGGAGCCGGTGGATATACTGGCCCCTGGTGCCCCTGTTCCTTATTATTAAAGAGGGTGTTAGAGTAGATATGGCGAGGGTTTCTATACGCAAAGTAACCTGGTATGCAATTATCGGTTTACTTGTGGCCGTTGCGCTTCTTCCCATTCTGAAGGCGGCGGCACCTGAGTATTTTCCTACTGTGTCTGGCTTCCGTGACCTGGATTGCGCGGGCATGACGTGCGGCGAGGGCCAGTTCTGCCAATACAATAAGTGCCAGAATGTGGCGACGCGTTATCCTGATGCAGTTCCCGAGGGTGATGAGTAAATCGTGGTATGCCGTAAATTCCATTTGTGATTCGGAAATTCGGAATCGTAAATGAAATGGCTGTACTGCTGTATTAGACCTATTTACTCCTTCTTCTCCATCTTCCGCTGAATGGCCAGGTCGGCCGGGCCAGAGAATATGGCGTCGTAGGAGCCGCCTCCTAGAGCTGCAGGCGTGGGCGGCTCTGACTCTGACTCCGCGATATTCGTGGAATCCGCGGCAGAATCGCGCGTCCGCGCAGTCCCCACACGCTTCGCCTTTTGCTCATTGTAAAAGGTATCACGTGCATCCTCGTTCTCGCGATACTTCTTCATCAGAGTGTTCAGCTGCTCGTTGGCATACTCCTGCTCCCCCACCTTGCTAGGCTCAGGCTCCCACGCCATCCACTTACCGACGGAGCCCATGTAGATGTTGAAGTTCGGGTCCGAGCGCTGCAGCTTCTTTGCGCGCACCGAGGCCTCCGCCTCAGAGGCGAAAACACCCCGGACCTTAATTCCACGAATCGTGGTCCGAAACTCGTTCATCTTGAAGAACTCCTCCTCTAGAGCCGCCGAGTTCTTGAACAGGAAATCCTCATATTCCTGCTTGACGGTGCCCTGGGAAATTTCGCGTAAATTCTTACGACAGTGCTGCTGGAAATCCTCCACGAACTTGTCCACACGGAGCAGAGAATTACGCACATCGTCAACAACAGAAGAACCGCTGAGGTCTACGGCGGGCGATAACTTACTCAGGTTACCGGCAATATTCTCCAACTTTGTATTCACCGCCTGGAGCTGCTCGGCCATCCAGGCCTCCAGCTTGGACGTCTTCCACTGCAACTCGTAGTCCTTCAGGAAATTCTGAAAAAGGAAAACATCCTTATTCGCCAAAATCTTCTCGGGGCTGAGGAAACTAATGAGAACCACCTTCTGGCTGGAAATCTCGGGGTCCTCCGTCAGAAAATCCTCCTCGGGCTCGGCGCCATGCTTGCTCATTTCTATTGGAATCTTTCCGATAACTTTAGACCGGATTTATCTTTTAAAAAATCTATAGAACAAATATAAGGTAAGATGGACATGAATGATCTCCTCACCCGTGTTATCAAGTATGTAGTGGAGGGCGTTGCGGTTGCGCTCGCGCTTGTGTTCATCCCCCGGAAGCCCCTGCCCCTCGACGAGATTCTCACGGTGACCATCGCGGCGGCGGCGGTGTTCGCGGTGCTGGACATCTTCTCCCCCTCCATCGGCGTGACGGCGCGCCAGGGTGCGGGCTTCGGCATTGGCGCGAACCTGGTCGGCTTCCCCATGGCTCGTTAATTAAATACTCTTATAATCGTTTCGTATGCGAAACATATATAAGCGTATAACTATTTATATCATCTTCTTGATTTACGGCTTTTACGGCTTTTACGGCTTTTACGGCTTTTACGGCTTTTACGGCTTTTACGGAGTTTAGGGAGAAGAGTCTGTAATTCTTCTCTTGGTTGTGGTGATTGTAATGCTTGTTTTGCTCTTGCTGCTGCTCCTGATACTAATCCTCCTATCCCTGCTACTGCTAGAACCCCTACAGCGGTAACTGCAGCAACAGGAGCAACAATAGGAGCTGATAATATAATAATAGCTGCTGTTCTAATAATTTTTGCCGCGCCAGTTTTAATTGGCCCACTCCATGCCATGTAGTTTATCAAAACGCCAGAATTTGTAAAAGTGAAATATGCAGTATTTTTTGTAGATGGATTTTTCATACCAATAAATCGAAGTCCTCCCAAGAAAAACATGCCTAGATATTCTGCATGAGGGAAATGTACCATCGATGTGGAGCCTGCCACGGAAATAAAATTGGGAATATGCGACGTAGTATCAACTCCATATTTTTTCTTATGTTTTCCAGAGAAAATAGATAAAGTAGAGAAAATACCACCGCCTGATTGGGCAGCGGTAGCGCCTGCGCCTGCGGTATCGGCTGCGCCTGCGGTATCGGCTGCGCCAGCCAGCTCTTTTTCGGAGGCGCCCTCGTCGGCGGCGGCGGCGGCACTTGCTTGTTTAGAATCAACACCAGTTAATTTATAGGCAACTTTATTAATCTCTGCAGTATCATCTAGATTAGTATCAAACGGCCAAGTTTCTTGAATACTGTGACTGCGACTGGTATTATCAATTCCATACATTTTTCTTATATTTTCTATGGAATAAGGCCTTCCTTTCGTTGTTTCAGGATAAGACTCTGAAGCAATAGGTCTATACCCTGGATGACTTAGTAGAGAGGGTATATGAGGAATTATATCATTCCCTGGTAAAGTAATTCCATATCTCTGAGAAACTTTTTGAGAAACAACACGATCAACCGTAATTACTGCTTCGTCCAAATATCTATTAAATGTATTTCTTGCACCGTCTCCAAAAACACATGGTGCTCCAAATGTTATAAGATGTATCTTTTTTATATGTGTTAGAAACTCTAGACCCAACGCTATATGTCTTTCTTCCGGTAGTTTTTTTGCATGAGCTATTAAAAATGCCATATATGTGGCATGTGCGCCTCCAAGAGAATGTCCTGTTAAAAAAAGACGTGTTTTTTTTTCTTCACTTACTTTACTTACATCAAACATATTCTTCAGAGCAGACATAAATGCAACCCAGCCAGATAAAATAGGCTCTACAAAAGCAGAAGGTACTAAATTTGTATTTGTATCTGTAGGGTCATCATTTGGAAGCTCAGGTAAATTTATCGCCTTCAATAAAACATTTATATTTGTAAAAGTAAATTGTGATAATAAATCATGTTTGAAATTCTCCATTGTGCTAGAACCTTTAAAACACATAATAACATCAGTATCAACGAACATTCCTTTTCCTATTCCTTTAAATTGCTCCTGCTGCTGCTCCTGCTGCTGCTGCTGCTGCTGCTGCTGCTGCTGCTGCTGCTGCTGCTGCTGCTGCTGCTGCTGCTGCTTCTGCTGCTGCTCCTGCTGCTGCTGCTGCTGCTGCTGCTTCTTCTTCTCCTGCTGCAGATTCCACTCAGCAAGTTGCTGTTTCTGCTCATACTCCGAGCATAAACCAAACAATATTTTCTGCCCCTGTATTTTAGAAGCACTTAATATTAAGCAAGTAGCATCTTGGGGGGTAGAAACATAATATCCAAATGATTTATTAGCATCTTCCTTGGTAGGACGATTAGATAGAGAATAAGATTCCATAAGTTTTTCTTCGGTATTCAGAGTATATTTTTTATTATCGTTTTCTGTAATAAGAGAAACTTCGGATTGAGTCTGTATTCCTTTCCTTCTTTCTTTTAGAAATTTCCGATCAAAGTTGGTAATTACTTGATTCACAACTTGATTTGACATGCCGAGAGATGCATTAATTACTTTTAACATAATACCAGAATCGCAATATACAATACGTGAAAGTTGGGCCATTATATGTAAAACATGTTCATATTTCATGAAGTTTACAGGACTAATTATTTTAAGGGCGGGGTCATTCTTATAGAAAGTTTTTGAATGACCCAAACAGTCTGGGCGAATTGTAGTATCTATAAGCGGCACACTCGCCGGCCCACGCGCAAATCTGTTTAGCGCCTTCGTATAATCACGAACACCAGCAGCAGTATCAGCAGGAGCAGCAGTATCAGCAGGAGCAGCAGTATCAGCAGGAGCAGCAGTATCAGCAGGAGCAGCAGTATCAGCAGGAGCAGCAGTATCAGCAGGAGCAGCAGTATGAGGTTTATTTAGCAGCAGTTCGTTACCGGTAGGCGCTTTTTTTGTAGAAAAGCCTAACATTCTACTTATTATCCAAATAATGTTTACGGCACATTGGCAAATACTTGTCGGCCCCGCCGACATATATTTGTTCGGACTTCCCCTCCTTTTCAGAAACCAGCGCAGAAAACAACGCAACGGTCCCATCACCACACCTTTTACACAATGCAGTGAGGCGCGTAACTGTATCCGCCAAAGGAACGAGTCTCAAAATATCCCCAAACGGCTTCCTATCAGAATCCCCATCTAACCCGACGACAATCACATCCTTATTGTCCGTCTCCACCGCCTTCAAGACAACATCATAGAGACCGGCAAAGAACTGTGCCTCTTCAATAATTATTAGGGGGTATACATATGCGTCGGAGGAAAATATCTTGGGCAACTCATTCACCCCAAGACCATATGCTGCCACTCCGTCTAAATCGTGCGTCTTAATGGAACATCCGTCTTCATTATAACGTGTATCCAACATACACGTTACAATGAATACATCTCGCCCAATCGCCCTCGCACGCCGAAGACGCTGCAGGACTGCCGATGACTTTCCGGAAAACATCGGACCGATAATCAATTCAAGAGTCATATTACAGGACTTCCTTTTACACAGGCTCGGAAACTCAATTTTTGGAAAATCAAAGCATCAAACGCGCACACAGACCCCCATGATATTTCCGCCGCATCTCTCTGCCAATCACTTCATACAGACGCGTCATATTTGGCCGACTAGTCTTTATCTCTATTCCAAGGACTTTCTCATATACAGCAATAGTCTCTGCAGGCACTGAAAACTCCTTTCCTTCTTGTAACATCGCCACCAGTAAATTATTATACGCCTCATTCAAAATCGGCTCTTCAGGCAACTCGACGCCAACGTCCAAGGACAAATCCGCCAAATACACGTAAAACTCCAGCAACTCTTTCAACCTGCTTTCTGGAAACCAGTCGAGAAATCTGATTTCCACACCGTGGTTGTAATGTTTCCGATAACTTATGTCCATGCCCAGCTCATCCAACATATTGTATCCGCTCGTCTCATGATATTTCTTATACCACCAGAAATCTGTGCCGCTTCCTCGAATATCTTTCACGGGGACGGTGACGATTTTGCCAACAGGCATGGCGTTTGTGTCAAAGGTGCATATTCCAATATACCGAGAAACGGCACATCTCTGCGAGCCGCGGGAATACTCCTTTGACACAGTCGATAAAGGGTCACTTGTTCCGAATTCAGCGATTATGAAGGGCTCTAACCATTGAATCAGACGTATATATTTACGATGGTCTTCTTTGAATTTCTTGTAATCTACCAGCTTAGGAAGGCGATTCTTATCCGCTTCACCCAACGCCGTTGGAAGAGTGATATTGATATGATAGGTGCCGTTATTAAACATGGCAATATTCTTCGGATTTGTGAAATGCACGACGAATCCAGGATTTTCTTTTGGAAATTCCAAGACGCCTTTATCCGTATAAATTCCACGCTGCTTGAGAAACGTATTGACCGTGCCGAGGAAATATTCTTTGGATTTTACCAATTCACGGACAACGCGACTTGCGGTTGTTTTGTAGAAATCTTGGGTCATGAATTCAATGGAATCTCCGTCAAATATACAGTTCTTATCGAATATCTTGGAAAATTTGCGAGGTCGGCAGCAATAATAGGATGGTGTATGCGAATATAGTTCTTGGAAAAACGTCTTTCCATTGTATTTGGGATTCGGTTTGGGATTTTTTTCATAGGTTGTCATATGATTTCCTGACATATCCATCTTATTGAATGCGTGTGCATTGAAGAAAAACGGAACTGGGAAAAATCCAGAGGCATCTGGAAAGAGTTTCGCAAATGCAGTTTTATAATGGGGCTTATAAGTCGTATAATATCTGACGCTATATCTTTCGGCTGCGTGGTTATTGCGCATGATTGGGGCGGCTACATACAAGGGCTTGGCGAATTGTAAATATGTCTCTTCTTCAATACCGATGCCCCAGAAGGTTTCATTGGGTTTATACATGGATTTATATCGGAGATGTTTCACAAATTCTGTATACCCCATGACTAATAAAGCCGTAGATATTTGTCGGTACAGGCGAAACGGGTCTAAATCGTGGCAACATACTCTTATCATGAGCATCTCTTTTACATTCGGTATTATTACTAGTGAAGGAAGCCAGCAGTTCTTGAAACAAATCGTAGATAGCATACGAGCACAAGCTATCCCCGCTTACGAGATTATTATTGTTGGATGGACTGCTTCCACTGTTTCCATAGAAGGGTGTAAAAGGATACAGTTTGATGATAGTGTGAAGGCTGGATGGATTACGAGGAAGAAGAATCTGATTTTCAGGGAAGCGGCGTATGAGAATATTGTTGTCATGCATGATTATGTTATTTTGCGGGAAGGATGGTATGAAGGGTTTTTGAGACACGGAGATTCTTTCCAACTTTGTATTAATCCTATTCAAACGGTGGATGGACGACGATTCAGAGATTATGTACTCTTCAACCAGTTTTTACATCCGAGGTTCTCTAATAAAACTCTTTTGCCATATGACTGTAAAGTATCGCCGAAAGTCAGTCGAATCATGTATGTTTCTGGAACATATTATGTGGTGAAAAAGGAACTCGCGCTAAAATATCCTTTGCGCGAACAGCTAGCACATAATCAAGGAGAGGATGTTATATTTTGCCATGATATTGAGAGGCCTGAAATTCAGTGCAATCGGCATAGCAGCGTTCGCCTCTTAAAACACAAACCTTCTTGGGAAAATGAGATGTCTCAAGAAGATTATCAGGCCTTGGAAGTATGGGCACATATGTATGCAGATGAAGTCTTTCAAAAACAACGAGCATTCCAGAGAAATTGGCTGGCGAGGGATTTTGGGATTATACTTCCTTAGTAGAGATGTGTTTCAGTGCTGAAGTTAGTCTTGTGACGTTTTTGATTGGAACAATATTCTCGGTAGTTATATTTCAGTTAGGAACACCCCTAGATAAGATTATAGGATTATTTGGAGTATATGTTTCTCTTATGCAGGGTATAGAATTTCTTTTATGGAGGCACCAAACATGTGACCAATATCATAAGAATGTATCCGTTCTAGGTGCCCTGCTTAACAGCGCGCAGCCGATTGTTCTGGGAATACTGGCACTTATATATAGTACTCGTGTGGAGAATAAGGGATATGTATTCTTAGTCGTTGGAGCCCTATGTCTATATGGTGCGTATTCTTATATTGATAAGAGTGCTTTTATTCTAAATCCCGAGCTACAATGCACGCAACCCAGACCAAATGACCCTCATTTACATTGGAATTGGGCACAAAATTACCCTTGGTCATCAGATTGGTTAGTATATATAACTTCTATAGTACTCATTTCTATTATCGGAATGCCGACTCTTTCACAAGGAATTGGATTGGGTGCATATTTCTTAATCTCTATGATTGTTACGGGAATGGTATATCCGAGACAAGAAGTGGGTTCCTTGTGGTGCGTATTTGGAGCGCTGACGCCTCCTTTGTATTATGCATCACGTGTCTTAAAAATAATAAAGGCTTAGCGGGGGCGGCCTTACTGGGACTTTTCTTCAGCCTATCAAATAGACCGAATAAACTCCCAGCTCAAATCCTTACAGATAAGCTGCCAAATCTTGTCCTGGTTATATAGTTTATCTCTGTTTTTCAGAAGAGGGAAGCACTGGAGATAATTGTCCAACTCCAGAAGTTCGCAGAATTTATAGAGAACATAGGAATATGACAAGAAATTACTGCGGGTCTTGGGGCAATGTTTGACGAAGGACCCCTGGATTTCCTTGAACATGAATCGCAGCTTTTCCTCTACTTCGCGAGACATTACTGGAGCATTCTTGCCGTTGATGCGGTTCAAAATATAGGGGACGTGCTCGTAGAAATTCGTGCACTTCAGCTTTTTCAAGATTTCTCGCACTTTTCCAGGTTTAATACTCTCGGCGTTTGTAATACGCTCCTTCTTCAGCTCCTCCAGAATCGCCTGGAATACATCCTCAGGAATTTCTGTGCTTTCCTTCGCTTGGAATTGTGCAAGCCACTCATTAAAATGGTTAATGCGTTTATAAGCGTAATAGGTGACCTCACGAGGCGGGTCCTTGTAACTCGGCTTATCACTGTCAATTAGGACGAACTCCTGATGTCCGCAAGAATCGCAGAAAAATAAGGCCTCATTATTACTGAATGTCATCTCTTTATCACACATTTCGCACATTCCGTGGGGGTCTTCAAAAGATGTTATAGCCGCCTTTGCATGGTCTGGGTCCACTTTCTGTAGATATTTCTCCAATAAAACTTCACGGCCTTCGCGCTCTTTCTGCATAGGTGCGGACTTATGCTCTTGCTTCTTCTCCGCTTGGAGAGAATCATCACCCTTCTGCAAGGCGGCCAAGACACTACCAGGTTTAGCCTTCACAATCTTTGACACACTCATTTGGTCACCGCTCTGGATTTTATCTTGTAAGTCATAATAATTAAAGAGAATTTCACCGGCACCAAATAAATAATCATATACAGGTTTATTATTCAATAAATCCTCCTTCTTCCGCCGTAAAGAGTTCATACAATCCTCATATTGACTCTTTAACACAATATCGTTCGTTTCCTGGAGTTTATCATTATATTCAGAAATCTGTTCGTCAATATTTGATATATCCTCTCTCTCTTTCTTTAATGAATTTATGTTTATCTGATGAAGATTATCAAGGGTAGTTTTTCCTTCTAATATACTACGTTTTGTATTTGGTCTAGTATTAAATAAAGAAGAGGGTTGTTTATCTGTCATTCTATGATGCTTTTAAGAAGAAGTTTAGACCGGGTCTTGGATTCCATTATAAATTTGATATGGAGTTAGGATAATACATACAGCAATGAAATACACCAAAGAACTTTTAGAAGATATTCTAAAAGAAGGTGGAGGGACTGTTTTAGAGACATATGAAATATACAACCAGCGCTTGAGGGTGAAGTTTATCTGCTCTTGTGGGGTGGAGACGAGCAAACGCTTTGAGATGTTGAACGTGCATCGGCTTCCTTATTGTGAGGGGTGTAGTTTAAGGGTAAAGGAACAGAGGAAGCAAGAAACAAATCTCAATAAATATGGCTGTATAAATACAGCCTCTGTACAGGAGGTAAAAGATAAAATTAATGCTACATTTAAAGAAAAATATGGAGGACATGCATTGAAATCTCCTGAAATTATAGCTAAACGGGCAAAAACATGCTTGGAAAAGTATGGAGGACATCCAAATCAGAATAAAGAAGTACAAGCAAAATCGGAAGCAACTTCCTATAAGTTCAGAGACTATATGATGCCAAGTGGAAAAATTGTCAAAGTTCAAGGATATGAGAATATCGCATTAGATGAGTTAGTGAAAAAATATAAAGAGGAAGACATTGTTGTAGGAAGGTCAAACATTCCAACAATAGAATATCACATTAATGATGTTAAACATGTATATTTCCCGGATTTCTTTATAAAATCAGAGAACAAAATCATAGAAGTAAAGTCAGAGTGGACGATTCAATTAAGAAGAGGAAACGTGCAAGAGAAGGCTTTAGCGACGATAAAGGCTGGATACAATTATGAAATATGGATTTACAATGACAAGAAAGTAAAAGTGGAAACAAGGGTTTATTAAAACAGAAGCCTAAATTAAGAAATCAAACTCTCCGGCTCGTTTTCCAATTTTCCAAAATTGCGCAAAAAACTCCATTTTGGAAATTTTTTTTCTTATGATATGAATATAAGATGACAGGTGGGGGTTTGATGCAACTTGTTGCCTATGGCGCGCAGGACGTTTATCTGACCGGCAATCCGCAGATCACCTTCTTTAAGGCGATCTACCGTCGCCACACCAACTTCGCGATGGAGTCCATCGAGAATCCCTTCAACGGCAACCCTCGCTTCGGCAACCAGGTGACCTGCACTATCCAGCGCAACGGTGACTTAATCCACCGCATCTACCTCCAGGCGACTCTGCCCTCCGTGAAGCTCACGGCGGCGGACGGCTCTGGTGCGCAGTTCCGCTGGCTCAACTGGGTGGGCCACAACCTGGTCGACTACGTGGAGCTGCAGATTGGCGGCCAGCGCATCGACAAGCACTATGGCGACTGGCTGCACATCTGGAACGAGCTCACCCAGGAGGCGGGCAAGCAGGCCGGCTACGCGAAGATGGTGGGCAACGTGCCCCAGCTGACCAACCTGATCGTGCAGGGCGGCGAGGACTGCGACAACGACTGCGCGGGCGGCGAGCCCAACTCGTCTGGCGAGCTGCTGGGCTGCACCCCCGAGTACACTCTGTATGTGCCCCTGCAGTTCTGGTTCTGCCGCAACCCCGGCCTGGCGCTGCCTCTGATTGCGCTCCAGTACCACGAGGTGCGCATCAACCTGCAGTTCAACGACCTGCAGAACCTGATGTGGGACTTCGCGCCCCTGGCGACCAACACGCACGCGGTGCGTGACCGCGTGAACGCGGCGAACCTGGTGGCGGCGTCTCTGTATGTGGACTACATCTACCTGGACACGGACGAGCGCCGCAAGTTCGCGCAGGTGTCGCACGAGTACCTGATTGAGACCCTGCAGTTCACTGGCCAGGAGTCTATCAACTCGTCCTCCAACAAGATCAAGCTGAACTTCAACCACCCTTGCAAGGAGCTTGTGTGGGTGGTGCAGCGCGACTCGTATGTGTCGTGCGACGACGGTGTGATCAACCCCTGGAAGGGCCAGCAGCCGTTCAACTACTCCGACTGGTGGGACCGCTCGGCGCTGGAGTCTGGCTACTCCGTGACCCGCGTGGAGGGCATGGCGGGCAAGAACCCCGTGGTGACGGCGCTGCTCCAGCTCAACGGCCACGACCGCTTCACGGTGCGCGAGGGCCGCTACTTCAACGAGGTGCAGCCCTACCAGCACCACACCAACGTGCCGGCGGTGGGCGTGAACGTGTACTCCTTCGCGCTCTCCCCCGAGCAGCACCAGCCCAGCGGCACCTGCAACTTGTCTCGCATTGATAACACCACCCTGCTGCTGACGGTGTCCAACAACGCGGTGGGCACGGCGACCAGCTCCGTGGTGCGCGTGTATGCGACGAACTACAACGTGCTGCGCGTGATGTCTGGCATGGGCGGCCTTGCGTATTCCAACTAATGAAATCCGCATTACATCTACTTACATCTGGAGGATGTTGTGGGTTTTCTTGTGCTGGTAAAAATTGATTGATGCGATTATACTGTTGAGTTATTCAGAATGAATGTCTCAACATTATGTGCTTGGACAGAAAAGAAATGCGACAAACTTTCTAAAAAAGACGGATACTGTTTGAAACATCATGCGAGAGGTGTTCTTTTAGAAGAAGCTAAGAAAAAGGGTGTGAGGATATGTGGAGATGGAAAACGTGCATGTCGTAATGAAACATTAAATTCTAAATTAAAATGTGAAGAGTGTCTTACAAATACAAGAAAAAAAGAAAAGGCGCAATACGATGAAAGAAAAGAAAAAGGTTTATGTGTAATGTGTGGTAAGGAAATAGATAATCTAACGAAGGGGGTAAAAGAAGATTTAGTTCAAAAATGTGAAGCCTGCTATTCAACTATGAGAAAGGTTGAAGATAATAGAAAGAGAGAGAGAAATTATTCTTTAGAAAGGGTATTAAACCCAGAAAGACATTTTAAAGAATACGCAAGTAGTGCTGCAAAAAGAAACATAGAATTTAATATAATATTAGAGGAATTTACGGAGTGTGTAGTAAAACCATGTTATTATTGTAAGGCATATAATGAGACTGAAGTACGTGGAATTGATAGAATTGATTCATTCAAGGGTTATTCTAAAGAGAACATATTACCAGCATGTGAAATATGTAACAGTATGAAGAAACAACTTTCATTGAAAGAATTTGCGAATCATATTGATTTACTATATAAAAACTTTGTATTATCATTTAGCGAAAATATATCAGAAGTAGAAGAATCTCTTCCTTCCTATAGGTTGCGGCCTTCCAAAATAATAGAACACTATTCAAAAAGAACCCTTAATATTTATATTGAACTTTGTAAAGAAGATAAAAGAACTGCATCATATATACAAAAACTCGTTGATGCTACTGCGTATACAATGACAAATAGCGAGTTTAGAAATTATCTTGAGAATGCATCAAGGACTGATGTTAGGTCTAAGCAAATAACACTAACAAACGAACGCAAAAGAATTCCACGAAATGAAATATTTGCTTTACTAAAAAACAACAATCATATAGAAGTTGTTAAATTATATGAGACAGTATTTGGAGAGACAAAAGACATTAGAGAAGATATGAAAGAGCTAGGAAGTATTTGGAACACTCTGGTTGGCACAGAGCAAAAGGCACGATTTGAGAAATTAATTACAAAATACAACAATGTTAGAGCATATAAAAGAAGAATTGATGAAACGTTAGAAAACTCCAATCCTCCCAACTTGTAACCAAGTTCAATCCACAATTCCACCCCCACACCAGATTTCTCACATCTCAAACTGCGCACCCATCGTTTTTCCGTGCAGAGCCAAAAACTCCTTGGGATATTTACCCGTGCCCACAGAATTCTGGACAATGGTCACATAATCCCTTTTACACAAATCTTTTCCATAGGCAATACAATTTCCAATAAACTCCGCATCCAACTTCATCCAACTCAATTTCCGAAGAATTTCTTTGACAGACATGAAATACGAGAAATGCCAGCCACATTCAAAGACGCCAAATACCGGCCCCCGCTGCTCTCGGAATTTCTGGAATTCCTTGTGCTCCTTCAGTAAAATGTCATTGACAACAAATGCCGTCGCTGATGTCTGCTTTTCAGAACGCCAATTCAGATTATAATAATATACGGGCATTTCCAGATAAATACATCCCTCAGCGCACTTATTATACAATCCTTCTTTTACACATTTCATAAGAGAAATATCAGGAATCTCGTCTACTTCGCAGACGGTCACGATAAACTGCACATCAGAATTCTCGGCAAGTATTTTACCGGCACATATATTCACATCTTCTTCCTCTATTGAAAACTCTATTTTACTCAAATACGGATCAAATCGTTTTCTCATGGCGTCAATATACAACGTCTTCTTTCTAAGACCCTTTGATATAAACCGTTGCTCACAAATATAGAACTTGTCAACCACGGGAAATAAATGCTCAAGGCGAGTAAATGCAATTTCCTCACCATCAAAGCGGAAATAATCTATCCACAACATTCTACCTATACATATAGAACTCTATTAAATGGAACAAGTGGACGTTATTTTCTATATAAATCTGGAAAAACGAACCGACAGGAAAGAGCATTTCCTACAAGAAATGAAAAAGTTTTGCGTCGATGAATCCAAAATCGTCCGAATAGATGCAGTATATAATACAAACGGCGCCCTAGGATGCACGAAAAGCCATATCAAAGCATTAGAGCAATTCATGGCGAATCCTGCCTGGCTCACGTGTATTATCTTCGAAGACGACTTCACATTCTATGACACAAGCATCGAAAACAATACGAGTCTTCTGAAAAAGTTTTTCATGAATTTTACAGATTGGGGGATCTTATTATTGGCAACAAACCAGGCGGGAAGACCATCAAAAAGAACACATGTGGAAGGAATCCAAGAAGTAGTGTATTCGCAAACTACAAGCGGATATTGTATTCACAAGGACAGTGTAAAAGAAGTATATAATAATTTTAAGGAATCGGAAGCTGCACTAGAAAATGGAAATGCCGTGCATCAATATGCCGTGGATATATTTTGGAACCGACTCAATATGAAACGTTTCTGCTTTTCTCCGAATATGGGATACCAATATCCTGGAGTTTCAGATATAGAACATCGCTATGTTTGCTATGGCTGCTGAGGCTACAGCTCTGAATCTATTCATAGATAACCTCCAAAGTCTCTCCACCCATGCGACCCGCCGCCCATTCTAAACAGGCGTCAAGGCCCTTCCGTCGTTTCTCCAACGGCGCCCCAAGGCATTTACGGCTGTAATGCTTCCAGTGCCATTCAAACGACAGGGCCGCATTCCAGGTGGCAAATCCTTGCACATAACAGACTCTATACCAATTCAATGGTCTTTTACGAGTAGCCCGCGCGCCTCCTACTAAAAGCCCATTATGCTGCCGAAGACGTCTTTCCTTGTCCATCGTTGCACCAATATATGTTACTACAGGCTCTTCAACGGTGGCGAGGCAATATACGACGGGACCATCTGTGTCCATATCTACTGTATTCTCCTACGAAATCGGATTAAATACCACGACTCCTGAAAACTGGGAACAAAACGGTCAATCATCCGATATTCATACATACCATTCTTTGACACAAGCCCAACGAGTTCGCACGCCCTCTTATAATCTCCTCCTGCATTCACGGAAAGTGTGCCGCCATACGCTAAATGTGTAAAAGCAAGATGGCAAATTGCAGAAAGCCATTGTGTCTCATTACTATCCTTTGGGTCAAGTAAATCGACGACAATAGAATGATAGACTTTTTGGGTGGTCGTTAAAAACTCCATAGCATCTGTGTAAAAGATAGTTAGGTTAGGGTTTTCAAATGCACCTTTTGAAAATGACTCTGTTTTCATATGCGCGACAAGGGCTTCGTCCCAATCCACCATATCGACTGTTTCAACGTCAGGGAAGCGGAGCACTTCTCTCGCCGTTGCGCCTTCAGCGCCACCAAGAATGAGGACTTTTCTATGAGGGTTTGCTAGAGAAACAAGGGCTTGGTGATATATATGCTCGTCTGTATCCGCGCATTGTAGGACATTGTCAATAAATAACATTCTTCCAAAATGGGGATTTGTAATTAAATCTATCTTTGCTTTTTCTGTGTGTAGTATCACGTGGGAGCCTGGATTGATCAAATATTTCGTTATTCCCCATGGTTGTCTTTCGTCAAAACTTTGAAAACTGTCTAAACTTTGAAAACTGTCTAAACTTTGAAAACTGTCTAAATTTTGAAAACTGTCTAAACTGTCCATACTATCATAGAATAGCATGGAACCTCTAAGCAGTGATAAACCGCCCTGGAAAGTCATCGGTCAGTATCGCAATGTTCCTTTACCTTTCCGCCCTTTACCTCCACTCCCGACGAAACGTATTGCCATTTCAAACTTACGCACCGTAAATAGAGATGCCAACAGGGAGATCAAATAAATCTATGCTTGGGGGCTCTGGGGGAAATTCTTCTTCTTTTACTTCTGATTATCTTTCGCAAATAAGCAAGAATACTGCCACGAAAACCGATATTAAGACTGTAGAAGATATTGAAACATTGGTAGGATATTTTAATAATGTGATTGCAGATATTCAGGCTAGAAAGAAAAAGATGTAAATATAAAGAATGGAATACGACCCATTCGGCCAAAACGAATTTGCTGATTTAGATAACTTGACATCTATTCTTACAAATATTGTTTCTGTTCTAGATATTGTAAAGATTGTTATGGAACAAAAGGGTTTCAAAGGCACAGGTCTTAACGTGAATGTAGATGTTGTGCCGCGACAAGTTAATTTGATTATGTAAGTGCTTTTCTATAATTTTTTTATTATACGGACCCGTATAATAAAAAATCTAAATGTAAACTATAAAGGATGTCGGCATCCGTGTTACGCTACCGAAAGCTGGTTACGACTGATCTCGCCAATCAGGCCGTAAATCTGGCAGAGTCCGGCACAATGGGACATCGTGTTCAGGTTCCCATGTCTGTGGACGATTTGAACTCGTTTTTTGTATGGGATCGCCCTGCTGGCACAGACCGTGCGGTGGGCCATTTCGCTGCAACGACTTCCACTGGTGTAAAGTTCGACGACATTATGATAAACTCTTTATCTAAGGTTTACACTGATGTGGATGGTGTGACAAATGGCCTGAATTTCAGCTCGGCGATTCTAGATGCAAATACCGATACCCGTGTGCGTTTGAACGGCAACGTTAGCGCAAACGATATTGTTATGTCCTATTTACTATACAAGTGCTACGGCTCTTCTGCCGCACCCACTATGTCCGTGGTCTATAACCTGGAGGATGCCCAGCAAATGTTGAGCAACGGCACTCTAACCATGGCGATTCACAACTCTCTTTCTACGGAGGAGGCGCTGTCTACCTCGGCTGGCGTGGACAAGGGTGCCGTGGATGCCATGTTCCGCGATTTGCTGGCGGCCGACCCGATGCGTTTTTTCGATGCCACGGGCAAACAGATTGCTGGTCTGTTTGAGACGAATGCCGACGCGGATTCTACGGGCAGCTGGGGCTTCGTGCAGAACGATAAGATTGAGATGCGTGTTCAGTTCAACTTTACGAACGCCGTTACCCGCCGTGGTGTTCAGGACCCTTCGCAAGCCATAGCCGGCTCGGCGAACATGGATAACGTGGATACAGTGATAATTCCCGCGGGTAGCAAGTTCATCATTCGTCTGCAGATTGTGGCGACGGATACTCCTTCTGGTGCAGCGGCGAAGGCGGATGCTCAGGCGAACGCGATTGCGGATGCGCTTGCGGGGCAGGTTGCCAGCACGAAGAAGGCGGCGGACAATGCGGCGGCGGCGCAGCGTGCGGCGACCGAGGCGGTGAATGCAGCAGCTGCGCAAATTGCCTCTGCAAAGGCCCGGTATGAAAAGGCGGTTACGGACAATGTGGCCCAGGCGACTGCAGTGTCCAATGCGATGGCTGCTTCCAGGGCGGCCCAGGCTGCTCTAGACCAGGCCATTGTCAGCGGCAAGACCCAGTCTGAGATTCAGAACCAGCGTGCTGCGGCAGTTGCGGCGGAGGCGGCGGCTCAGAATGCCAAGGCGATTGCGGATGCTGGAACGGCCGACTTACAGAATGCTCGCAATGCGCAGGAGGCGGCAGCGGCTTCTCTTGCTGCAGCACAGACGGCGGCTGCTGCTGCTGCGGCGAATGTGGCCAAGGCGAATGCGGCTGCTGCGGCTGCAGCAATGGCGGCTTCCAGTGATGCGGCGGCGAAGGCGGCGGCGTCCAAGGCGGCGGCGGATGCGGCCTCCGACCCTCTAACGAAGCAGCTGACGGATGCAGAGCAGAAGGTGCTTGACCCCCAGACTCTCATTACGGCACAGGCTCAGATGAACACCAAGACGGACATCCGTGTTGGGGCGAAGACTGCATCTGACAGGCAGCAGGCCCTCGCGGACCTGGCGAATCAGAAGGCGCAGGCGGCGTCCAAGGCTCTCTCCGACGCGATTGCCTTGGGTGAAACGCTAGAGACCATCCAAATGCTTCGTGCGGCGGCGGTGGCCACGAAGAGAGATATGGAGGATGCGAGTGCCCTTGCATCGGCGAATACGCAATCATTCATTGACGCTGCGCGTGCCGAGCTTGCGGCCCAGCAAGTGGTGGCGAAGGCCTCTTCCGATGCATGTGTGCTGAGATTATCGATTGCGAATGCCGATGTGAATTCCAAGGAGCGCACGCGTGCTTCTGCACAAGCCGCGAATACGGCTGCGCAGGCGGCGAACGCGGCTGCACAGACAGCTGCCACAAATGCACAAACCTCCCTCGATGCTGCAATTGCGGCGGGTGCAGTGCTTGTGGAGGTTCAGGTGAAGCGTGCTGCAGCGCTTGATACGCGCACGGCGGCTGCAGCGGCCAAGGCGGCTGCAGATGCCGCTGCTGCAGCCCTGGCGGATGCAGTGTCAAAGAAGGCCACTGCCGTTTCTGTTGCTGCGGCTGCAGACCAGGCGCGTATTGCCGATATCGCCGCCTCCAATGCGCAGGCGACGCTGATTAACAATGCGCTTGTTGCGTCGACGAATTACCAGAATGCGAAGGTGTATCTTGCCAACGCCAATGCGCGTGCGCAGGAGTATAACCGTGCGCAGATGGCGAGAAACGATGCGAAGCAGGAGCTGGACGTGGCTGTAGCGGCGTATGTGGTGGCGCGCGATGCACTTGACACGGCGGTGACGGCTGGAAAGACGATTCCTGAGATTGTTGCCCTGCGCACGGCGGCGCAGGCGGCGGCGGACAGACAGGCGCAGGCTCAGGCGATTTACAATGCATCTGTTACGACATTCAACGCTGCAAATGCGAATCTCCAGAAGGGTGTTGTCCTGGATGCCTCTGGCAACCCCACGGTGGATTCTTCTGGCAACCTGGTGTTGAATAACAACACAATCTGGGATGCAAGTGCCAATGCTCTCCTGGTTCAAGCGGCGACGGACAACTTATTTTCTATTACAAACGCGCAGGCGAATACCTTAGTCCTGGCGTATATTGGCGCCCAGGCTGCAGCGGACCTTGCGGCCAATGCGGCGAATGACGCGAAAAATAAATCATTGCTCGCCCAGCAGGCGCTTGAGAATGGAATCACAGGCGGCCTGACTCTACCCCAAATCGTGGCTCTTCGCTCTGCCGCCGTTGCGGCTGCTTCCGATGAGGCGAAGGCGACGGCGGCGGCCAATGCGGCGAATACGGCGGCGCTCAATGCGCTGGGCAAGGTGTTCACGCCTGGCCCTACCTACACGTCGGCGATTGCCATTCTCAACTCCATGAGAATTGTGCAGGACCAGGCGAATAACCAGGCGCGCACGAATAAGGCGGCGGCGGCCCTGAATGCCGCGTATGCCAAAGATATCGATGCGCAGAAGGCACTGGTTGTGGCCCAGTATGCGCAGTATGTGGCGAATTCTGCAGTTAATGACGCTGTGGTAGGTGGAAAGACACAGGCGGAAATCACAACTCTTAATAAGAATGCGCAGGCGGCTGCACAGCTGACGGCATTGGCGAGACAGGCTGCTGACTTCTCGGCGGCTGCGCTGTCGCAGCAAGTCACATGGGCGGGTCTGAATAAGACTATTGACAGTGCTGGTGAAGAAGTAGACCAGGCATATACCACAGATGCCAGTGGCGTGGCTATTTACACTGCATCTCGCACTGCAGCCACTGCCGCTGCCGAATCGGCGCGCTGCAACTCCCTGGTTCGCCAGTATATGGACCTTCTCTCCAAGGCGAATGCGGCCCAAACTGCCACGTATAACCAGCAGGCCATTGTGGACACGGCGACGGCGGCGCTGAACACGGCGATAACACAAGGAAGAGACCTGGCGACTCTCCAAGAGCTTCGTGCGACCCTTCAAAATGCGTCGAATACTCTGGCTGCCTTACAGGCGGCGGAGAACCTGGCTGATGCGGCGGCTGCTTCTTCCCGTGCTTCTCTTATTGCGAGAGACCCTAGTGGCAACTACATCAATGCGGGTGCCAAGGCCATCTTAGATGCTGCGGTTGTTGCACAACAGACGGCGATTGACCGTTCCACCGCCAATATGCAGGTGGATGCCTACGTCGCGGCGTTTTCGGCCTATCAGCAGGCCTTGACACAGTGGCAGGCGGCGCAGAGTGCCTCCCTCCTCGCGTCAAACAATCTTAATACCGCCATTACAGCCGGCGCGGGTCTTACAGAAATCCAAACTCTGCGCACTGCGCTAGAGCAGGCTCGTGCGACCGAGTCAGTTGCTCTGGCCAACAAAGACAGGACAAATACTGCACAAAATGCTCTGAGAGTAGGCATTGAGACTGGAACGAGAGACTCTTCTGGCAACATGCTTGCCTCTGCAACAATTGCTAAGAATCTTCTGATACAGACGCAGCTCGCCCAAGAGGCGGCTATCCAGGGTGCCGAGTCCAATGCGCGTGCGCGTAATTTTTACAAAGCGATGGATGAACAGGCCACCGCGAATGTGGATTTAGCGAATGCCCAGGCGGCCTACGACACGGCCGCGCGCCTACTTGACCAGGCTATTACGGGTGGTGCAACGATTGGCGAGATACAGACCCTGCGTGCCTCTTCTCAGGCGGCGGGCGAGGTAGTGTCTCGTGCACAGGCACGTGCCTCTGCTGCTGCCCAGGCGGTACAGCTTGCGAGACAGGATGTGAACACCGACCCTAATGCGATTGCGATTCTCAATGATATGCAACTATATCAGGCGAACAAGGCGTCCTTGGCGAAGGCGAATTCCCTGATGAATGCGTTGAATGCAGCGAAGGTGGTTGAGCAGCAGGCGCAAAACGACTATGACCTCGCGAAGGAAGCGCAGACAATTGCTGCACGTGCGTTGGATACGGCGATTGCGAATGGCGCCGATATAACACAAATCCAGTCCCTGCGCGATACTTCCGTAGCTGCCACCACGGCTGCATCCAACGCTATGGCGACTCTTAATTTGAAGAAGGCGGCCACGCTGAAGGCACGCCAGGACGCGGCGGCGGACCCCCTGGCGACCGTCATAACGGATGCCGCTGCACAGTTCGATAAGATTTCCGTTGCCTCCACGGCGGTGAATTCGGCTCTCCTGGCGCTGACCCAGGCGCAGTCAGTTTCTACCGCGGCAAAGCAGAAGTATGATGCGGACAATGCCCTTTCTATTGCGGCAAACAATGCGCTCAACTATGCCATCCTGCCGTATGACCCTAGTGGAAACAATGTCATAGCGAGCCCTCTGGGTGGAAAGACCGTCCAAGAAATCGTAGACCTGCGCGCGGCGGCACAACAGGCTGCAGCGGTGGCCTCTTCTTCCAAGAATACATATGATGATGCGCAGGCGAATGTGCTGGCAAAGGCGGCGGTCAAGGCGGCGGCGGATGCAGCTCGTGCGGCCATCCCCTGGCCTCAGCTGACCAGCACCCTATCTTACAACATGACAACGGTCAGCATGAACGAGACCAAGGTGTCTTCCACAGATGCGAGTGGAACACCTGGCAATTACATTTACATTGACAGCAGCGTTCTACAGCGTGCCAAGACGGGTGCGACTGTTGGCTCTGTAACATACCCTACCGTTGACCTCTCTGGCGTCCAAATCCTGGGTCTGGGTGTGATCACGACGCCCACGAAGATTTTGAGCTACAAGATAGTGCCTTCTAGACCTGGCGGCCTCTACGTGAATGCGGTTGAGCTGACGGTTAACAACCCTGTGCAGGTGGCCGATGGTGTGTTCTACCTGGTGGGTGGCGAGGTCCTGTTGAATGACTTCATTATGTAATAAAATAATATAATATAGATAAAACCCATTTATTCTCCTTTTACTTTGTGTAAAAGAAGAATTAATGTTTTCACATGAATAATTATAAAGGATGTCTGCATCCGTAATACGGTACAGAAAGCTGGTTACTACAGACGTAGCCAGTGATGCCGTGAATTTGGCGGAATCCGGCACAATGGGACATCGTGTTCAGATTCCCATGTCTGTTGATGATATGAATACGTTCTTTGTGTGGAACCGCCGCGCAGGAAGTGAGCGTGCCGTTGGCCATTTCAATGCAGATGGTGCTTCCGTCGCATTCGACGAGGCCTTGTCCTATTCTCTGTCGCGCATATACAATGACGTGGATGGTGTTACAAACGGCCTGAACTTTAGTTCGTCTATCCTAGACGCAAATACTGACTCGCGTGTTCGTAAGAATGGCAGTGTTATGGCAAATGACATAGTCATGTGCTACGTTATTTACAAGTGCTACGGGAGTTCTTCAGCGCCCACGGAGGGAGTTATCTATAATTTACAGGATGCACATGATATGTTGAGCAACGGTGCTCTCGTCAGTGCTATTCACAGCTCTCTTTCACAAGAAGAAACGTTGAGTAATGTTTCTGGAGTGGACAAGGGTGCCGTGGATGCTATGTTCCGCGATTTATTGGCGGCCGACCCTTCTCGTTTCTTTGATTCGGCTGGAAAACAGATTCCTGGTCTGTTTGAAGTGAATGCCGATACAGATTCTAAGGGGAGCTGGGGATTTGTGCAAAATGACAAGATAGAGATTGTTGTGCAAATGAAATTCTTGAACCCGGTCACGCGCCGTAGCGTCGATAGCGCCGAGGAAGATTCGGAAACGGTGGTCATTACCGCTGGGTCTACTTTTAAGATTCGCCTACAGATTGTTGCAACGGACACTCCTTCAGGTGCCGCGGCGAAACAGGAGGTGGCAAAGACCGAGCTGGCCATGAGCATTGCTGACCAGGCTGCAGCAACGGCGAAGGCTGCGGCCAATGCCGCCGCGGCCCAGCGCACTGCAGCACAGGCGATGGCTGCAGCGGCTGCACAGACGACTGCAACGCAGGAGCGTTATACAAGGGCGGTCGATACAAATAAGAAGCAGACTATGGCGGCGGCGAAGGCTCTGGTTGCTTCCCAGGCGGCACAGGCCGCTCTAGAGCTGGCCATTGCGACGGGTAAGAAAGAGACGGAAATTCAGGCAAAGCGTGCTGCTGCAGTGACCGCCGCTGCTCTCGCCGATAATCTCCAGGCGATTGCTGAGGTGGCTGCCGCTGAATTGGATACAGCCAAATTGGCTGCTGATGCGGCGGCTGCTACACTTGCTGCAGCACAAACCCAGGCAGCCACTGCTCTCGCAACGGTTGCTGCCGCAAATGCTGCAGCCGCCAAAGCAGCTGTCATGAAAGCTGACCAAGAAGCCGCTGATGCGGCCTCTGCCAAAGCAGCTGCAGATGCTGCCTCTGACCCATTGACGAAGAAAATTAAGGATTCAGAGAAACTTGTGCTGGACCCTCAAACAGTTGTGTCTCTAGAAGCAAAGTTAAACGAGGTAAAGGCGGAACGTGCTGCCTTTACAGTTACCACTGATAATGCATATGCGGACTTTATTGAATCTGTGAGAAAGTATGATACTTCTAGGTCCAATCTGGAATACGCTATATCCGTTGGAAAGAAGGCAGATGATATACAGATTTTCAAGGCGGCGGCTGTTTCGGCCTTATCTGCCAAAGAAAAGGCGGAGTTGAATGCCCAGGCAACTCTTTCCATGCTAACATCCTATTATAACCTAGAGCTAGGTGCCTTACAGCTGACGGATAAGGCGAAGGTAGACTCTGCCACTCTTGCATCATCTGTGGCTGCCGCTGGTGTCAATGAGGCGACGCGCAAGGTAAATATCGCAACGACGGCGTATACATATGCTTCGACAGTAACAGGTGATGCATTTGCGTCAGTGGCCGATGCACAAGCAACTCTGGATGCAAGAATCAGTGGTGGTGCTGTTTTCACAGAGGTTCAGACGCGTCGCAAGGCTGTCTTACAGGCGAATTCTCTATTTGCTGCATCGAAAGTAAAATCTGATGCTGCCTCTGCTGCACTGGCGGATGCACAGAAGGCACTGGTCGCCGCCAATGCGGCGGCTGCCACTGCTTCAGCAACCATTACAGTAGTGGGGGCTACTGCAGCAAATGCCGAAACATTTTACCAAAGCACAATTGCAGCAGCGAAGACATATTTTACACAAAAAACGGTGGGTGCAAATGATAACGAGAAATCTTTGAAGGCGGCGGCGCTACTTACCGCACTCAATTCCGCCAAAGATATGGTTGCTGCTGTCAATGCTGCGTATCTTGTGTCAAAGAGGAATTTTGATGTTGCCATTGCGGCAGGCAAGCGTTTGGCCGAGGTTAGCGTCCTTCGCCAAATCTCCCAGGATGCACAGCTCCAACAGCAGCGTGCTGGACTCATTTTACAAAAGGCGGAAACTGAATTTAATAACTATGCCGCCTCTCTCAAAGAATCTGTTAGTAGCATCATGGGCTCTGCCGCTGAATTCCAAGTTGCGCAGATTGAATCTGCAAAGATAAACTCTCTTGGGTCCATTTACAACAGCACACTTATGTATTATGGAGAGGTGAAGGCAGAGCTGGATGCGGCGAAGGCCCAGGACGAGCTGGCAAAGAGTCGTCTGGATAATGCAACCAAGGGAGGAAGCACTCTTTCAGAGATTGCCCTGTTGCGGCAACTCAAGGTGAAAGCTTCTTCTGATTATGCAGCGGCACTGGCAAAGCATAAGTCGGCGGCATCTGCACTTTTTATTGCAAAAGCTGGAGGCAGGGGTGAAGCTAGCTCGCAAATATTCACTACAATTGCTGGCACATCTGGTGTATCAGGAAAGACCGATGGTAGCACAAAAGAAGGTGCTGTATTCGGTGGTCTAAATACAATTACATTTGGTCCAGATGGAAATATCTATGTAGCTGACACAGGCAGCCACCTTATTCGTAAAGTAACTCCTGCAGGAATTGTTACTACACTTGCTGGAAACCCAGGCGTATATGGATTTGCTGATGGAACAGGAACAAATGCTAAATTTTATACTCCTTCTGGATTGGCATTTGGTCCAGATGGTAATCTTTATGTAGCCGATTCTAGCAACCATTGTATTCGTAAAGTAACTCTTGCAGGAGTTGTTACTACAATTGCTGGAAACCAAGGCGTAAATGGTTATGCAGATGGAACAGGAACAGATGCTCTATTTAATGGCCCTTGGGCTCTGACTGTTGACGCAAGTGGAGATATTTATGTAGCTGACCTATACAACCAGCGTATTCGTAAAGTGACTCCTGCAGGAGTTGTTACTACAGTTGCAGGGTCAGGAGTAGCTGGCTTTGCAGATGGAACAGGGACAGATGCTCAATTCTTCTATCCTTATGATGTGGCAGTTAATGCAAGTGGAGATATTTATGTAGCCGAACAAGCTAGCAGTCTTATCCGTAAAATAAGTCCTGCAGGAGTTGTTACTACATTTGCTGGGTCAACATATGGTGGTGCCAATGGTACAGGAACAGATGCTACATTCGCTTATCCCCAAGGGTTGGCTGTTGACGCAAGTGGAAATATATATGTGGCGGATACAAATAACCATTCTATCCGTAAAATAACTCCTGGAGGAGTTGTTACTAGACTTGCTGGGTCAGACGTAGTAGGTGGAGCTCCTGCATATGCCGATGGAACAGGAACAGATGCTAAATTCTCCTATCCTACTGGCCTGACAGTTGCCGCAAATGGAGATATTTATGTAGCTGATTCAGGCAACAGTCTTATCCGTAAAGTAACTCCTGGAGGAGTTGTTAGTAGATTTGTAGGAAGCCCAGGGACATTTGGTTATGCCGACGGCGATGGTAATATTATTAGAGCGGCATTCGGTAGTATAAGCGGTTTTATAATTTCACAAAATGGAGATGCGTATATAACCGATACAAATACCAATTCTATCCGTAAAATAAGTCCTGCAGGAGTTATTACTACTATTGCTGGGGCAGGCATCAGTGGATTTGCCGATGGAACAGGAACAAATGCTGAATTTGCTGGTCCCCAAGGGTTGGCTGTTGACGCAAGTGGAAATATATATGTGGCGGATACAAGTAACCATTCTATCCGTAAAGTAACTCATGGAGGAGTTGTTACTACAGTTGCAGGGTCAGGAGTACCTGGTTATACAGATGGAACAGGAACGAATGCTCAATTCTCCAATCCTAATGATGTGGCAATTGGCCCAGATGGGAATATTTATGTAGCTGATACAACCAACAATTCTATCCGTAAAGTAACTCCTGCAGGAGTTGTTACTACAGTTGCAGGGTCGACAGCTGGTGTTACGGATGGAACAGGAACAAATGCTCAATTTAATGGCCCTTATGGGCTGGCAGTTGACGCAAATGGAGATATTTATGTATCTGACTTTTACAACCACCTTATCCGTAAAGTGACTCCTGCAGGAGTTGTTACTACACTTGCTGGGTCAGGCGCACCTGGATCTGCCGATGGAACAGGAGCGGATGCTTACTTCAATTATCCTGGTAAACTGTCCATTTCGTCAAATGGGGATATTTATGTAAGCGAGCCAAACAATCAGCTTATCCGTAAAGTCACTCCTTTAGGCGTTGTTACTACAGTGGCGATGGCTACTCCCACTGCTTTGAAAATATATTCTGACATACTACACTTTACAAATAATACTTCAATCCAAACGATTACAGGGAGCAGGTCCTTTGCAACTATGAGCATAACTGATTACACTTCATCCATATCTATCGTTCAAACAACCAATTTAATTGCTGGTATTCCTAATTTAGCAGGGTCTAATAATGGTACTTCAAGAGGTGCAGCATTTAATACTCCAAATAACATTACATCTGGCCCAGATGGAAATTTTTATGTAGCCGACACACAAAACCATTGTATTCGTAAAGTAACTCCTGCAGGAATTGTGACTACATTTGTAGGATTACCAGGTAATCTTGGTTTTTACAATGACACAGGAACAAATGCTACATTCAATGGGCCTAGAGATATTGCATTTGGTCCAGATGGAAATATGTATGTAGCTGACCAATACAACCATGCTATCCGTAAAGTAACTCTTGCAGGAGTTGTTACTACACTTGCTGGGGGAGGCATCGGTGGTTCTAATGATGGAACAGGAACACAGGCTTACTTTCATCTTCCTGCAGGGCTGGCAGTTGGCCCAGATGGGAATATATATGTAGCCGACAGAAACAACAATCGTATCCGTAAAATAACTCCTGGGGGGGATGTTACTACATTTGCTGGGTCAGGCGCAGGTGGAGATGGCAATGGAACAGGAACAGATGCTGAATTCGCCTATCCTGAAGGGCTGGCATTTGACACAAGTGGAAATATATATGTGGCTGATTCAGTCAACCATTCTATCCGTAAAGTAACTCCTGCAGGAGTTGTTACTACACTTGCTGGAAACCCAGTCTCACCTGGCCCTGAAGATGGAACAGGGACAGATGCTCATTTCCTTTATCCTTATGATGTGGCAATTGGCCCAGATGGAAATATTTATGTAGCCGACCAAGCCAACCAGCTTATCCGTAAAATAACTCCTGGAGGAGTTGTCACTACAATTGCTGGAACCCCAGGAGCAACTGGTTTTACAGATGGAACAGGAACGAATGCTAATTTCTGGAATCCCTCTGGCCTGACAGTTGCCGCAAATGGAGATATTTATGTGGCGGATACAGGTAGCAGTCTTATCCGTAAAGTAACTCCTGGAGGAGTTGTTAGTAGATTTGCAGGAAGCCCACAATTTAATGCTCATGTTGACGGCGATAGTAGTATCAGAGCGACATTTTATGTTATAAGAGATTTTGCAATTACACAAAATGGAGATATTTATGTAGCCGATACATACAATCATTGTATCCGTAAAATAAGTTCTTCTGGAGTTGTGACTACACTTGCTGGAAACCCAGGCGTATATGGAGCTGCCGATGGAACAGGAACAAATGCTCAATTCTATAACCCTTATAGCCTTACTGTTGACGCATATGGGAATATTTATGTAGCCGACCAAGCCAACCATTCTATTCGTAAAATAACTCCTGGAGGAGTTGTTACTACACTTGCTGGAAACCCAGTATCAGTTGGCCCTGTAGATGGAACAGGAACAAATGCTACATTCAATAATCCCTCTGGCCTGGCAATTGGCCCAGATGGAAATATTTATGTAGCCGACCAAGGCAACCAGCTTATCCGTAAAATAACTCCTGGAGGAGTTGTGACTACACTTGCTGGAAGCCCAACAGGCGTATATGGAGCTGCCGATGGAACAGGAACAGATGCTACATTCTGGACTCCCTCTGCACTGGTTGTTGACGCAAATGGAAATATTTATGTAGCTGACACAGGCAGCAACCTTATTCGTAAAGTGACTCCTACAGGAGTTGTTACTACATTTGCTGGCTCAGGCACACCTGGTCTTCTAGATGGAACAGGAACAAATGCTAATTTATATTACCCCGAACGTCTAGCAATTGCCTCAAATGGGGATATTTATTTAGCTGACTCAGCCAACCAGCTTATCCGTAAAATAACTCCTTCTGGAGTTGTTACTACTATAACGAATCAACTATCATTCTTATTCTCCGTATTTATACTCTCTAACACATTATATTGGGGAACTAGTTATACAATCAATACAGTTGATGCGGGGCCAGAAACAAGCTACTACTCAACCGTCACAACATCCATAGTTCCTGTCGCCGGCGGCAGTCTAGAAAATCCCAATGTAGCTGCCATTTTATCTGCATCCTCTGCGTTAAGACAATCGGAAACGTTGGCGGCACAGCAGTCTGAGTATGTGTTAGAGACGCAGAAGGCATATACAGAACTAACTGGCATAGTTGGCAAATATGAGAATTTGCTAAGTGAAAAAGATGCCATTGGCAATAAGCTGAAAACTGCGTTGGCGGGTGGTAAAACGATATCAGAAATTCTTGACTTGCAAAAACAGTTTGCCGCAAAAACACAAGAGTTATCAAAAGTAATATTTTATAATGATGCTGCGATAAGCAAATATTTATCTGCTGATACAAAGGGAAGTCCTATACAAAGTGTCGTGGATACACTTACAGATAGTATGAATAATTTGATATCTGTGGGCGTTCAACAAAAAATAGACAGTGCTTCCAAGGATGTGTCAAAGGCGTTTGTTGCTTTGAATACGGCGAGGACCGAGCAGGCGGCGGCGCAAGGTGTGTATGACCTGCTCAACGAGGAAATGAACACGGCTATAAATCAAGGGAAAATGATGGCTGATGCGGCGACCACACAGGACGCGCTGAATGCCGCTACAACAGATTTGGCAAACAAAACCGCCGCCACCAACTATGCCGAAAAAGCATACAAGGCGGCTGTTGATAAGTATAATTTATACCAGGCGCAGAATGTAAATCTGCCCACTACATTTGCAATGCAGGGCGCCGAGATTAGCACAATCATGTCGACTGTCACGGCGACTGCCAACTTATCGGTAAGCTCTATCAATGCCGCCAAGAATAATAACCTTACACGTAATCTGACGCAAACATATTCCCAGATGATGCAAATGTCCACCATGGTTCAACAATATAAATCTCTATATAGCACTACAACTGCAGAATTCAATGTAGCGATTGACCAAGGAAAGGGTCTTTCAGAAATCCAGGGTCTGCGTGGCAAGCTACAAGAGATTTCAAATAATCTTTCCAAGGATACATCCAATCTTACGAACACAGCCAATGCATACACCAGCTCTCTTCTTGTCGCCGTGGAAAGCGAGGGCTCTAAATCAATTCTTGACGCTCTTGCGCTTACACAGACAAAGATAACAGAAGGTGCAAAGGCGAATGCCCTATTGAACACGCTTATTGAAGCAAAGGAAAAGGTGTTTGCGTTAACTGCAGAAGACGCCGCTGCACAGTCAGAGCTTGTGGTGGCGAATTCCGCCATTCAAATTGCGATGAAGGGTGGCGATATCCCCCAAGAAAAATACGACGCTGTCTTGGTGGCGAGTAATAAGGCGGCGATAATTCGTAAGAATCTCGTGCGTGCGAATACGGCAATGATGAACGCCCAGATAAATATAAATATGAATCCGAATGTGGAAGCGATTAATGCTCTCGCCACGACGACATATATAAAACAAAATGCAAAGGCGGAATCCAATACATTAATGGCGCAATATAAAGAGGCGAAGGCGACGAAGGAAGCGGCGGACAGGGATTTGGCTATTGCGATGGATGCTTTACAGATAGCTACTACAACATTTGACAACGCAATCTCCTCTGGCACAGAATTACATAATATTCAGAATGCTAGAGATGTCATGAATGCCGCCGAAATCCAAGTAAAAGCTGCAAATCAAGTCGAAAAATATGCCAAGGATGCACTTGAGCTTGCTATACAAAATGCAAAGGTAAATCCTGTTGCGAATTCTCTAATTATTACACGGGAGGTGTATGATGATAATGCACTAGCTGGTGCTAAGGTGAATGCCGAACAATATAAGCTGAACTCGCTGAATGCAGAGCTGGCAAAGGCGACGGCGGCAGCGGCGGCAGCGGCTACGGCGGCTACAACAGCACGGACAAATTTAGAAACATCTAATGCAAGTGCCGTATCCCAGGAAATGGTGGATTTGCGTAGCGCGGCAGATTCTGCAGCTGCAGCCTCTGATGCGGCACAAACGGCGTTGGATAATATGCGTAGGAATGTGTTAGAGCAGAAGGATGTGCTTGATGCCGCTACAGCTGCATTCCAGGCAACACAGGCCGCTCTAGTGGAAAACAACATAAGAGTGTATATGATACTCAATGGATTTGTGTTTGTTTCTGTTGATGGATTTAACAGTGTAAGTAGATATGTTCTACAAAAAACGTTTGTGCCTTCAACACTGACAACTGGTTTGTCAGTGTCTCTTGAAACCATAAGCTTCATGCCAATTGATTTGTGGGAATATGATCCTGCAACAAATTACACATTAGGTAATATAGTAAGCTACCCTGATATAAACGGAGATGAGTATGTATGTTTAACATCTGCACAAGATCCGAGAGGAAATTCTTTCACTACTATATCAGGTAAGGACCCAGTCTCTTACCCAACGCTATGGAAAGAAGTGGAAGTATTAAAGTTAAAATATGTTTCTGCAACCGATTTAATCATACAAGGTGCAACGAGTTCAGGAATGACAATAAGTGCAACACTTACAGGAGATTTAGCGAATCTAACAACACTCTTTATAAATTCAGATATAAGCGGAAATAACACGTTGTTGAATGGATTAACTATATTTGGACCAGGCATAAGATCATCCACCTTAGGAGTTCCAGCAACTATTTCATCAACAGAATATACAAATAACAGATCCAAAATAAATATTACAGCCACCATGAGTTTTACAAATGAGACTGGAACACTTCAAAACTTATATATTAAAAACGGCAAAACTATATTGTCGGCGGCTGTGCAGAGTTATAATACATATATCGCAGGATTAGTATCAAAAGGCCTTGTTCCTGATGTGAGGCTCGGCTTTTTGACGAATACATTTGTAGATAGGACAAAACTTCCTGGAATTATTAATCCAGGAATTGCCTTTTCTGTTGGAACAACATCTATCACACCAACAGATAAGGGGACATATAGCGCATCTGCCATTTACACAATGGGAGATGTTGTATCAGATGTTTACACAAGTAAATATATATGTATGGTTGGTCCTACATCGACAAATACACCATATTACACCACAGGAAATGCCCCTGTAGAAAGTCCAGGAACATCGCTATATTGGTTCGTCCTTGAAAATCGGGGCTGGAATACTCTAACATACAATACCGCTACAGATATTAACCTACAAATTACAGGATTCGGCAGTATATTATGGACTTCCCCAGAGTATCCTCCCAACACAATCATACAAGTTGATTCCAATTTCCTCCAAGGCTATACCTTATTTGGATCAGGAATATTAGAGAGAACTACGGTTATCAGTTCAGAATATGCCTTTGCAAATAACAATAGATATTCCTATAAATTGATTCTGGATGCTCCCACAAGTGCAAATCTTTCTGATACTTTCTATGTAAAACAAGGAAGCGAGCCGCTTGTAATAACTACACAAACAAAACTATGCGAGGTTCTTTCTGTATTCATGAATACCGCTGCAACAAAATCCGTAGATATATTAAATGCAACAACAGTGCAAGGTGCTGCGACTCTTATAAATCAAATTGTAAATCCAGACATAGACGCGCTAAAGAATTTGTATCCAACCAATACTAGACTCATCCCCTATATAAACGTTGCTACTACTGTTGTAAACCAATGTCTGAATGTAGCAACTTCACAGCAACAACTTGTGCAGTTATATGCCAACAATCAAATCACCGCTGCTGAATTTAATGCGGCCAAGACAACAAATACTACTAAATTCACAGCAATACAAACACAAGTAACCCTCGCTGCATCTGCTGTTAATGCACAAGATGTCGCTACGGCGACTACAAAGGTGACCGTCATTGCAACCCAACAAAGCAACGTGATTGCTGACCCTACCGTGAAAGTATATCTCTTGGCCAGTGATTACAGTGGAACAGGTGCATGGACCGATAAGTCTGGTAATGGTAAGAATGCAACACTCTTAACAGGAACTATATCAAAAACAACCAATTCTATTGTTCTGAATGGCACTACTGCATGGAAATTCAGTGATGTAAATGTAGGAAACGCCTGGACTGCCTCTGTGTGGTATAAGCAGACTGGAACAAACGGCGGTAATGGCTATATTTTAACACAAGGATTGTATAATTCCACAAATAAAGTTAATTTATCAATCGGTAGAGGAAATAACAGTGTGGCGAATAATAATTTCAACGTATTTGGCTTTTATAATCAGGTGAATAATCAGACATCGTATCCGCGTAGTATTAATCTCGACACAAATATATGGGTAAATCTCCAATTAACTTGGAATGGAACAAATCTTTCTCTGTATCGCGACGGCTTTCTACTCCAAACCGTAGTATCTGGAGGTGTATCTGAAAGCTCTGTTCTAGACTATCACATTGGCTATCGCCAAGACGTTGGACCACAAGGTTTTGTAACAGGCGAAATCGGCGAGGTTCGTATTTTCAATAGACCCCTGACCGCCACAGAAGTTTATAAGACACATTGCACAAATATAACAGCATTTACAGGTTTGATTGCATGGTATAACGCGGCCGATTATAGTGGAACGGGCGACTGGAAAGATAGAGTTGTCTTTGGAAATAAAGCAACGGTTTTCTTAGGAACTCCTTCCATAAATACCTCGAATAAATCGATTGTATTTAACGGCCAAACATCTTTCAGATTCTCTAACGTGGCTGTAGGAAATGCATGGACTGTAAGTGTATGGTATAAGAAATACAATACGGCAACGGGAAGCTCTGTAATCCTATCACAACTAGCGACAGCTGCCAACAATATCTTCATATCTGATACAAGCGGAAATAACACAGTAAGTGTTGGGTTCAAGCCGACGAACGATACTACACTCAGGCAAACAAGCGGACTCCCTTTAACAACGGATGTTTGGGCAAATATACTAACAACATGGAATGGCACAACTCTGACTACATATCTAAACGGCACCCTGAACTCTTCCTCTACCCCAGGGGGTGGCGTAATATCTTCAGACAATGCAACTCCATATATTCTCGGATCAGACTTCGATGGCAGTGATGCAAAATTCATCAAAGGTGAAATAGGAGATGTTCGTATATATAATAAAGCAATTAGCTCTACTGAAATCTCGGCCTTGTATAATACAACTCTGATGTCAGTGACGGGTCTAAAAGCTTGGCTAAGGGCTTCAGATTATTCTGGCTCTGGAAAATGGATGGATAAGACCGGCTCTGGATATGATGCTACCCTAGAAAATGGCGCAATTGCTATAAATGCTGATGTGAACGGTATAACGCTAAATGGTGGAACAAGCTGGAAACTCCCCAATCTAAATCTCGGCAATTCATGGACGATTATGGTCTGGTATAAAATTACGGGGGCTATTGGTAGCACTGCAACTATTTTAACACAGATTTCTTCTGCAGGGGTGAATACCAACGCAACTCTTGGATATATAAGTGGAACAAATTTAACTGCTGGATTTGCCAATAGTAATTCTTGGACAAATAGCGGAACAATACCACTTACAACAAATATATGGACGAACATTCACGCAACATGCGACGGCGCAAATATACGCACATATGTAAATGGAGTATTGTCATCCACTGTATCTGCAAATTCTCTTCAAGATAATGGTCTAGAATATCGTATAGGAGGTTCCTGGAGTAGTGCTCCCCCTTATGTAATAGGAGAAATCGGCGAGATTCGTATATATAATAGACCTTTGACACAATACGAAATAGCAGACGAATATTATACAACTGTTGGATCATACAATTTTGCTGTATCAAATCCTTCTTCTCTTGGAAATCTGAGATTCTGGCTGGACGGAGATGACCCGAACGCAACTGGAACAGCACCTGCAGTAAATAGCACTCTGACCACTTGGAAAGACAAATCTACGAATGCAGTAACGCCTACACGTTCAGGCAGCACAACAGGTCTAGTGTATGCTGGCCCTATGACTGGCGTTTTATGGAATGCTACATCATATCTAACACTGCCCACTGGAACACTCCCTAACGGAAACAGCTCGTTCACATATTTCTTCGTGGTAAAATCACCAAATCAGAATAATACAAGACTTGTAAATATTGGAACTACAAACCAGGTAGGAACCCAACTAGGCTTACATTACCGTGGCAGCGATATGAATTTCTTCCAACCAGATTTAACAACAACCGTGCCTCCTGCAAACCAGATAAATATTATAAGAATTTCATACAATAGCACAACAAGAAAAAGAATAATATCTTTGAATGCCGCCACTGGGGCAACTGATACATTGGCGAGTTCACTAAATCTCCCAACAACTTCACAAATCATAGGAGCGAATACAGGAGGAGGTGAAGTAATAAACGGCAATTTATACGAAGTGCTTGTATATTCCAGCGTATTAACAGGCCCACAGCGCCAGGGTGTGGAAGGATATCTGGCATGGAAGTGGGGATTCCAAACCACCTTGCCGTCCACCCACCCTTACAGAAACGCCCCTCTGGCAGCTCCTTCACCTCCCACGGGTCTAACAGGAAGCATTATAACGGAATCGGCATTTACAGTATCGTGGACGGGCGGTGCACAAGCCACCTCTTACACATACACGCTAAACGGCGTAGCCACCACGCCCACTAGAAACAATGGACTAACTTCTAAATCTGCAGGCTTCACAGGCTTATCCCCTCTAACACAATACACCGTGGTTGTCACAGCTGTAAATGCCATTGGCTCTGTAACGTCATCTTCCGTATCAGTTACAACAATTGCTGATGTAAATATCAAAGCTGGCCTACAGCTATGGCTAGATGGAAAAGACCAATATACGATGACGATTACAGGAACAAACACAGTAACTCAGTGGAGGGATAAATCTGTTCTCTTAAATAATGCAACAGCGGTAGGAACACCTACTTTATCACTAACGGATGGAATGCTATTCAACGGCTCAAGTTATTTTAATCTTCCTAATGGAAGTATACCTTTTGGAAATTCTTCGTATTCTATATATGCCGTTTTCAGTTTTTCATCTATTCCTTCTGATCATGCTGTAATATCAGGCGGTACTAATACAAGTTTCGGCGGTGTATTTATACGTTCTGCATCAAATAAATTATCGTATGGCTGGTTTGGACCTAACGTACAAGCAAGTACAACTGCATCAATTTCATCTGGAACACGATACATGGCTAATACAAATTATCTATCAGGTGGCAATACTGGATATGGATATTTGAATGGAAATACTCAACCAACCTTTCCAATAGGAAATTCTCGTGTTCAGCCTAACACAAATAACTTAATAGCAAACTCTCCATTTGGAATTATGACAGGCACCATATCAGAAATCCTAGTCTATGACACGAGCCACACCACGACACAACGAGAGAATGTCGAAGGATATCTGGCGTGGAAGTGGGGCTTACAAACACAGCTGCCTAGCAACCACCCCTATCGCAACTCTCCTACTATATAAAGAAACATAGGCTGTATTAATACTGAAAACAACTTTATCCAAGAATCCCCAAGATTCTTAGATAAACTAAAACTCACCACCGCTCCCACTCTAATTCCGTGCATACGTCTTCGTAATATCGGCGAATGTCTTCGAATTCACGATTTCCGTCACTTCCAGCGTGAGCGACCAATCTGCATCCAACATATTCACCAATTTACCCCAAGGGTCTAAGATACTCACTTGGAAAAACGGAATAGTTACAGGCGACAAAAATGTATATTCTTTACGAAGCAAATTGCTTCCATCATCAAATTGTATTTGATAATAGTTATCCTTTAACACAAGTTTCGCAAATGCGTCCACGTGCGTCTCATTATTCAGACGATGCGTAACATTTACCACCATATCAGGACATTTCAGTTGAAGAAGATAATACGGTGTTGCTTGCACGTTGATAACACTTGATGCTGAAGTGGAATATAGAGAAGTAGATTGAATAAATGTAGAAGTTACAAGAGATTCTCTGAAACCTAAATAATATCCAAGCCCCCAATGCGTAGGACGATTTGCTATATCAGGAATAAGCGAAGCAAAATCAATAGTAAACGGAATAACTGGATTGGATATCGTTACAAAACCATTTATGGTATTCAAGCTACATACAAAGGCGGAGTGAATATTCTGAAGCATACTCTGAACTGTATTTACAAGGGCACCCGCTGTATAATTGCCTTCCAATAACTGTCCGCTCTGAATGTATCTGCCACTGCCGGCCACTTTGATGGCGAATGTATCATTCCCTTTCGCAGTGGAAAAAGCATGCTCTACCAAAGGTATTTCTGCACTCGCCAGACGGACACGAATGATGTTTTTCAATGGCGTCGGATTTCTTATACGAAATTCGGAATTCACGTTATTTTTCAAATCGGAAAAGCGAGAATCCAAGGAATGTATGGAAATCTGGTATTTGGAAGCATCGACGAGCCCTTGCTCCATACTAATATCCCTTTTACACAGTTTTTGGGGGACTTTTACCGCTTGTGTAAGAGGTATGGTTGGACTCTTGGATATAGTTGCCTAGCGTCCTAGCGGCCTGTGGACCCGGGCTCGCAAGCAGAGCTTGCTCACCAGGCTCTAGCGTCCTAGCGGCCTGTGGACCCGGGCTCGCAAGCAGAGCTTGCTCACCAGGCTCTAGCGTCCTAGCGGCCGCTAGACCCGGGCTCGCAGAGCTCGCCTGGGCCCACAGGGCATTAATGCCCTGTGGACCCGAACCCTCCATCTCCACGCGCCGATTCCGGCAGCACGTCAACAATACTCATACGAGTAATATCGCTCATGTCCCCTGCAACAATCTGAACAAGCCGCTGACCCTTCTTAACCTCCACCTTCTCCGCCGTAGTGTTCCAGAGTGCAGCAATCAACTCGCCCCTATACGACTTGTCAATAACTCCCACGCTGTTCATAAGCATCAGGCCCGTCTTAGAAATGGAAGAACGAGGAAGCATCCAATAATGCGACAGCTGCCCATCCTTTGTTATCACCACCCGAACCTTCATTGACACCATCTTCCGCTCACCAGGTGCAAACTCCACATCGCCAGGAACATACAAGTCAAAGCCGGCATTCTCGCCATCCAGCAAAGTATCCTTGTAGAAAGAAGCACTCTCTTCACTGGGTAAAAGGAATAGTTGGGGCATTCGTCGAATCTATGTATCATATACGACCCCATTTTAGCCCGAAACTATGTTTTTTCTAAATACAGGCCTAAAGATATTCCGCAAACAAAAAGTTGATTTAGCGGGGGCTTAGAAACTTAGTCCCTATTCAACAGAAGATGCCTGCTGGGTTCTATGCTCCTTCTTCCGAGATTGAACCCGTTGTAGGTATTCAGATTTGCATCTTCAGTCCCGAGGAGATTGAGCGGCGCTCTGTCGTAGAGATTACGAACGGCGGAACATACGAAGGGAACGAGCCGAAGATTGGCGGTCTCTTTGACCCACGCATGGGTGTTCTAGACAATGGCAGGGAGTGCCGCAGCTGTGGCCAGACAAATCACAAATGCCCCGGCCATTTCGGCCATTTTCGCCTGGCCCGCCCCGTGTATTACATCCAATTCCTCCCCTTCATCCAAAACGTCCTGTCCTGTGTTTGCATCCGCTGCTCAAAGCTTCTCATTGACAAGAAGTTTCGCAAGCATCTGCTGAAGCGCAAGGGGGAGGCGAGATGGCGCGAGGTGCTTACGGCATCCAAGGAAATGAAGCGCTGCGGCTACGAGACAGAGGACGGTTGCGGCGCCAGGCAGCCTACGCGCTATGTGCGTGAGGGCATTGCACGTATCGTGGCGGAGTGGGACGACTTGGATAATGTCGGCGAAGACAACCGCCCAGAGAAGCAGCGCCAGCCCCTAGAGGTGGAGTTCGTGCTCCGTCTCTTCCGCCGCATTTTGGACGAGGACGTGGATTTCATGGGCCTCAGCCGCTTTTGGTGCCGTCCCGACTGGATGATTTGCACGGTTCTCCCCATTCCCCCGCCGCAGGTCCGCCCCTCCGTCATTCAGGACAACAACCAGCGCTCCGAAGACGACCTGACGCACAAGCTGGCGGAGATTATCAAGACGAACAACACCTATTTGATGCCCCGCATCCAAGCGAATGCGGCCAAGTCGGTGATTGATGAGTGGACCAACGTTCTCCAGTATCACATCGCCACTCTGGTGGATAACCAAATTCCTGGCGTCGCCCCTAGTGCTCAGCGCAACGGCCGCCCTCTCAAGTCCATCCAACAGCGTCTTGGGTCAAAGGAGGGTCGTATTCGCTATAACATCCAGGGTAAGCGTGTGGAGTTCAGTGCCCGCTCCGTTATTACTCCCGACCCGAACATCAGCATTGCCGAGCTGGGTGTTCCCGAGAAAATTGCCATGAATCTGACGCGCCCCGAGCGAGTCACCGAGTTCAATCTGAAGCGCCTCTATAAGTTCGTCCAGAACGGCCCTGACAAGTTCCCTGGTGCAAAGACGATTCGCCGTGTCGATGGCCGCATCATTAGCTTGCGGCACGTGAAGACGGGTGAGATTACTCTCCACTATGGCGACATCGTGAATCGCCATCTCATGGACGGCGACATTGTCTTGTTCAACCGTCAACCGACACTCCACAGAATGTCGATGATGGCGCACAAGGTGAAGGTGCTGAAATACAAGACCTTCCGTCTGAATGTGTCCGTTACCGCGCCCTACAATGCCGATTTTGACGGCGACGAGATGAACATGCACTGCCCGCAGAGCTACGAGGCGGCGACGGAGCTGGAGGAGATTGCCGCCGTGCCGCACCAAATCCTTCGCCCCCGCGACGGCATTCCAGTTATTGGCGTGGTTCAGGACACTCTCGTGGGCAGCTACCGTCTGACCCGTGAGCACGTGAAGTTCAATCGCCGCGAGTTCATGAATCTGATGATGTGGAACAAGAACTTTGAGGGCGTAGTTCCGTCTCCCAAGGACAATGCCAGCTGGACCGGCCACCAAGTGCTGAGTCAGCTGATGCCGCCGATTAACATGGAGATGAACAATTCGTCCAAGAAGAAGGTGGTGATTCGCGAGGGCGAGGTGAAGGAGGGCCAGTTTGACAAGTCGGTGTTCAGCAAGGCGTCCAAGGGCATCATTCACATGACATTCAATGATTACGGCAGCAAGCGTGCCGTGAATTTCATTGATTCCATGCAAAACACGATAGAGCAGTTCCTCGTGTATAACGGTTTCTCCGTGGGTATCAGCGACTTGATTGCCGATTCCACCACGAAGGGCGAGATGAACGTGAAAATCCAGGAGAAGAAGTCCGATGTCGAGACCATCTTGCTAAGCCTCCACCAGGACCTCTTTGACAACAATACCGGCAAGTCCAATCAGGCCGAGTTTGAGGACAAGATTTTCGGCATTCTGAACAAGGCCACGGAGTTGGCGGGTGACATCGGCTATAACTCATTGGCAAATGAGAACCGTATGACGGCGATGGTGCGTGCTGGGTCAAAGGGTGGTCCGATTAACATTGCGCAGATGATTGCGTGTGTGGGACAGCAGAACATTGACGGTAAGCGTATTCCGTATGGCTTTGAGGACCGCACTCTGCCGCATTTCAAAAAGTATGATGACGGCGCCGAGGCCCGTGGCTTCATTGAGAATTCGTTTATTAACGGCCTCAGCCCCACGGAGTTCTTCTTCCACGCCATGTCAGGTCGAGAGGGTCTGATTGATACTGCAGTGAAGACGGCGAGCACGGGTTATATCCAGAGGCGTCTGGTGAAGGCGATGGAGGACCTGGTGGTCCAGCACGACGGCTCTGTGCGTGATGCGAATATGAACATCGCGCAATTCCACTACGGCGAGGACGGCATCAACTCGACAAAGATTGAGAGCCAGAGCTTGGATATGGGCAAACTCACAGATACAGATATCCGTCGTGACTTTGGTCTGGAGGGCGTGGATTTGGCGGCGGTGTTGGCGGATGGAGCTGACCGCGGCGACGACGCGGAGCTTCTGAAGGCTTTCGTCCAGTCCGTCAGGGACGACCAGAAGATGGTGGTGGAGGGTGTGTTCCGAAGCGGAAATCAGGGGTCCATCTTTGCGGCGGTCAATCTGGAGCGCCTGATTCTGAACATCAAGACGAAATTCGGCCTGAACACGGCGCAGAAGACTAATCTTACTCCGAGGCACGTGATTGCGGGTATTACGGCTGTGCTAGAGAAGACGCAGAGCTTCCACAAAATGTGGGCGGCTCTTCTCCGCTACCATCTCTGCCCGATGAAGCTGATTGTTGAGCAGCGGTTCACAGAGTCGGCGTTTGACACTCTGTGCGAGGTTCTGGTGACGAAGAACTGGCAGGCGTGGGTGCAGCCTGGCGAGCAGGTGGGAATTATTGCGGCGCAGAGTATTGGCGAGCCATCAACGCAGATGAGCTGTTCGTATCATACATTTGTCCAACTCTCTAAAAATGGGGGAAATGAGGTGGGGTCCATCGGCTCTATCATAGACAAGATTATTGCGAATAATGCCGACGACGTGATACAGATTGGTGATGAAAGTGTGGTTCTTGACCTGGCGGAGGATTTCTATATCATGGGCGTTAGCAACGACGAGAAGACTTCGTGGAAGCGCATTAGCCAGGTAAGTCGTCACCCAGCGAATGGTGGGCTTGTCAAGGTGGTTACAAAGTCAGGCCGTAGCACGACGGCCACTCTTTCTCACTCCTTCCTCAAGCGCACGGAGAAGGGTGTTGAGCCAATTCTGGGCTCTGATTTGCGTGTAGGCATGCGTGTGCCTATCGCCACAAAGGTGGAACAGGTACCTTTGTCGCTGATTACCCAGCACAGCGGATTTACGCTTGACCGCGCTTTCGGCTGGCTATGTGGCATGTATTTAGCCGATGGGTCTTTCAATGGCTCAACTGTGAGAATTACCAAGATTCATCCCGTGGTGGAGGCGTCTATTCGTGCATTGGCGGCCAAGTATAGTTGGAAGGTTTCCGTAAAAGAGTATATGGGTGAATATGGCCCTGGCAAAGATACAAATATCCATTCCAAAGAGCTGCGGGACTTCTTGTCTGCGGAGTTTAAGACTGGCTCCTACGATAAGACAATCGGTCGTTTAACCTACTCTGCACCGAAGGAGTTTCAGCTGGGTCTTCTGAGCGGATACTTTGACGGCGACGGCAACGTGAATGCCGAGAAACAGATGATTCGTGTGGGAAGCCGCAGCAAGGATTTGATTCGCCACGTGAATCGTCTACTTTCCTATTGCGGATTCTTTGGCGTTCTAGGTGAGGAGGCATCTGTGCGGATGCCTGGCAAGGTAATGCACACGATAAGCATTCTCAAGAAGTATGCGGCCCTATTCAAGGAGCGCATTGGCTTTACCTTGGAGGAGAAGGCGGTGGCTCTAGATGAAATCATAGCGTATATGGCCCGGCCCAATAAGCACGACACAAAGGAATTGTATGATAAAATTCCTGCCTGTGGGCGTCTCATTGCCGAGGTGGGCAAGGCGCTCAATATGCCTGGCCAGAGCCGTAATTACGGGCGCTGGCTGAAGAAGGAGAGCGTCGGCCGGCTCACACTTGCCAAATATGTGGAGGACTTTACTGCTGCTGTAAGCACAAGCACCTCGAAAGAAGTTCTGGAAAAGATAGCCGCCCTCAAGTCGGCGGTTGATGCGGATGTGGTCTGGGATGAAATCGTAGAGCTGGTGTATCTAGATGACCCCAAGGAATATGTCTATGACTTCACGGTCCCCGGAAACGATTCTTTCATGGTTGATGACGCTATTATGGTCCATAACACACTCAACACTTTCCATCTTGCAGGAGTAGCTAGCAAGTCCAACGTGACCCGAGGCGTCCCTCGTCTGGAGGAGTTGCTGAAGGTTACGCAGAATCCGAAGGCGATTTCCCTAACAATTCCTCTGAAGAAGGAGTATTCCAATTCCAAGGCGAAAGCACGCGAGGTTGCACAGGAGCTGGAGCTAACTCTTCTCCGTGATATGACCATCAAGACAGCCATTTATTACGACCCCAAGGACTCGGCAACTGTGTTAAAGGAGGATAGGGAGTTGCTGGCGTTCTATAGGATGTTTGAGGCGGCGGAGGCGGTAGAGGAGACATGGAGCAAGTATGTGCTGCGCCTGGAGTTCAATCGCCAGAACATGTTCGACAAGAACATTACCATGGATGATATCTTGTTCGTGCTTCGTCGCCGCTTTGAGGACGATATTAATCTAATATACTCGGACTTCAACAGCCAGAAGCTCGTCATGCGTATTCGCATTTCAAAGGCGGCGGAGGCGGAGGAGAAGACGAACCCCTCTTCCCTGGATGCGCTGACGGTATACAAGAAGTTCCAGAATAAGCTGCTGAACTCCGTGATTATCCGCGGCGTGCCTGGCATCAAGGCGGCCACGTTCCGCAAGGGCTCAGAGCGTCTTGCATATAATAGGGCCGATGGCAAGTATGAGATTGCCGAGGAGTATATCCTGGACACGGATGGAAGCAATTTCCTGGAGGTTATGAACCACCCTGCAGTGGACGCGTCTCGTGTAACAAGCACCCACGTGCACGATATTTATTCCCAGCTCGGTATTGAGGCCACGCGCCAGACCCTCTACACGGAAATCACGACGCTGTTCGAGGAAGGCCAGATTAACTATAGGCATCTGGGCCTCTTGGTGGACGTGATGACTCGTGCAGGCCGCCTGATGTCCGTAGACCGCTACGGTATTAACAAGCTGGACATCGGTCCTCTTGCCAAGGCGAGCTTTGAGGAGACGGAGCGTATTCTGCTGAAGGCAGCGGTGTTCGGCGAAATTGACCCTGTGACTGGCGTATCGGCGAATGTGATGGCCGGCCAGCCGATTCGCGGTGGAACGGCATTCAGCGATATTCTATTGGACGAGGTGGCCGTTATGCGCCTGCAAAAGGGCCTGCCACCTTCCAAGCCTTTACAAGGAGAGGCCCCTGCGCCTACCGAGGAGGAAGTGGAGGAGGAATACAGACAAGCCCAGGACGACATGTGCTCGGCGGCACGACTGAAGATGAATCTAACTCTCCCCAGTTCCACTGTGAATTTGGAGGATGAGCCCGACATTGAGTTTGTGGAGTTGGTGGATGAGTAAATAGCTAGGCTTATCCAATACCTTCGTTATATACCAGAATGATTTTTCATTGTGGTATTTACCTTTCCTTTTACACAATATGCCGCACCCCGCCCTAAACGAAGGGTGAATATAACTAATAATGCAGCGGACCTATGTCCCCTGGGAGGATAATCAATTCGTCACGATAGACATAACTGACATACAGAAACAGGAGCCGTTTTTTATTCAAGAGGGGTGGAAAGAAATGGAGCATCCTGCCGTCATTGCTTGTAAGAACAGTATCGCAAATGTTGAAAACGCGGATGAATGGGACCTGCGAAAGAAAATCATGAATCCGTATGAAGCGGTGTTTTCAGGAGACGACGGCTCTTTCCCCAGCCTCGTCAGAGTACAGCCGCTAAGCCGCTCCTATTTCAAAATGATTGAAATGCTGGAGCATTCCGAATTCTGGAAAGACTTCAAAGCCTTGAAACACACTTCGAGTAGCCAGCCGTTCATTTCCGCCCATATTTGCGAGGGCCCTGGCGGATTCGTCCAGGCCACCATAGAGCATCTAGTAAAACAGAAAATCCCTGTAAAAGGGGTGTATGCCATGACGCTGAAGCCGACCAAGTCCAATATTCCTGGCTGGCGACGCTCCACGCATTTCCTCAAGAAATACCCACAAGTTCGTTTAGAATACGGCGCAGACGATACGGGAGATATTCTAAAGCCGACCAATCAATCATGGTTTAGTCAAACAGCAAAGGGCGCCCATTTATTCACTGCAGATGGCGGTTTCGACTTCAGCGTGGATTATACGAACCAGGAAAAAATGGCCTTCCCTCTACTATTATCCTCTTTCACAATCGGCCTGAATACCTTGAAGCAAGGAGGAACAATGATTATCAAACTCTTTGATATTTACGGTAGTGCGACCCAGGACCTTATTCTTGGCAGCGCCTTGCTATTTGACAGCTTCACCATTTACAAGCCGGCAACTAGTCGTCCTTGTAATTCCGAGAGGTATTTCATAGGCAAGGGTTATCACGGTCCAGCCCCCGCCGCCGAATTCATTCGCCACTTACAACAAGCGCAGGTCAAACATACACAATCACCTCTTACACAGCTCTTCAAAAACCCGTGGCCAGAGCCCGTTCAACGCCTGATGAAAGAGCAGATTTCTTGGCAAGAATCGTTACAAATCAATTCTATACAAGAAACACTTCATATGAAAAATGAACTACCTGAGATATACGAGCATATTTTTAAAAATATCTGTCAAAGCAAGGCTTGGTGTAAACGGTTCGGGTTTTAGACCTTGGAGCGTTTTGTAGAGCGCCGCAATGCCAGTTTTCTTCTTGTAAGTTTCCTTGTAAGTTTCCTCGTAAGTTTCCTAGAGGGTAAATTGTATTGCTGTGCATATTTTGACATTCTTGGTCCCCAACCTTTAGGAATAACCATCTTCAAAAACGATTTCATAAATCCAGGAAATTTCATTCTATATCATGCAGTGAATTTAAACTATTGCAATAATAGACAATGACTATTATTGAAATAGTAAGGTGTTTTGGATACATATCAATACTTTTTGGGTTCCTGGAGGAAGATATGGTGGATTCCCCAATCCTGTGGCAGTAGTAAGTGTTATCCAGACAATAATTCTAGGAGTATGTTTTATCCATTCTCAGGATTATATGAATAAGGTCTAACGTGTCCCAGGAGGACCAGAGGGCCCAGGAGGACCAGACTCATCAATATTCGGCTTAATATACGTATCATAGAGGCGCTGCCCAACAACACCAGACGCCTGGTCCTGCGTCATCTGACCCTTGCCCATTCTGTCCATCATGGCAATCATTGTCCTCAGAGGAGCAGATTCCTTTTCCGATTCCAGATTTATCTTTAACACCATTTTATACAGTGTAGGGTAATCTCTCGCAAACACGGGAACCTCCTTCTCAATCTCGTCTGCGGCCTTCCCTTGCAATTTTAGCTGACGAATAACACGAATATTGTCGTTGATAAAGACAGTTCGCGCCGCCGCCTCTTCAGGCTCCAAAGGGATTGCCGGTGGCTCTTCGGGTAGATTTGGGCGACGACGGTTGGACATGTTCTGATTTAATTAGACGAAGTAATTTTAGATAGGATGTCCGCATCAGCAGCAGCAGCATCCACGCTTCCTCCGACCCCTTCATTTAATGCCAATATACCTATAATCAGCTCGGCAGGAGGAACAACTGCCGCGTATAAAGACCCGAATTCGCCCGAATCCATTATGAAAGCCACTACCCTTTTACAAGCACAGAGTGCAGTGGATTCCACATATGACGTTGATGTGAGCAAAATAGAAAAAGATAAGAAAAAGGAAGGTTTTCGCGGAGTCCTAAGAAAAAAGCGCCGCAACGATTCCAGAATATTATATCTGTTTATCCTATTCATACTGGCTATTCTATTTTTTCGCAGAAAGACCATCGGTCTTCAGTCAAAAACATGGCTCCTTATACTTGCGGTAGCATTGATTGTAATTACTATGTTTCTATTACAGAATGGACGATGATAAGACAGCAGGAGAAGAAATCCCGGCCCACATTCAAAAGAGGATTACCGATGGTGTAAGAGGCATGAACGACTACAAAATAAGCCTAGTAAACAAACTATCCCTTCTTACACAGAGCCCTTCCGCACTCAACACAATAAATACCCAGTTAAGAAATGTTTCCAATCAGACGAAATATTATATCGCATCATTACAAACGCCTGTCAATTCTGACGATGAGTTTAGAATCTATATTACCAATCTAGAAAATGTATTAAAGCCCTGGAATCCAGATGTAACCACGCAATTGCGTTATTGGTGTGAAAAGATATTTGAAAGCGGCAACTTTTCAAGAGTTTTAAATACAACCCAGCAAGAAGCAATTATGCCCAGCAGACCAGCAGACCAGCAGACCAGCAGACCAGCAGACCAGCAGACCAGCAGACCAGCAGACCAGCAAAAGCAAAATAAATATATCTAACAGAAGGCTGAACGCAGATGCAGCTGAAACACAATAAATGTAGGCCTGGTTATACGAGAAGAAAGGGGTATGTGCGTAAAGATGGCATTCGTGTAAAAGGGTCATGTGTCAAGTCTACGGCCAAGAAACATAAGAAGCAAAAGGGAAACTGCCCCACTGGTAAAATCATGAGACACGCCTATACACGCGTAGTAAATAAAAAGAACGGAACCAGAAAACTAGTTCGCGTTAAGGCATCGTGTGTAAAAGATATGGGTAAGCCCGGTACGCTTGCACCTGGTGCTCCTACAATCGGCCCGCTCAAGAAGGGAGAGCTCAGCCGCTTCGGTTATAGCTACAAAAATCCCGAGCAGGTAAGAAGACGTGCAATTGCCGTGGCGATTAAGCAGCTCGGCTCTCTCAATCTATACAGGAAACTCGACGCAGTTGCGAAACTGACTACGCTCACAAGCCCGAAGGCATCGCAAATATTTGCGTCCGATAGGGATTGGATACGCACGCATTATGTGCTGAGTTAGTTTCAATAACAAGATAAGAAGAGCAGAGATGCTTGGCTTTCTCCTCACGACACTTATTTTTATAGGTATCTTGGTGGGATTTTCCAAGTTGGCTGACGTGGATAAGATTACAAAAAATTGGGACAAATACCGATGTCGCCCTGACGTGATGATTATGGCAGGTTTTTACGGCCATGATGCGACAGAAAACATGGAGTTCTGTCTGAAACACGGCTTCGACGAGCGTGCCAAATCGGCCATAGGACCCTTTTACAAATACTTGAAAGACTTCGTAAATATTCTCCTGACGATGTTGGCAAGTATTAACTCCATACGCATGATATTCGCCACAATCGTCGGCTCCGTGACAAAGGTATTCGGAGAATTCTCGGGTCGCCTACAAGTTCTATTTCAGAGAATACAAATGTCGGCCATTCGTCTGAAGTTTTTAATGGGTCGTGTATTTGGCACGATGTATTCTGTTATGTTTATGGGCATGGCAGGAATAAAGGCGACCCAGAATTTCGGCAATACGTTCTTGTTCAAATTCTTGGACACATTCTGTTTTGACCCCGACACGCCTGTGACAATCAAAGGAAAAGGGGAAATAGCCATTCGCCATGTGAAGATTGGAGACGAGTTCATGGGCGGGGAACGAGTTACTTCCACCTTCCAATTCAATGCAGATGGACAGGCGATGGTCTATCTTCCTTTTACAAAAGGCAAAGGAAGCAAAGGAATAACCGTAAGCACGAACCACTATGTTTTATACGAAGGAAAGTGGATAAAATGCTCCGAGCATCCTGATGCACAGCCGGCCGAAGATTGGTCTGGCGGCGTCAGTCGCCCTCTCATTTGTTTGAATACGTCGACAAACTCTTTCCCAATTGGCGACTATGTGTTCAGGGACTATGACGAAACCGAAAGCGGTGATGCGGCAGCCATGGACCTAGCGTTAAAAATGTTGAATGGCAAGGAGTCTACTCCTGAGGAACCCAGCTGTTCCTCTTCTGCAATGGCCTGCTCTGCTGATACAATGATACCTTTAAAGAATAATCAATTCCCGGTTCCTATATCTTGCGTTCCTCTAGGCGCACAACTATCTACAGGGCGAGTGATTGGGATTGTGAAAAAGGAATGTTATGAGGTGTGTGAGTATTATGGGGAGCGTTTTGCACCGGCGACGGCGGTATGGTGCAATGAGACAAACAAGTGGCGGCGTGTTTCTTCCATTGTCCCTGTGGTGAAGCTGGAGAAGCCCGAGATATTTTATTCTCTTGTTGTCACCCCGTCGGCATCTATACAAACGGAGCGCGGAACAATGTTTCGTGATTATGTGGAAGTTCATTCGCCCGACTTGGAGCTTCCGTATGCGGCTTCCATGAATACCCTTTCTATCTAGGCTTCCATCAGAGATGCTTGAAGCTCTTCCGCTTCTTGCAGTCACATTGGTATTCATAGGAATATTCGCATATTCGTATGCAACCATACAATTGGAAGAAATCCGGGCAAATTGGGACGCACGACGTTGCGACCCTCTTGTCATGGCAATGGCGCATATGGTGCCAGATAAAAACGACCCCACCATAGACCCGTCGGATTTTTCCAGCGATAATTTCAGCTTTTGTATTGGGCGAATCATTGATTCCTCTATCTCCATTTTCTTACAGCCTGTGATGGCACTGTTTTCTCAACAAATGGAGGCGACGAAACCCATTAACAATTCCATGAACTATCTGCGCAACATGGCGTCTTCCTTAATGGCGCCCTTGCTTTCTATATTCGGCAACTTATGGGATAAATTCAGCGTAATACTGTATCAGGCTGGGCGGATATTTTTCAAACTATTCAGTGCAATGGACCGTGTTTTTGGAATTGCCACTGCTTCCGTATTTGCGGGAATGTCCATGTATAAAGCAATACAAAATAGTATTGGATTTGTCATACAGGTAATTATCGCCATTCTGGCGATTCTCTGTGTGCTTGTCGTCTTCTTATACTTCGTCATGTGGCCAGTGATTCCCGTTATCTTGACGATGATTGGCATCTTATCCACCACCGTATATGCCGCAAATATCAGCGGAATGGGAGAATCCTTCTGTGTTGGGCCGAATACTCTCGTGAAGTGTGGCGACGGTTGGAAGAAAGTGAGTGAGATAGAATCTGGCGATGTTCTGGGCGACAAGATTTCTGTAGTAGAGGGTGTGTTAAAGGTGGAATGTGACCCGTCTGCAGAATGTGTGTCTATACGAGGTGTCATTATAAGCAAGACGCATCTTGTCTTATGCGATGGAGAGTGGCTACCTGCAGAAAAGCATTATGAGGCGCTGCCTCTTGGTGCTGCTGGCATGCCAGATTTCTTGTATTGTCTGAATACGACGAGCCGCACATGGGAAGTGAAGAGCGGCGAAGGAGAAGATGCATTCATCATACGCGACTGGGAAGAGTTGCCTGGAGAGCATGAGGAAGTAGACTTTGCATGGGAAACTCTGATTTACAAACTCCTGAATGGAAAAGATGCCGACGTGAAACCATTACGCCAGGCGGCGGGCCGAGGATTGTTTGGAAAAGGGACGTATGTCTATAAAGATACTCTGGGGACAAAAATACCAATTCACCAAGTTCGCATAGGAGATATGATAGGTGATGAAAAAGGTCTGACGCGTGTGATTGGAATATACAAGGACACTTCCTCCGATATACCGCAAAGCGGTCCGAATGAATCGGTCTGGTATTACATGCCCATTAAGAAACAATGGAATCATCCAGCTGTCTCGCGTAAAGCGAGAGAGGGAGAAGGTTATCAACTCGTCACAGAATCTGGAACGTTTATGGTGGGTTATCCTCTGCAACCGAACTCAGTGAAACACGGTCGCATGCTCGTCCGAGATTTTACGGAAGTCGGTGCCGCCCGAATCCACGAGACTTATCCTTTTACACAATCCGTTTTGAACAATTAATTGGCTCCTAATAGAAAATGCGCCGCACAACGTTTTTAATAAGTGCGTTATGTTTGCTCATTATTGCCAATGTTCTGATGATGTCCTTCGCTTCCCCGGTATTCACGGCGACGGGCGAGGGTTTCGTCAGTCATATGGCGAAGAAGGAGACGGCGGGTTTTGCCTCGCAGATGGCGAAGAAGGAGGGTTTCCGCAATTATTCCGGCTCTCCCGCTGGTGCCAAGTCTTCTTATGTGCCGATGGGACAGTTTGACGGCGTAAAGCTGGAGACGGGCAATGGTGTGAGCGAGTGGCGCTACACTTCCCCGAACGAGCCTCTGCGTGGTCCTGAGGTGGAGCTTGGCCCTGACAGCCTCTTCATGTTCAAGAATAACCAGTGCAAGCCCGAGTGCTGTGGTGCGTCCTTCAGCTGCGACGGTGGCTGCGTCTGCACGACGCCCAAGCAGCGCAAGTTCATCAACGAGCGTGGTGGAAATCGCACGGTTGGGGGTGATGTGTAAAAGGGTTACGATGTATCAAATCTGAGAATTGATAATTCTCGCCATTTGATATTTACTTCCGTGTCTTTCTCATATTACGCGAGTTAGGTGCCTTACCTGGTTTAAGAAATCCAATACCATATTGTCGTGTTATGGCATCAGAAATTTCGGTGTGCTCTTTAAGAATATTTTTGATTCTTGTTCTTAATTCGTATAATGCAGTTCTCTCTTTTATTATATCGTATAGCTCTTCCAGCTGAAGCATATTGCTGTGTGTATACACTTGTGCTTCTTTTCCGTCGGGTAAACGAGTGGTTACTTTTTGACTTAGTCAGTCTATTTCTTTCTTGTATTGACTTCTTAAATTACTGGCAGGTGGTGAAGGCGGAACGCCATAGTTGTTTCCAAAGAAGGGTGGACTGTTGTTGGCCATATCTAATAAAGCAAGACAAGACTTTGTTTCCAACTTATAGAGATGAACTCCAATAGGACGAATTCAAAATTATTGAATAGCCTGCTCCCGTTGAACGCAGCCACGCCCAACGCGCCTGCCTCTTCCTCTTGGAGAAACTGGTTAGGCAATTCTACGAATTCTGCAAAGAATACGATGATGGGGGCGGCGAGCAATGCGGGAAACACTATTTCATCAACAACAGGGATGTCTGTTGTGAGTATAATGATATTCGTCGTGGTTGTCTTAGTATTCCTTGGGATAATGATGGTGTATAAGAAAGAATTGCTGGATGCATGGAATAATGCCAATGAAGTTGTGACGGGTTATTTCGGACCTAAGACACCGCCTCCTCCTGCGCCTTCTGATGCTGATTCTGGCGCTGATAAAGGCCCTCATGGGAAAGCCCCGGGCTCTGCTGATGGAAGTGACCCTAATGCGCAGGCCGTTATGGAAAAGATTCTGCCCGGCGGAAAGCCCGAGGTGTTCAATGTATCGTCCAACAAATACACGTATTACGATGCGGAGCCTCTCTGTAAGGCTCTCGGTGCCGAGCTGGCCACATACGAGCAAGTGAAAGAGGCGTGGTCAAAGGGCGCTGATTGGTGCAACTACGGTTGGGTCAAAGGACAGCTCGCCGTCTATCCCACATCCGACGAGACATACCAAAAACTACAGAGCGGCCCCGAAGAGCAGCGCATGGCATGCGGTCGCCCTGGAATGAACGGCGGCTATTTCGACAATCCCGAAATGCGCTTCGGTGTGACATGTGTTGGAAAGAAGCCGCCGCAGAGCAAGTCTGACGTAGTTGCGGCAGCGGCGGGTGCTCCCTTGTCACCGGATGCACTGGCCTATGATAAAAAAGTATTACAGTTCAAGGCGGAGGCCGATAATATGGGACTACTTCCCTTTAACTCAAAGGGCTGGAACTCTTAGAAGCCGCCGCTCCGCTAACAATGATGCTCCGCTAACAATGATGCTCCGCTAACCATGATACCCCTTCTTCGTATCAAGCAAATATACGTCCCTCTTCCTGTCGCCGAATTCATGGTCAGAGTCCGATGCATAATCATCCCACATTTCAGCAATCAAGCGTCCTTGCTTGCTGGATTCTAGATCAACAAATCGGTACAGGAAATCTTGTAGGCCGTTAAAGATTCGCTGTCCTGGGCGACTATCCATATCAAAATCCTCCATTTCCTGGATACCTTCCATAAACGCCTCAAGGCGCTCACAGCTTATCATATGATAGAACTCGTCCCTGTCTTCGTTCGTGTTGCGATGGACTATATCGGGAATCTTCACATGGCCATTTACATTCATGCGCGCGTATTCTTGCACATGAATGTCATACATCCATTTGGCAAGATTATAGCCATTCCCAGCGTTCCAGTCGGAATCCATCGTATATCCATGGGCCTTCATAAACCGGGAGAGGGCGCCCAAGATATACGGTATAACCGTAGCACGTTCAGCTTGATCGTTGCCTACCCATACAGGCTGGCTCAACCACAGCTGAAAGTCGGCGTTGTCGGACTTGTAATAACGAGGCATCCAAAACTTGATACTTTCTAATACGACGCCGACCGTTTCAACTTTTTTTCAGTCGGGTTTCCACTGTAGACCCACGATTTGCTTTGATAAAGGCCATAATATCGGCGGTTTCATCGGTGCTTCCAGCCGGCCGCTTGGAAAAATACTCATGTAAAAGTGCCTCCATCCGCTGAAGAGTCAGAGGCTGGGCGTGCTTCTCTTCCACAACCGTAAGGCGGCCCCCAGCAATTTGGATAATTGCATTGGTCAAACTATTTGTTCTCAGATATCCAAGAACCTGCTCTTCCCATCTGGCCCTGGCACTCCGGGCTTGTTGTGATTGGCGATTGAATGTTGCCGCCAGATTATCAAAGTGTATCCAGCTACGAATCATGCCGGCCAAGTCTTGTGTTTTTAGCTCTGCTCCGCCCGACGCCATCTCTATTAAGAATATTTCTCGTTAGGCCTTCATAGTTGCCGCGGTTTTTACCTTGAGGCCTTTGCCTTGAGGCCTAAGTTGCCGAAGCCGCCGCGGTAGCAGCAGCACTAACAGCCCCGCCGCCGGTTATTTTAAAGACGAGAATACACAAAATACTTGTTGTAACAATTATCAAGACTCCAAAGACTGCACATATGATAATTACATATGGAAACACTAACTCTATTGCGTGTTGCATGAATGGCTGTAAAAGGTGTAATTCAATCTTCTTCTTTAAATTATCATTCTGTAAAACCTGAATAGCTTTATCTAATAATTGTTCAATCATCTGCGAAGACATTCCGCCTCTGAGCTCCGAGTATAAATTTCCATTAATAATTACCCGCAAAGGCCAGAGGCGAAATGAAATTTACGAAGCCGGCTTACGATGCAAAAGCAAGAATATACACCTGCGATATTACCGATGGCTTCCGGCTTTGTGTAAGAAGAGAGAGTGGCGTATTTGTCAAGGAGTTTTCCGACTGTATTGACACAAATGAACGTGTAAAGCATCTAATTCATGCAACACAAGGATGGTTTTCCAAGCCTCTAACGGAAGAGTTTCTCAATGGGAAGATACGGTATGACATTCCGACAGCGGATATTCCTGCCACATTTGAAGGCTCTGTGGAATGGCAGGCGAAGAAGCTTGTTATTTCCAAAGATTCCTTCTTGTTCGCTTGTGCCATTGTGGCACAAGTGGAAGACGAGAAGCTGAGTTTAGATTTCCCCGACGACGAGCATATGCAACAGAATAAAGAGGCGGCCCTAAATGAAGAAATTCCGATGGGCGCAGAAGAAGAAGGCGAGGTTATTGGGATTGGTCCGACCCGGCAGCAACTTGATAAAAAGAAAGTAATGAGGTCGAGGGAAAAGGCTGCCCGGGCCTTATTCCAAGCCGAGCGCCTAACCCAGGAATATTGCGCCGTCTATGGCGAGGACACCGATTGGGAGGAGGAAGAGGAAGACGAAGAAGATTTCTAAACAAACTTATCGCCCAAAATATTGCCTACCACTAATTCAGAAGCATAATGGCGTCCCTTAATTCTCGTTCGGTGGGAATAATTGCCTTATCACTTGTTCTGGTGGTTGCCGGCTTATATCTGATTGACCCTACTCTATTTGGACTCTTAGCACGCGTGGATTCATTTGAGGGAACCATGGGCGCCGATTCCTCTTTCATGCAGACCCCTGGCCAGGACGAGATGCCTGGTCCCAATCAGAAGAAGGCGGTTGTGGAGAACAAGAATTCCCAGGGCGGCGACAGCGAGGGCTTTGAGGACGAAGATGCGAGTGGAAACAAGCCCAGCAAGAAGACGAAGGCCGAGGGTTTCGCCAACATGGAGGACGTGGCCGGCCCCGCCGCCTTTGACGGCGCCCAGGGCCCGGCGGGCTGCTACCCTCGCGACCAGCTGACACCCGGCGAGCTTCTCCCTAAGGACCCCAACTCCGTCTGGGCGCAGCAGAACCCCATGGGCACTGGCTCCCTCAAGGGAAAGAACTTCCTCTCTGCCGGCGCCCTCATTGGCGTCAACACCGTTGGCCAGACTCTACGCAACGCCAACTACCAGCTGCGCTCCGAGCCCCCGAATCCCCAAGTCCCTGTGACGGTGTTCAACAACTCCACCATTGAGCCCGACACCAACCGCCGCGACCTGGAGATTTCATAAACAGATTTTGACATTGAAACTGTTATTTTAATGCGCAGATACGCACATTAAACAACCAGTCTCCTCAGATGAGCGACCTCCAGTCGTTGATTGACAGTGCAATGTCTGCACTAGGACAGTCGAGCAAATACCCCTTGGTCGCCATACAAAGCTCCGTGGACGGCAGAACGTATCGTGTTAGAGATATGGCCGATAAACAAGAGGCCGCTGATTTACTTGCGTCCGTCCGCAAAAAGATAGAGCGGCTGTATGTGTATCTGAAGGAGAAGTTTCCAAACAAGCCGCAAATCCGACAACTCTCGCAAAATTTCGTTCCTGAGCCGGCAAGATTCGAGGAATCCACTCCCGCCGCTGAGCATACCAGCTACAGTGTTAACAAAGGCGAGAAAGTCCATTTATGTCTCCGACAGAGACAAGGTGCAAATGAATCGCTTGTGCAAGAAAATATTATGGTGTTTGTCGCGCTCCATGAGATGGCACACGTGGTTACACCATCGATAGGTCACGGCCCAGATTTTTGGAACAACTTCGGCTGGATTCTGAAACAGGCAGAGGCCATTGGCATATACCAATACCAAGATTTCAAGGCACATCCTGTCCAATACTGTGGGGTAAGCATAACAGATTCGCCGGCATATGACCCGAAAAAGGATGGAACGGACCTGTCCATTGGTTAGAAGTCGATATTTCAAGGCGCCTTCGCAAAGACGCAATACCTTGCCAAAGCTTTCCGTACGAGGGACTTCCTAAATTAAGTATTTAACGGTAGATGGCACAAGAAGAGGCCAACCAATCATATGAAGAATTCGTCAGTCAGATACTCCGACCGACGAATCTTCCAAATCTCAAGGCCCCTATACAATATGAAAAAGTGAGTATTCTAATTTACCGAGATGCATCGTCTGATGAGCCGTCCGAAGAGCTAGAGTTAGATAACATATACCCCTTTTACACAGTGGCCGATTTATCCACATTTATTTATCATATAAAAGAAACAAAATCCGAATTTCACCCTAAAAACCAGTGTTTTATGAAAGAATCTCGTGCTGGACAATTTACAAATCTGAAATATCTTTTCAATAAATCAACATATACGGAAGTCATCTCGCCCTTTGACCTGGTCGCATCAGGAAAGGCGAATCCGGCGTTCGTTGATTTGGAAGGAAACCCCCAAATACAAGATATAACGTCTCGCAATCAAATGTTGCTAGAAGACGTCTTATTCAAGAAGAGTTCTCACAAAGAAGACGACGTATATACGATACATTTATTCTTGTATTCTGACATTTATGCAGCGTATCCTGGTATTCGCCCCGTGAATCGTGTGGACTGGGAAGGAATGTTCAAGGTGTATTTCCCAGAATACGACAAGTCGCAAGAGGACGGCTCTTTGACGGATGAAGAAGAAAGATATGCGCCTGTGCGTGTCCAGCGCTTTTTAGAGCGACAAAAAGCGGTGGAGAAGTTGGACCAGATGCTTATTGAAGAAATGCCCCTAAGAAAGCCTGGGGAGACAACAAGAGGCGATGCGGTTAATTTTTCCAACGTAAGAAATCTGAGATTTACATGGGATAAACCGCCAAAGTTCATCAAGGGCGGGGGCTATCAATCATTTCGCCTGGAGAGTGTGTTTTATGATACGCCTGTATCGGAGGAGATGCCCTATATTCGCTATTATCCTGTATCAAACGCAACTGCGCCCATCAGTAAAATCCACGTGGATGGGCCATTAGGTATTCCAACAATGGAAGACCCGCAAATACTCGTCAAATGGTCTCAGGAAAGACCCCTTTTACCAGAGCAAGAATTCATAGCGGCCAAAGTGCTCATACGCCCTGGAAGCGGTAGTGTTCATCCTTTGTATGGAACTCTGAATATATTTCAAGACGGCACGGCGATGTTTAGCATCCAGCCTAATACAGATGCAAAGAGCTTATCGAAGCAGGCGGATTTATATAACCTTGTGCCTACCCTAGATTCAGTTATGTCAAGAATACCTGGACTCCAGCCGAAATTAGGAATGGCTCTGCCGCCTATTAAAATATATTCTCCCATGTCGGTAAAACTCGCCGATGCCTATGTCGTATTATCGCTATGGCTTGAAAGAGAAGATAAAGACGCAATCACCACAAAAAGCCTCGGCAGAACTCTCCCGTTTTTCCGCTCTTTCTTCCAGATAACGACTTCGCCCATAAAAGAGCAGAGTCCTATTGCATTTCTTCGCTATAAATGCGTGAACAATTTCCAGACTCCTTCACGTGATTTTCAATTCCTGATGCGTGTATTGGACCTTCAGAAAATACAGGGACAGACATCTATTCCCACGCTGGTGAAAATATACAAGGAAGAATTTGACGTATCTGAAGAAGTTGCCGGCAGAAGAGTCAGCAGCTTTGTGTTAAATAAGGATAAGTATTCCATTGTAAATCCTGAAACCTTGGAATATACACAGGAAGAAAATCCAGGCATAGATATCGCAATATTCGGCAAACACCCCTTTTACACATTCCACATATATAGAGTTGATTCCCAAAGAACATTGCAACGCATTAAGACGTTGCTTTCGTTGCTCATATCTCTTTCCCCTGATAATTTCAAAGAGGAGGAGAGCTTACATTCGGCAGAAGTATTGGAAGAAGAGCAGAAACAAGAAGAGGCGGGTGCCGACGCCCAAGGGCTAGGAGAAGAAGCAGAAGAAGGAGGCGTAGAGCAAGAGTTGAAGTCTATGGCCGTCCAATCGGTGGTGGAAGAGGAGTTAGGTCTTGAAGAAGGTGCTGGAGAAGCCGCCGAATTTGACGACGGTCTTGGAGATTTTGATGGGTTTGGAGAAGAGGAGCCTTCTGCTTCTGGCGCCGCGGCTTCTAACGCTACTGCTCTACGCAATTTCCGACTTGGAAAAGGACAAAGTGCGTTGCCTGGAGCACCCGTCGCCGCCGCTCCTCCTCCTCCTCCGCCTCGTCCAGGAAAAACACCCCTTCAAGCTCTTGTAGATGCCACTGCAGAAGGAGAAGAAGGAGAAGCAGAAGCAGAAGAAGAAGCAGAAGCAGAAGCAGAAGCAGAAGCAGAAGCAGAAGCAGAAGACGAAGAAGAAGAAGAAGAAGGCACAACTGCAGCAGGCAAAGCCAAAGGCAAAGCTTCAAAAGAAGACGACGAAGAAATCACAGACGTCTCCGAGATAAAACAACAGGCGTCCAAAGTATATTTCAGAAAACGCCTCCAGTTCTATGACAAAACCCTATTTTCCTATTCAAAAACGCACCCCAGTCTCAAAAAATATCCTTCCATGTGTGCAGCGAATGCGCTGAAACAGCCCACAGTAATGACAGAAGATGAATATGAGCGAATGAAAGATTTATATTCAAAGGAAATTTCAGAAGGAACTCTCGTATTTATAGAATATCCTGTAAAAAAGGGAACTGTCATACCTGATTTAAAAAATAAAGATACATCAAGGGACATTGTTGTTGTTCTTCGCTACGGCTCAAATTTGTTGCCTGGCCAAGCAAATATTTTTATATGCTCTGAATATTGGTGTAGATACGATGAAATCGTTATTCTGAAAAAGGAATTTGAAAATAAGGGCCTCGATAGAAAGGGGAAGCCGAAGGATAAGAACATGTGCCCATTTTGCAGAAAAGGACTTGTAACAAATAAATCCGCTGTGCTAGAGGGAGAAAGTGTAATAGCACGATCTGTAAAAGGAAAGAAGCATTTATTCGTCAGTTTCCTGAAAAAGACGCCTCATCCTCAAGGCTTATATTTACCCTGTTGTTTTATAAGCAATCATTACATTGACACAGACCATCCTGCATATTTACCCTTGAAAAGACAGGCGCAAAAACTTGTAAAGGGCGGACCCGTTACAGGCGCCTCTGCAGCGCCTATGCCACCAGAGCCAGAGGTTAAAATAAAGGCCGTAAATTATAGGACATCGCTAGAAAGTATATTCTCAGATTCCATGTCAGACCGTCCGTATATTGTCGGCGCTGAAAAGCTCCCCCTAGAATTCACGAAGAATGGTCCGCAGATAGGAGTAATTCCTAAAGGCGCAGACACCTATTTTACACAGAATTCTTTGGGAACGGCCACGCTTCCTGGGCTCGTTGTTCAAGATCACACCGTTTGGAAATTGATGATAGATAATACAACAAAGAAAACAAACGCAATTGGATTTTTCCGTATCGCCGCTGAAAATAGTAAACGGAACCAGCCAGACTCGTTTTTCTCGGCAATCGCCCCCTATTTCGGAGAAAATTCTTCCGCCGATATGAAAAAGCGTTTGGCCGATTTAATGACCATATTTCCTTCTTTATTTTTATCACTCAACTATGGAAATCTTTTATTTGATTTCTATGACCCAGCCAGCACACCGAATGTAGAGGAGGACCCTGAAACAAAGAAGAAGCGTATATTAAATGAAACAAAGCTAATAAAAGATTTTGCAGCAAAGTTGAAGATAGATTTTATGTCAGGAACTCCCAAAGATTTAATACAACGTGCTTGGAAAGGATACACTCGTTTTATGGATATAATTATGAATGATAACACATATATAAAAGAATACAGACAATTCGCGCAATTATTATCTATACCTAAACTACTAGGCTGGGAAGATTTTTCAGAAGAAAAACGCATACGACACAACGGGATTCTCTTTATTGTGTTAGAGGTTGCTACTGATAATTCGGTGGAAATCCGCTGTCCTCCATATGGTGTTAGTTCCCATCATGCAGAGTGCGATGTTGCGTTTATTTTACACTATGCTTCAGGAATATGGGAGCCGCTGTTTCATGTGAATGGATACCCTAATTCTGATATTACCATGGTATTCTCACGAGATACCTACGCCAGTTGGCCGCCCATTGTGAAACAACGTGTGGCGGAATTTGAGAAGATGTGTCATTCTTCTGGACTAGGTATATATACGGACTCGCCGCATATTAACGCCAAATCTCTTCTCCCTCTTGGAAAAGCAATGGAAATCAATACGGAAGATGGAACACAGGTATATGGTATTATGCGAGATATATATAATAACATTTCTTTTGTTATATATAAGGTGGAAGGCGGGCTAGTCCTAGTTCCTGTCATAGACGACGGTAGCATATATCATAATATTAAATTGGAAGTGGAATGGAGGAATTTATACATGAAACTTGCGAAGGAAGATGTTGTGCGGAAATTCTATGCAGAGAAAATTCCTCCCATGATAGACCCAGAAAATACCGTTCAGCTAGAAACATATAAAACGCAGCGGTTGTTGAGCCTGGGGAAAACGGACGAAGCACGTAACTATGTATATGCGCTTATCATCGGAAATAATTTACATATTCCTGTAAAGAAATCTGACGCCGTGGCAGAAGAGCTCGAAGAAGGTAGCGAGACAATATGGAGCATTGACCGTAAAATCGCGTTTGGTAAATTAGAAGCCGATGTTGTAAAAACGGTGGACCACAAGGATTTTGAAGAGATATACCAGCATTTGCGGTTTTCCTTTTCTAATTGGTATGCACTTCTTCCTTCTTCTGCAGCTGAGCCGCCGAATAAATCGTTGAAACAGGAGATTAATGATATATTGTTTAAAGAAGGATTTCCGAATATGGATTTGCCATTGTATGAAAAACGGCAGCGCTTATTTATTCGCTTAGAGCCTGTCATAAGAGCTTGGCTAAACCCGAGTGCGCATACTCCAGATAGAAATCCCTCGTTAAAACGCATTGACTGTAGAGTGATTGTAGAAAAGGAAGGATGTAAAGGCCGCTGTGTCTGGAAGGAGGGAGAAGAATATCCTTGTTTATTACACACGCCTGAAAATGTGACAGTGGGAAGCAAAGAAGTTTCTGCAGTTGACTTATTAATCAAGAAGTTAATTGAAGAGTTGATTCGTTTCCCAGTAAAATGCAAGGAGCTTCTAGAGCAACGAGTCAGTCAATATGTAAAACTTACTTCGGCGTTTCGTTCTGGAAACCAATACATTGTTCCTGAAGATTTGCCGGCGTGGTCTGAAATCCTTCGTATGGAATGGAGAAAGAAACAAGAATCTCGTTATTACGAAGAATATGCGGCAATTCAACCCCAGGAGTATGTGCCAGAGCATGTCGTCCCAGCATTCTCAACATCCTCTAACCCAGAGCTCAAGGCATTGGTGGGAGATAATTACTTTTTTATAGAAGAGCCTAGTGGCAGTATTGCGCGCATTATTGAGAAACAAGGTTTGAGCGAAGATTATTTAGAGTCCATAGAACAAGATATGAATACACCGATTGTTGATGAAGAGACTGCCAAACGAATCTCCAAAAAACTACGACTGTCTATTTATCAGATGATATACGAGCCAGGAAATCCTGTTCCTACCCAGCCGATTATAGTAAAACTACAACTTAATGCGAAAGAAATGCCTGCGCCTTTCCTAATATTAGTGAAGCTGCCTGATGAGCGAGTGGGAACGATTACTATATCGATGGACGTATTGGAGCCTATTCCGTATGCAAAGATCCCTCGCCCAAATATCTATTCGAGTATTGTAAAAAAGAAGGATTTTACGCAACTCGTGGCTTAGGGCCCTTTTGTGCCCTGGAGGGCTTAGTCTTGGAACCCGTAGCTTTTTAAGGGAGGCGGCTCCTCTTCTTCATGCTCATGTTCGTGGTGGGCACCACACACATCCTCTAACACAGCCACACGACCCTTACCCTCGGCCACTGCAAGCCGCCTAGCCTCAATTACACCCTCTATCTCATCTTCAAGACGATTCAACTTGTATCTCTTGAAGTTCTTATTATTGGGGTGAATCACTACAAGCGCCATCTCAGAAACTACCACTCCATAATGCTTCTCCAGAAGCCATCTGTAAAGATTGAGCTGTAGGGTATAGTGCCAATAATTACAATTGGGAAGATGACTGACGGGGCCGTAGCCGCCTTCAAACGTATTGTCCATCTTAATCTCTTTCGCACGCTTCCAATCATACACGGCGAAGGTGCCGTCCTTCTTATTTCTGTAAATCATGTCTACAGAGCCAGAGAGTTTCAAATCCTCGTCCCACACCTCCCACTCTGTCCGCCACGGCTCCCAGATTTTGCAATCATCTCGCCAATAATTCCAGAAATACCGCCACTCAATGGTGGATTTGATGGAATCTTCCACGATGGCTTCAGCGCCATTCATCACCATCTCTATACCAAGATGCATGGCCGTTCCTGCCTCACTGGATTCTTTTCCGTTGGCTGACCAAGCGGCCTTGATTGCTGCTGCACTCATACCGAACCACTTGGAGTTAGGCCAGTTCTTTGACTTCATCATCTTTGGAATGACTACATCTGGGTCAAAGTGCGGAAAGAACTGGTGAAGAAATGTGGTTATAGAGCAGATTCCTTTGGAAGAGCCTTTCACCGTATATACGTGCGTTGGCTCGTCGAAATGAATAAGGTTATCCCGTGGATGTCTGTGCTTTAATGCGAGAGTCATCCAGGGTTGTAATGGCGTGCCCCCCGTAAAAGGGGCGATATTATATGGAATTTTATTAACTTTCATGTATGGACTTTTATATACAAACGCCCGCAATTCACTTTTTACACAGTGTCTTTTGCCTATTGCGTGGGCTTTATCCTTAGTTAAGATGTTCTTGTTCTAGAAGGAGTTCTTGTTTTGCTTGGAGTTACAGAAGGTGTTCTTGTTTTAGAAGGTGTTCTTGTTTTAGAAGGAGTTACAGAAGGAGTCCTTGACCTGGAAGGTGTGCCTGATTTGCTTGGAGTTCCTGATTTGGAAGGAGTTCCTGATTTGGAAGGTGTTACAGAGGGGGTTACTGTTTTGGAAGGTGTAGATGTTAGAGTCGGTGTCATGCTTGGTGTTAGAGTGCGTGTAGGTGTTCCTGACGAAGAAGCACCTCCAGATAACGATGCAGTAGGAGTTGCAGTGTTAGAAGCTGTTCCTGACAATGTTCCTGATACTGTGGAAGAGGGGGTTCTTGATTTACTCGGTGTAACACTAGGAGTTACGGAAGGAGTACCTGATTTGCTTGGAGTTCTTGACTTGGAAGGAGTGTTTGTCATGGAACGTGTCCCTGACCTAGAAGGCGTTCCTGATTTAGAAGGCGTTACAGAAGGAGTTCCTGATTTGGAAGGTGTTACAGAGGGCGTCCCTGAGCCGCTTTTTGTAGGTGTTACCGTGGGTGTATATGTTCGTGATGGTGTGGAAGATGGAGAGCCGCCTGCAGTAATGCTAGAAGTAGGAGTTGCAGTGTTGGAAGGTGTATTGGACGGAGTTATTGTCACTGTAGAAGAGGATGTTCCTGTTTTACTAGGCGTAACGCTAGGAGTCACAGAGGGAGTTCCTGATTTGCTTGGAGTTTTAGAAGGAGTTCCTGATTTGCTTGGAGTTTTAGAAGGAGTTCCTGATTTGGAAGGTGTTCCTGATTTGGAAGGTGTTCCTGATTTGGAGGGAGTGTTGGTCATAGAAGGAGTTCCTGAGCCACTTCCTGTAGTTGTTACGGTAGGTGTATATGTTCGTGATGGGGTGGAAGATGGAGAGCCGCCTGCTGTTATACTGGCGGTTGCGCTTGCAGTATTGGAAGGTGTTTTTGACGGTGTTACCGTAGCAGTGGAAGAAGATGTTCCTGTTTTACTGGGCGTAACGCTAGGAGTCACAGAAGGAGTTCCTGATTTGCTTGGAGTTTTAGAGGGAGTTCCTGATTTGCTTGGAGTTTTAGAAGGAGTTCCTGATTTGCTTGGAGTTTTAGAGGGAGTTCCTGATTTGGAAGGGGTTACAGAGGGTGTTCCTGATTTAGAGGGGGTTGTTGTGACAGAAGGAGTTCCTGATTTGGAAGGGGTTACAGAGGGTGTGCCTGATTTGCTTGGCGTGTTGGTCATGGAAGGTGTCATTGTCACAGAAGGGGTTGCTGATACAGTTGGCGTAATTGTCATAGAAGGGGTTCCTGATTTGCTTGGCGTGTTGGTCATGGAAAGTGTTCCTAATGCACTCGATGTCTGTGTTGGAGATAACGTAACTGACGGAGTTCCTGAAACAGTAGGTGTTCCTGTTTTGGAAGGAGTTTTCGAAGGTGTCCCTGAGCCCGTGGGTGTTTGTGTTACTGAAGAGCTGCTCGTCAGTGTTCCTGATGGACTCAATGTGACAGATGGAGTTCCTGAAACAGTGGGTGTCTGTGTTACATTTGGCGTTGGTGTGCGTGTAGGTGTTCGCGTAGGTGTTTTAGTGGATGTAGGAGAAGCCGTAGTACTAGAAATACTTGTTGAGCTAGAAGAGCTGCTTTCAGTTGATAGACCTGATGAAGTAGAAGAGCTACTTTCGGTTGATAAACCTGATGAAGTAGAAGAGCTGCTTTCAGTTGATAGACCTGATGAAGTAGAAGAGCTGCTTTCAGTTGATAAACCTGATGAAGTAGAAGAGCTGCTTTCAGTTGATAAACCTGATGCACTAGAAGAGCTTGATGCGGTGGATAGACCTGATGCACTAGAAGTTCCAGTTGCTGTTTCCAAATTCGTAGGTCTAGAAGAGCTAGATACGGTTGAAAGGCTAGTTGCAGTCGAAGGGCCTGATGCTGTTCCAGAAGAAACACCTGATACAGTAGAAGAGCTAGTCTCTGTTGATATGTCTCTTGCACTAGAGGAGGAAGTGGCTGTTTCCAAACTAGTTACTCTAGAAGAGCTACTCGCACTGGAAGAGCCTGTTGCCGTGGAAACCCCTGACACGCTAGAAGTGAAAGAGCTTGTGGTCGTTGAAAGGGCTGATACGCTAGAAGAGCTGCTCCCACTAGAAGAGCTGGTCGCCGTTGGAAGGGCCGATATGCTAGAAGTTCCAGTTGCACTAGAAGAGCCTGTTGCCGTTGCCAAGCTTGTTAAACTAGATGATCCGCTCGCCGTTTCAGAATTTACTCCGCTAGCAGATGAAGAAGCTGTAGGAATTCCTGACATGCTAGGAAAGCCAGTTGCTGTTCCAGAGGAAAACCCTGATACGCTAGAAGAGCTAGTGGCACTGGAAGAGCTTATTGCCGTGGAAACTCCTGATGCGCTAGAAGAGCTTGTTGCACTAGATGAGCTGGTTGCCGTCGAAACGCCAGATACACTAGATGACCCGCTCGCTGTTTCAGAATTTACAGCGCTAGAAGAGGCCGACGCTGTAGGAATGCCTGATATGCTAGGGAAGGCAGTTGCTGTTTCAGAGGAAAACCCTGATACGCTAGAAGAGCTGCTCCCACTAGAAGAGCCGGTCGCCGTTGGAAGGGCTGATACACTAGAAGAGCCTGTTGCCGTTGCCAAGCTTGTTGAACTAGATGAGCCGCTCGCCGTTTCCGAATTTACCGCGCTAGCAGAGGTTGTCGCACTAGACGAACCTGTGGGTGAGCCGCTTGTAGAAGAGGTTGCAGAGGAAGAAGCCGTATTACTAATAGATTCCCCAGGTGTAGGCGTGGGCGTTTGTATTTGTGATAGGCTTGAAGAAGGTGTTTCTCCCCTAGAAGACGAAGGTGTATATGTTTCCATGGGCGACTGTGTAAAAGGTGGTGTTGCAGTAACCTCTGATGTGTATGTAGGCCTAGGACTAGAAGATGCACGAATGGTATTTGTTATGGAGGCGGGTCCCGTGGGCGACGCCTCGCCTGTATAAGTATTCACAACACTCTCTGAAACAGATGGCAAAGGACTCTCAGAAGAAATCTCTGACCCGCTGGGCCAAGAAGATGAAGACAAAGTTTGTTTCTCGGTGGGTGTATATGACTCGGCGGCAGAGGAAGAGCGTGAAATACGCGCCGATCCAGAAAAAGAAGAGGATACCGTATTTGTCTTCGAGCTGCTAAAGCTCTGAGATGTAGTGGCTGATACGGTGGGTGTTTTCGTTTGTGTGGATGATTTACTAGGCGATGAAGAAACACTAGAAGATTTACTCATGCTGCCACTAGCAGTCTCTGACACAGAGACCGTGGATGTTTTGGAGCTTGTTTGGCTTTCTGTTGCTGCGCCCGTTTCAGAAGGCAATGAAGAAGAAGATACAGATACACTTGGAGATTCAGAAGAAGAAGGTGCTGCTGTTTCCGAGGGACGAGGTGTTGTAGAAATGCTTTCAGTGGGCGATGCAGTGGTATCGCTGGAAAAAGACGCCACATTCGTCAGACTCGGGCTAGCAGAAATGCTATTACTGGCTGTTGTGGATTTCGATGCCGCCCCGCTAAATGTATTCGTTACCGTCACTGTTTCCGTTACTCCTGTAGGAAAGGTGGTTATACTGGGCGTTCCTGTATTTGCTTGAGACACCGTAACAGAATGAGAATTCGTTACCGTGGCGCAACGGGATACACGAGGTGAAGGGCTAGATGATTGAGACCTCGTAACGGCATTTGTCTTTGTATGCGTATTCGATATACGCCCACTAAATGTGTGTCTCGGGCTGAATGAAACAGTTGTAGAGGAAGAATGAGACCTGCTTTGCCTAGACGACGGTGTATATGATACAGATGCCGTGTTTGTTCTTGACCTACTTGACGAGCCAGTATTTGTGCGTGTGGAGGCAGAGGTGGAGGAAGACCTTGGGCTGAAGGTAGGCGAAGTCGTTGCTGTATTTGCGGGCGATGAGGTTGTCGTAAGCGTTTCTCTCGCGGATGAACCCGTTGTTGCAGTCCCCGTTGGACCCAAGGAAGATGTGCGGGAACTTGCAACAGATGGACTCGCCGACCTCGTAATACGCTCTGTAAACGAGCGTCTGCTCGTCACGGAGGAAGAAGAAGATAAGCTGGAGGTTTTAGTTTGTGTGATTGAGCCAGTACCACTGCGTGTAATGGGAGGTGTTAGTGTCCTGCGAATAGAGCCTGTTCCGCAGGTGGATGCAGTGGATGTTCTAGAAGATGAGCTACTGCGAGTATGTTTAACCGAGGCAGAATTCGTTTTTGTGGGCTGAACTGATTGTGTTGCAGTTTTCGTGGACCTGACACTGGTTGTTGCTGTTACACTTGCCGTGGTAGTCCTAGAGTTGGATACGCTGCGAGAGCTAGTGGGAGAAGCCGTGGAAGTCTTCGTCGAAGAAATGGATTGCGTTCCTGTCGTCGACACAAGGGCCGTATTGGAAGGGCGTGTTGTTTTTGTGTAAGAGGGTGATGCAGAGGATGTCTTGGATGGGGCGAGGGTTCTCGTGGGTGAAACACTCGCCGTTGTCGTCTTCGATGGCGCGGCGGACCTTGTGCTGCATGGACTGCTGGACGATGTCTTGGAGCTTGTAGTAGTGGCGCTTGTTGTTTTTGTGACGGCCGTTGTCCTTGTGGAAGTAGTGGAGCCTGTGGTTGTTTTGGAGGATGTTAGGGATTCCGTTAGGGCAGAGGTAGAAGAAGAAGTTCTGGATACGGAGCCGGTGCGTGTAGAAGTCATGGACGCCGTGGTAGTCTTTGTGCTTGTGGTAGAGGGTGTATTGGGCAATGTAGGCAGCGATGATTTAGATGCAGTGGTGGTTTTCGTAGCTGTCTTTGACTGCGTTGATGATTGTGTGGGGACTACTCCGAGATTCCTTTGGACCTTTGAGGCAGCCAACCCATACTCAGGAACAGGCACATGGCACATTGCGAGGGACCCGGCAGGGGACCCAAACGGAGGCCCAGAAGTTTCCGCGCCAAGTAAGGCATAAAAAAGAATAAACAGGAGTGTCCTCCTCATTCTCTTCTACTGTATAGCTTTTCCGCCTAAGGCTGGGGCTTACTGGTCTCTCCAACCTGCAAGCTCCATCAATATTCTGCCCACCTTGTTTTCACCGTCAATATAGCCCTCGGCTGTGCGTTTTCCGCCCAAATCGCTGCCACTTCCAGGACCCGTGTAATATAGAAGAACCAGGCCCTTCGCTTTTACGGCGGTTATAATTCTACGCAGACGCTCGTCGCCCTCCCAGCGCTGCCGCAGTGCCTCCCTGAGGACACCGTCCTTCACGCTGAACCATTTGCCCTCGTCAAAGGCGGCGCGGTATTTCTTCATACCCTTGGCACCGATATCACTCTCCTCTAAGACCTTCTTACGCTCCGTCTTCAATAACTCGTGCTCTCTCTCGGCCGTTAGCGCACGAGCGCCCTGGGCGGATTCCGTGGCCCGTTGGCGAAGTGCCTCCTGATGAATCTCGCCCTCTCTGCCAAAGATTTGGGCAGCAAGCTCGGGCTTATTCGTCGCCATCTTATACTTCATACCGGCCAAGTAATGCTCTACGCTTGGATATTCGGCACCGGTCTCCAAATCTCGGATGGGAAAGTGGGAAGAAGGAGAAAGCCATCTGGCCGCGTCGGGATCTCCCATCTTCAGTTTATCGCTGGTGCTCGCCTCATTATAGAACTGGAATAACTCGCTGAGGGTGTATTTGCGACGCTGACCCTTCTGCGCAACAACGGGAATTGTGCTCAGGGGCTGGGCTCCTTTGCCTGCTGCAGCTTTTCCTACGGAAGGAGGTGGGGGAGGCGCTGCTGCCTTCTTCTGAACAGGTGCTGCAGCTGTTGCTCGAGCTGGAGGCACACGTGCGCGCATGTATTCGCGAATCACACCTTTCATATATTCGGATTCCTGGGGCTTGTAATACTCCTGTCCATTATCCCCATCTTTTACTGTATTTGTCTCAGACATGGTATCCACTTCACCATAATAACCATCTTCATCAACTGGCTTACCCTCTGCCAATTGCCTATCAATATCGCCCTTCATCGATTGTATCTGGTTCGTGACAAACTTACGTAGTTGGCTGGGGACAGGCGGGGGAGGCACAGCAGCAGGAGCAGAAGCTAGAACATTCGCCTTTTGCTCAGCCACCTCCTCAGGCGTTAGGGGTCTTGCGGTGGAGCCCACAGCCTGAGGCCTGGAAGGGCCCTGGGCTTCTGCTTCCTCAAGGACCTCATCCTCTTCAGCCTGCATCATCCCCCCACGGCGGCGTTTGAAGATGAACCAGCGATTGAAGAACGAATACTGGCGAATCGTCGGCGACATGGGAAACCGCTGGCCCTTGCGCGCAGCGGCGTCGTGCGTCTCCTCAAACAACTCCGAGCTATTCACCAGCGCCAGCTCCCTGCACTCCTCGCGCGTCAGAAGCTCGCACCCAATCTCCGCCATCTTCGCCTTCAGCATTTCAAACGGCACCAAATACTCCCGCTGCGTGGTGCCGATACTTACGAAGTCCACATCCACCGCCAGCCCCACGCTGTCCGACCCCGTGGTAAGCTCCGTTGCAGAATACCGCTTCGTCAGCTTCCAAATCTCCGAGCCCTTCTCTTGCCCAACCAACGAGCCGCCCTCAGGAATGGAACGCAGCGCATCAAACACCTTCTGCCCGTCAAAGCAGCAACCCATAAACAAGCCGCCCACCGCCAAAGAATCACTCACATTCCGCATAAATCCAGTCAGGCTCGCCTCGGTCTCAAAGAAGTAGTGGATGGCAAACATAATCGCAACGCAATCCGCGCCATTCCGCAAGCGCCCCTTTGCATACTTTTCCACGAACGGCGGAATCGGTCCTTCGGGCGCCACCTTTCCTAACACTGCGCGCATGATATTCGACTCCTCCGGCGTCGCCCCCGCCTCGCCCGTCGCCAAATTCCGCGCCGAGCTGCCGATGGTAAACAGCATCTTCGTCACATTATCGTAGCCCCCGTATTTCATTACGGCATTCACATACCGACGATAGGCACCGTCCTGCGGATCACGAATACCATTGCCCGCAATATCCGTTCCATAGACGAACTCCGCCTTCCACTTTATCCAACTCCACAAATCGCCGCCCTGGCCGCACGCCAAATCAACGAACGTCTTCCCCCCGCCACGAAGGCCCAGACGAAGCAGCAAATCCTCCTTGATATAGCGACGGTGGAAATCACGCAGGCCACGCACCGCCTGTAAGTCCTCCTTCGGGCCCTTGCGCTCATAATACACCTTTGACACCTGTCCCGAAGCAACGCCGGCCACTGCACCGCTCATCTCGGAAAGCTCCTTGGCTGATGGTTGGTCAGAGCCGGTGCGTATCATATGCGGCGTGATGGGGTCGTGTATACTGTTCCACACACCCTCCGCCGCCTCGTCCTTGTTCAGCGTCCGCCCGATAATGCCCTTCTGGTATCGCTCGGTCTTGTCGTAGCGAACACGCATGGGAACCCAGCGCCAGCCAGGGGGATTTCCGGGCTCGTAGCGCATCTCCACGATGCTCTTATTCTCGATGGGGTCGCCGTTCTCGCAGGTCACGTAATCCTCGCCGCTCGCCGAGGTGCTAATTTCTACGTAGCACACACTCGCCATCGTATCAGGAAGCTCGCTCGGATTGAACAGAACTGGCTTATACTCTCTCTTGAATCTGCCCCTTTGTCCTCCAGATCCAGTTCCAGGTAAAGGCTGCTCGTATAGGACGGTGCCGCGGGGGTCCTCGTATGCAGGGTCCAGGTCCGATCCCACATAGAGACGCATGGTCTTGTGCTGCACCGTCTCACCGGTCACAGGCTTCACCCCAGTGCTTACAATATCGAGGCGTGTATCGACATCCTTGTCGAACTCCACCAGGAAATCCACGCTATTGTCCTCCGCCGGCTTCCACTTCAGCTGCTCGGCGAATTTCACACCAGGCTTCTGCGGAATGGGCAGCAGGTTAGGGGTAAGAATCAGACCGTCCGTGTTATAGAACGACGCCGCCGCTGAATCCAGAGTGCGTGCACAGAGCTGGAATATACTCAAATCACCAGCCGCCGCAAACTTGAACTGCTTCGCCGAGACCAGAATCTTCGTTGACTCCGTCACACCTGCACCCTTTAACACAGTCGCCCCGTCGCCGCTATTCCATTTCTCAACCCATCCCATGAGCTCGCCGTAACGCCCGCCCTCACGACGAGTCTCGTCCTTCCCCATGAACGGAAGCTGCGTCACGTCCCGCTTCTCGGAGCCAATGTAGCAGTCAAACAACATGAGCTGGTGGATGGAATTCCCCTCCTTGTCCCGTGTCACATACTCGCCGTCAAGGAGTGCATTGGCGCAGCTGTCCTTCATAAGGCCCGTCTTATACACGTTCATCGACATGTCTATCATGAACAGCTCTCCACGCTCATCCGTATAGGCCATCATACGAAGACCATCGGCCTTGTCGGTCACATTGTAGCCGTCGCGAACATTCGCCTCCCGCTCCACACGCTCCTTGCGCATATTCTGGACGACCATCGTGATGGGCGCAACACCACGAAAGCGGTCAGTCTTCGCCAACTCCTTATAGCCCTCCAGAACCCTGGCAGCAACCTTGTTGCGAATCAGGAGATGGTGCTTCTGGATACCACGCAGCACCTCGCCCACACCACGAATCAAATCTTTGACACAGGACTTCACTAATGCGCCGCGCGCCTCTGCCTCTTCAGGAACCGACTCGGGACGCAGCAACTCGACCTCAATCTCGTAAAACGCCGGCTCCTTCGTAATATCCCGCTGACCCTTTTCCGACGGCTGGAAACGGCTCTGCCAGAGGAAATCGCCCTTGGGTGTGCGAGCAGTCGAGCGGACCATACTCAGGTCAAAGCGGACGCCCTTGCCGACAAAGGTCCAGCGCCGCAAGATACGAAAGGCCTTCCGCTGCGTGGACCAGTTGTTCAGCATATCACGCACGGTCGGGTCGGTGGGCGCAAGAGGATTCTCTCGGCGCACCTTCATGCGCACTCCGTAGCTATCCACGTCGAGATTGCTCTCTTCGCCTGCACGCTGCTTCGTCATCGCCTCAAACGGCTTACCCTCCAGCGTATCATCTCGGCAATACGACTCAATGGCGCTCATGCCCGTCAGAGTAAAACGCACTTGCTGGGGCGTGATAATGTTCATCTTGTCTTCCTGGGGCATGGCCGTATATCCCTTGGCGCGGAGACGTTGTGCAACCGCTAAGAAGGTGGTCGTATCCGACGCATTCTTGAATGTGGCCTCTAATTCACGATCGTCGTGTAGAGTCCATTCCTCTACGAGCCGACCTAGTCTATCAACTTCGGCCGGATAGAGTTCCATCCGTTCTAATTGGAGACTATGTTGAAAACCTTTAGTTGGTGGCAATTTTTATTCCCAGAGGCAAACAGCAAAACCGCAAATGTGTTTAAGAACCCAGCAAATGTGTTTGAGGGCCAGAAAACAAGGCATACACCCTTTGACACAATCCGATTATAAAGATGTATGTGCCATTTTCAAAGAATCATTTGATATTTCCGAATTTCCTGTGAAAGAGCTCGACAAAGTCTGGGCACAAAGAGTGGAAGAAACATGTGGCTGGTTTGATGCTCACGGTAAGTTATCGGGCTTTGCCATTGTCATTCCGAAACATAAGACGCTCAAGTATTTATATTTCTTCGGTGTCTATGCAAACGTGAGAGGTCAAGGCGTAGGTACTGCACTCTTGAAACATATACTTGAAAAAGTTCCGAGTATATATTTATGGCCTATATCTGACCGATTGAAAACGTGGTATATGAGTCATGGATTTTATCCGACCGGCTCCGGTGGGGATTATTACGTTTTTCATAAATATCATACAAGGTCAAAAAGGAAATGTCTGATGGCGGCCTCTCCGTTCCCTTAGTGCCTTTAATATACGTAATGCCGCAAGGAGGAATCGGCAATCAGCTCTTTCAGATGTGTGCTGGACTAGCCGTCCAAAAAGAGCTGGGAGGCACAGTGTATATGTTACCGACGCGACTGAATAAACATTCGGGGCGTGATTACAGGCACAATCCGAGGATATATACGAGGGTTACTGCAGTTGAGCATATATCAACACCTGACCGAATGTACAGTCAAGCAGATTCTTTTGAGCCTTGGTCTACAAGTTCGCTCCGCGGACACAAGTCCATTGTCCTCGACGGATATTTTCAATATCTCCCAGCAATTCGTGATGTGATTCCGATGGTCATTAGTGATATGCTCAGTGTGTTGTGTAATAGGATGATAGCGATGTGTATGAAATACAGGATAGATTCTCATGCTGACGCTGTTTTCCTACATGTAAGAAGGGGTGATTATGTACCTCTAACACATTTGTTTGGAGGCGTAGGAGAGAAATACTATACGGACGCCTTACGGGAGAATCTGTATGGGAAACGGTTTATCGTTATATCAGACGACCCAGAATGGTGTCGTGGGCAGCCTTGGTTAAACGCATATGAAATCGTGGATGAGCCAGACGAGCTGGATTCTCTTGCACTAATGGCTTCTTGTAAAGGAGGAGCAATTATCGCAAATAGCACGTTCAGTTGGTGGGGCGCACATCTTTCAGGCACTCGGCGTGTCTTCTATCCGTCCAAATGGTTTTCCACGGCGAGGCCTGATTTATTCCCTGCCGAGTGGCTTTGCGTGGGGGTTTAGAGGGCAACGGGCGAAAAATTGATTTTTTTGGAAGGTTCTAAAGTAAGTCCAATACACGCAAATGTCTTCAGGCCAAGCACCAGTCAACGCGATTAATATTCCTGGCATGTTGAAGAACATGCTACGAGAGGGATTTAGCACTGTCCATTGTCTTTCTGAGCTGATAGATGATTCTCAGGGTGCTTCTGCGAAGGTTATACAAATCCACATGGATTCTCAGTCAAATCATCTTGTTTTGGCGGATGATGGAAATGGCATGATACGGGATAAGTTGGAGAGTTCCCATTACTTCCATTCACGTTCTAGTGCCTCAAATAAGCATGGGCGATTTGGGATTGGTCGCAAGCATGCTCTTGTTCATTTCACTTCTCTAAAGGGGGTTGCGCAGACTATTACTTGGTCAGCAGAGAACAATGTTCTCTCACAGCTAAATATAAATTTCCCGAAGGTTATCACTTCAGGAACTCTGTATCTGCTTGCACATGGAATAGAAGAAGAGTCTCGTCCAATCTGGAACAAATATGCTGTTACCCAAGATGGGAAGGGAACACTCACGTATCTTGAGTGTGACAAGGCTGTTCTCGCAGATTTGGTGCAGCGAGCAAAGTCTGATGATGTGACAAACAGCCTTCGTTATTTCCTGGGTTCAACGTATCACAATTATCTGAAGAGCGGTGGGCAGATTATTCTTGACCTGGATGGTGAGAGACTCTCTATTCTTCCAATTGACCGCCTTTGCTGGGATACTGTGAAAGAGAGGGATGAGCAGAATATCTCTATTTACTACAATCCAGCATCTAGGGAGGTTCGGGCTTACTTTACAGAGAAGCATCTGAAGCCGAACAATGGGAAGCTTGGGTATCTGAAGAAGGGTAAGAAGAAGCATTCCTTTGAAAAGGGCTCTCCCACAAGTGAATTTAAACTCTTGGGGTTAGTGAATCTTCGGTGTGCTTATTCTGAGGATTGGCTCCAATTGCAGAAGGAGGTTCTTATAAATGCGGGAGTGAATGTGCCAGAGGGCAGTGGGGAGGGTGTAGAAGAGCTGCGTCGTGTTCTTGGTGGGACAGATATTGAGCGCAATGGTAAGCTGATTGCTATGTTCGAGGCAGAAAAGGCAAAGTCTGGCGATAAGGCTGGGTATCAATATGTGGAGAACTCTCGTTACTCTGTGAAGTTTAGTGCAGTGCCTGATGACAATCTGCCCGAAGATGATGACGTTTACACCCTGGATGATGTGTTCAACGTCCAGGTGAATAAGTCAAGGATTGATACGTCGCTTATTTATATGAATCTGTGGGCGACTATTGAAAAGATTCGGCGTAATTACGCAACTTCTTGTTATAAGCGTCTTCACCCGCAGCCTGAGGAGGAGGCTCCTGTTGACGAAGTTCCTGAAGATAATACGGATGCACAACCGCCTTCTGCTCCTTCTTCTCCTGCAGATGGACTCTCTTCATGTGGCTTTGTAATTAAGAAACAGAAGCAAGTTCAGGAGGAGGAGAAGCCTCAGGAGGAGCAGGAGAAGCCTCAGGAGGAGCAGCAGAAGCCTCAGGAGGAGCAGCAGAAGCCCCAAGAGGAGGAGACGCATCAAGAGGAGCAGCAGCAGCCCCAAGAGGAGGAGACGCATCAAGAGGAGCAGCAGCAGCCCCAAGAGGAGGAGACGCATCAAGAGGAGCAGCAGCCTCAGGAGGAGGAGAAGTCTCAAGAGGAGGAGCAGCCTCAAGAGGAGCAGCAGCCCCAAGAGGAGGAGCAGCCTCAGGAGGAGGAGCAGCCCCAAGAGGAGGATGAGAAGCCTCAAGAGGAGGAGCAGCAGCTCCAAGAGGAAGAGGAGAAGCCCCAAGAGGAGGATGAGAAGCCTCAAGAGGAGGAGCAGCAGCTCCAAGAGGAAGAGGAGAAGCCCCAAGAGGATGAGCAGAAGCCCCAAGAAGAGGAGAAGCCTCAGCAGCAAATCAGTGCACCACTAGTAATTCAACCGACGCCACCTTCTGTTGTAGAAGTTGCTCCGCACCAACGTGAAGTGCAAAAAACACCCAGGGATTTGCTTATCCAGTTCCGACGGATGCTATCAAGCTATACAGAGGCACAATTGGATTCTGCTGTAACAAAGGCAGGAAATGTGGTAGAGTCTGGAATTACTGCAAAGTGCCGTCTTCTTCGTGAGATAGATGAGAATATTCAGAAGCTCTTGACCACTGCGTAAATTTGAATTGTTTCCTACTGGCTGTGTGTGGGGGTTTGAATTTGAGGGCATATAATAGAAATGTGGTATGAGAAATGCACGAGGCCCCCGTGGCAACCGCCCAGCATTGTTTTTAAAATAGTATGGCCTATTTTGTATGTCCTCTATGCGCTCGTATTATATCTGGAATGGAATCATGCGGAAACGAGAAATTATCTCATTCTCGGACTTGTCTTGAATTTGTGCTGGGTTCCGCTATTCACGGCGAATGCCCGACTGGCACTCCTCTTATTAGTTGCAATGATTGCCGTCGCCGTGAAATCTATTCTTCTGATGCACTCACCGGCCAAATGGATTTTCGTCCCCTATTTGGTCTGGATTTCTTTTGCCTCTACGCTGAATGCGTATATAGCGGTGAAGTGCTAGAGCACAGGTGTTAGACCCACCAAAAAATTAAAATTTAAAAAACCAGGAGGTTCTTAAATTTTAATTTTGCTTCTCTTGCTGCTGCGCAAATCACACATCCTGACACAAATGTTCCATAGCGTATAAGCGCCCCAAAACACGTGCATAATCGTCCTTCTTCGGCTTCTTCGTGCTAATCTGCCCCACCAATTCCCCAGCAGCACGCACGCTAATTCCACGCCGAGCACAAATCTCCTTCATCTCCTCATATCCATCCTCTGACACAGGCCAATCAATCTTCCAGCCCTCTCTCTCCCGCTCAGACAACCACCACCCCAAGTGAATGGGTCGCCCAGTATCATTAAAATCCAGCATCTTCTCGCACCGCGAATCAACCCAAATCGTCCGCAACGAAGTGCTCCACGCCCGCAAATCCTCAGGCATCGTCCACACGGTTTTCCCCACCTCGTCAAAACACACTGTCTGCGTATGTTTCAAGGCGAGCAAAATACGTGCAATCACTTTGGTCTGGTCTTCCGTAGGCTTCAACGAAGCGAGTGCATCTCCCATCTTCGCCTTCGTCAGCTTACGATTCCCGCGTAGATTATTCAGCGCCTCCTCCTGTAAGGCAAACGACTTGTCGCGCACCTCCGTAGCCTTATATCCAGCTCCAGCAATCAACATCAACGGGTCTTCCGTCATAAGCCACGCCGTCGTCAAGCGAGCAGGCACAACGGCACGACATGTCGCCCCCCAGAGGCTATCGGAGGTAGTGAGGCTGCGGATTTCCCCAGCTTGTTTCGTAAAGGGTGTGACACACTCTTTATTAAACGGATTCTTGGTAATTGCGGCGAAAAATTCGTCCATCTTACATATTATTCGCCACGGAGGCTTAGGCCACTGCAGAATCAATCAGTTGGCTCATCGCCTTCTCGCGGACTTCAAAGTCGGCACGATTCTCTATGCAGAACTTAATCAGCTCCTGGATTTTCTCCAGGGTAGTATCTTTCACAGAAAGTAAATCAAAAAACATACCGTTGCGATTCTCACTGACCTCCTCCGCCGACCTGCGCAGAATTTTATACAGCTCCTCCAATTCCGTCCGGTTAAATCTTTTTATCTCCTCAAACACCTTTTTGCGCGTTTCGAAATCTGTGTCTTTAACCAGACTCATTCTACTCGGCCGCCTCTTCCGTTTCTTTCTGCTCTTCCGCAGCTGCCTCTTCTTCGGCGGCCTCCTCGGCAGCCTCGATGGCCTCTTCTTCAACGGCATCTTCTGCAGAACCAGAAACACCACCCAATGCTCCGCTGACCATGCTGACAAACTCGCCAATGCTCAGGATATGCGTATCATTTACCTGGAAACGAGACTCCTTAATCTCTATGATAATCTTATCGCCAATCTCAATCGAATCAAACTCCTCATTGCCGATATGCAAATCACGAGGAACCATAATACGAATGGCATCTTTGATAATCACATACAGACCCATCTTATTCTTGCGAATCACCTCGCCCTCCACTTGTAGGCCATCGGGTGGATTATACACCTTGCCCAATACCTTCAAATAATACAGGAAATCAGAAGTAAATCGCCCCTTTTCTGCAGAGCCCATAGAGCGGCTCAGCAGCTCCAGCGAATCAGGAATCACATATCCATGCTTTGAGCACTTTCCCTCCAAAAGCTTCTTCACTTTTGAAAGAAGAATATCATCAAAACTCGTAATTTCAGGGCGTAAATCGGCAGGGCTAATGGCAACCTTCTCTTCGAAAATGGCAATCTGCTCCATTTGGGACCCCTCTTCTACCTAAGGTAGCAAATCACTTTTTAGGCGTTTCCCATAAATACAGAAAATACAGACAATACAGACGGCCCATAAAACATTCTATCTCCTTATTGAAATCACTCCGAGGTAGAATATGTACTTTCATCCGTCCATCATAGCCCATAGCTTGAACGGAGGATTGTTTCTCTTTGCGGTTATTCTGAGTCTAGTATATTACAGAACACTAGCAAATCTTGATAGTTATCGTTCTATATTGCTTATTTTAGCATTTGGTATTATCGCGGGCATCCACGGTCTATCACATCTAGGTCTAGAGTATGCATATGGTTATAACCCTTGGTCTCCTTTGTATCCTTTACAAAGGATACAAGGAAGACAAATTACATGCCCTCATATGAAATCTTGTCCTTGTCATAGGCAAATGCGTAGCGAAGGATTCCAAGTGAAGCCAGAAGGTGGACCTACCTGTGCAATACGAGGGGAGGACTAGACTGCGTTCCAAACAGACAATCTATCCACAGCTCTCCATAATTACATATAAGTCGCCGATGATGCTCCATATGATGCCCCCCATCCACTAACCAAGCAGTTCTCTTATCATGCCTCATCATTCCTCGTATATTCAGGACCGCTAAAATGCCCACAGTTTCTTGCCAGGTATACACATAGAACAAATAGGGAACAAACATACCTATTCCTTGAAAAGGACTTTCCAACAAATGGGCCAAATATGTATCCATCCACTGCGGCTCCTCTTTCTGATGATGAACGCTATGTATAGGATACAATAAGTTGCTATGTAGCATTACATGTGATATATAAAACCATATATCGTATGTAAGGACTGGAAAATACATTCGCAATAACCATAACATTTACTATTATTCTTTTACACAGATTTAGACCCAAGGTCTAACGCGCAGGATGCCCATACATCTTCGCCTCCAACGGTCTATAAAACCAACGCTTCCCTTGAATCTTGGCCCTGTCCATATAGCGAAGCACAAGATTACACACCGTGCATATACGATGGGCATTTTTGATACGCTGGCTTTGAGGAGGGTCTGGGACAAGCCCGAAATCCCCTTTCCCAGCCTGACGCAATGTTTCTCCAAACTTTGTTAATAAGATTGCTTCTTTTTGCGTCGCCGAACTAATAATACATTCTGCACCACGACCAATTTTTGGCTTTTCGCCTCCTAGCCTTGCGGCGTCGCCTGCAGAGGCTGTAGGAGGCTGTGGAGGCTGTGGAGGCTGTGGAGGCTGTGGAGGCTGTCCCTTTTTAAACACAAACCGCATCTTTTTGGGGTTGTATAAGATAAAACCATACTCATACCCCGTCGTCGTAGTATTCAATGGCCGCCTCAAAATAGGGTCTTCACCCACTTCCTTTGAAAGGACTTCTGCAACAGCACGAGAGCATTCTGATGTCTTTCCATCATCTCCTACACAAATATATTCTATTTCATTGCTATAATTCACAAAGCGCACATACGTCTTTCCTTCCAATGTCCAGAACATATCTTTCGCCACATTTTTAATAAGAGGGTCCGTAACTCGAATATTCAGTAATTCTCTCCGTGTCCCATGTGTAATAAATTCATCCCAGAAATAATCGAGAACGCAATCGGCAAATACTTTACGCATTTCTTCATTGCCACGAATGTGATTGTATAACCAGACAATCATTTCCAAACGCTCTTCCTGGCCTTTCATAATGCCGGCAGATTCTTTCAAATTGGAGACTTCCGTAATAATACCTGCAGGCACTCTCGTAACTTCGGCCCCAGATCTAATTTCCTCCACCCATTCCAGAACTTCATCCCACAACGCCTCACTATCTTCATCACCTGACGCAACCTTCTTTGATGCCTCTTCGCCTATAATACCAGCAACAACATCTTCCTGTTTTTTCTTTTCAATAGCCTTCGGCTCATAATGGTCTCTCTGGATAGGAATGGCCGCAACACGAATCGCAATAGGAATGCTCGTATCTTGTATCTTATCAGGCTGAAATACATAGAATCCATTTTTATACAGAATACGCCCACTCTCCATTTGGTCACCTCTGCTCAAACGAATCTTCATTTCTTTCTGCTGCACCATTTCCGCCATCAACGTTTTCAGAAGCGGCTCAGGAATTGTGCCAAAGTGGTCGCGAATCATATCAAATGTAATGACAGGTTGTTCTTTCTCACCGAACAATTCTTGAATATATTTGCGAAGAGTATTCAGCTGATATCTGGCGGTATATTCATCATAGGTAGAAGAATCCTGCGTTTCCAGCGAAACCTTCATAGGCATCTGCTTCGTTTCCGATAATCCTGCCTTTGCATGGGATTCATATAAGCAATCATATTGACACTTATCTAACCAATCGCACATGGAAGTTAGCGGCGTGTCATTTCTATTCACCCCTTCTCGTTTCACGCCCTGGCTATCATATAGCACAGGAACAGGGTCCAATCCTTCCACCACAATTGCGTCGCGATTCAGACTACAATCCAGGGCGTATTCTTTGAGAACACGAGTCACATTACCCACGGTTATGGCCTTTCGCAACGCCGTGCGATAGGAATACATGTCGATGGATTCCATATCTGGAGAGCTGGCATAGGAATTCACGAGAAGCGTCACCGTGCAGTTTCTCAGAGTTTCATCTAAGGCGGCATGCGAGCAATTACGAATACCACGACCAATAATCTGCTCCAGCTTATTCAAGTGATACCAGCTGTCAAATACGAGAACTTCGCGCACATATCTTAAATCCAGACCTTCGCCGGCAATCTGAGAACCTATGACAACTTTCACTTCCTCGCCCATGGTATTCTTGGGCGACCTGGCGGCATTTATGGAGGCGGCATTGTCTGGCGAGATTTCCATAGAGCCTGTGAGGAGCACGTATTTGGCGGGCTTGAAGGAATGCTTGGCCTCACCTTCGGATTGTTCCACTATGCCATGTCCCTTCTCCTTCCTATTACACAGAGCACATTGGCGCCCTTGAAGTCCTTGATTTCCGTCGAGAAGCAAAGGAAGACCCGTTGCAGGCGTATATCCATTCGCCTCCAGAGCAAAGGCAATAGCAAGCGCACCACTCGCCACAAAACGACTGTAGACAAAGACGACACCCTTTGCATTATTTACACGCTTTAACACAGTTGCACACTTTCCGCTCGATTTATTTAATTCCTCTTCTAGCAGCCAAGAAGCATCCAAATCATCTCTACAACGGAATTGAGTAGACATTCCTCGTTTTTCTTTTACGAACGTATTGTCAAAGCCAGTTTGACGAATTCTATCTAGGATATCATCACCTTCCTCTCCAGGAAAAATCCAATTACCCGCCTGTATTAACAAGTCCATGTTTGTTATGCCAAGGCCTTCTGCAGAAGATACAATTTCAGTTGCCTTCTTTTTATAGAGTGCCTCCGTTTCTTCCGAAAAGATAGAACCAACACATGGTAATAATGCAACTCTTTTTCTCTCATTTGGATGAATGGGTGAACCTTTTGGTGTTCTTATAGGCCAAATCTTTACACGCCGCTCTGATTGCGGCTCAAGGCGTAAGGGGAATGTAAGAGGATTTTCTCCACGCATGAAGGAAACGTAATTCGACGCAATTCGCCCCAACATCTTTCGTCCAGCTACAGCATCATTAAACGTTTCGCGTTTCAAATCAAAAATATCTTCGGGATTCAGAGTAGGAAATTTATCGTTTAATAATAATAAATTCAGTAAAAATACGATTTCTACATAGGAATTATACATAGGTGTTGCCGTCATTAGAATAAGGGTAATACCTTCTGACACTCGTAGAACTTCTTGCAAATATGGAGTTAGTTTTTTTCCACCTTTGGAATCCTCTGTATCCTGAGGACTGATGTCGTCCTTAGCTTCTTCTGCTTCTTCCCCTAGCTTTTCGGCGTCTCCTTCGGATGCAGATGCAGATGCAGCATATGTAACAATATCACGCAAATTATGTGCCTCGTCAATGATAATAGCACGGTTTGAAAATTCCGCTCGTAGAGCAGTGCGCTTATATGTCTCTCTTTCTTTTTCAGGTAGAACTTTCGTAGAAACGGTTGCCATAATGCGGCGAATATGATTATAAAACGAGGTATAGCCGAAAAATTCATAGCGAGATTTGATGAGTTTGGTCACCTTAGCCTCTATCACTTTCGGGTCTCTTTCCATATACATTCCCGTTAACGACAGATATATATTGCCCGTGCAACCACGATGACTATTTTCAGTAGAGCCTTTGCCTATGGTAAGACCCTCCATATCAAAAATCGTTCTGCGAAATCCTTCTTGAATATTGGGAGGAGCTACGATATACACTTTGCGCCCAGGATAGGCCTCCAAATACGACTCGCATACAGTAATGGCCGCGCATGTTTTACCAACACCGACGCCATGGTAGAATAGGGAAGAGCTATATGGTGTTCTAGGAGATAAGACACGCGACACAAATCTCTGGACAGAGCTTAGTTCAAAATCTTCAGAGCTTCTACATTTATCTCCTCCTTCGGCTAAACTGTCTTTTATAGACTTTTGCTTGGATTCTTGAAACTCTCTTTTTCTTAGGAGCTTTGGGAGAAACGAGGGGTCTCTTAAATCCGGATATAGACCGCCGTCGATTTCATATTGGTCCTGCTCTTTAGGAAATATGCCTGCAATCTCCATTTGATGAAGTAGTTCGTCTCTTTCATCAAAATCAGTTTCTTTCCGCCACTTTTCCAAGAGGCCCTGCGCTTCAGGAGAGGCAGCGGCCATTCTACATATACAGAGAATTCATTACTGTATATTGTTCCGCAGCGTAGCAGGTCTCTGTAGGCCGCGCCTCTATAGGCCGCGCCTCTATAGGCCGCGCCTCTATAGGCCGCGCCTCTATAGGCCGCGCCTCTATAGGCCGCGCCTCTATAGGCCGCGCCTCTATAGGCCGCGCCTCTATAGGCCGCGCCTCAAAACAGGAAACGGGCACAGATTTCGGAAAATCGACGCGGCACGCAAGAGAATCTCGCGCTTCTCCACATTCTCTGGCCGTATATAACCCAGCCCCTTTTCCACCGTCACCCACTGTAAATCGCCGATTTCCTTGCGCATATGGTCATTTTCCTTGTCGAACTTGATTTCCATCTCAGGAGACACCCAGACCAAGAAATACTTGTGGCAATAATGCACATGATTGCTGCCGAAAAACGATTCCACCAACGGCTCCAGATTCTGAATAGGAACCACATCTGACTCATGAACACCCGTCTCCTCATACATCTCACGCATTGCACACACATAATCACTCTCTTGAGAATCTCGCCGACCCTTTGGAAATCCCCACTCAGGAGTGGCGGGAGCAGGTCCGCACGAAGCAAGAATATCTCTAGATGTCCAAACACGCCCAGAGCCATCCGTAACACCCTTATTCAACTGCTCCCATTTGGCCTTTGCCGTTTCATACTCGTTCTTATACAAATGCGAATGATCCAGTCCCCACATCCCGCTCCAAAGGGTCTCAAAAGGTCCCACGCAATATTTCTCGCGCTCTTCTGCAGTGATTCCATCCATATGAAGGCGGATATATTCAATATCCGTCACCTTATATCTTCCACGCATCAGCTCAATAAATCCCAAGCTATCACGACGCTGAATAAGAAGAAACTCCAGTGCCTGATTCTCCATACCAGTGACCATCCCAGGGTTGGCCGACAAAGCAACGGCAACATCAAATCCCTTCTGTGGGCGAACCATGATTACGCCATAACTTGTTACAGGTGCTATACATTGGCGAAATGTATGACCTTTCCCTCCGCAATTCGTACATATGTTATTATGATGATAATGACGCCCTCGGTCCATTTTCCTGTAATTAATTCTAACCGTTTTTTAGACCTACCGATAGAATGCATATACCTCCCGAAGTCTGGGGCCCATTCTTCTGGCACACAATCCATATTACTGCACTAGGTTATCCAGCGGAGCCTTCCTACGCTCATAAAAAGGCCGCGAAAGATTTCTATGAATCGCTGAAGACTCTTATACCGTGTCCTATCTGTAAAGAGCATTATGTGAAACACTTGGAAAAATACCCCATTATGCCGCATTTAGATAAACGGTCCGATTTATTCAAATGGACTGTCCTTTTACACAATGAAGTCAATAAAACTCTGGATAAACCCATATACACAGAAAACCAGGTTCTGAAAGGCTATGAACGCCTTGGCTCTGTGAACCGCTCTCCCATATGGACTCCTGATGATTTCGCGGAAGCTGATTGGAAAGCCCGTGTCCAAGGAATTGCGATAGGTGTAGGAATGACAACACTGGCTTCTGTAATTCTCTGGGCGGTAAAGTAGAGGCAATGCAAGGAGAAGCAGAAGCAGAAGCTGATACTCTAAAAAAATTCCCAGAAGATATTTATCTCGGCCTACATATTCCTAAAAGCTCCAAGCCCTTGAAAAAATCTGTGAAAGAGGTGATTGTCAAGCCGGCGATGACGGATGAGGAAATTGCGGCGAAGGAGGGGAAGTATTTTGACGAAGACGACGTGGATAAGATTTACAAGGAGGACGTGGATGTCTATACGATAGACGAGGACGGTAATAAAAAACTCCTCGCCAAGCTTCGTAAGCAGGTAATTGACCCTGACATAGTGAAAATCGGCTGGGAAGGCTTCTGGATTACTGCAGGGCCTTCCAGAAATCGCGGCGCGGCGGCGGGACCAATTGACGTGGAAGGGAAATACTGGCAGAAGCGAAGCCCTAGTCATATCAGCGGCCATTTTGCTTATGACGGCAAGATGCGCGTGAATAACAATGTCTTCAGCTCTGTTCTCGGCTATTTCAATGCCACCCCGTTCATGAAACTTCCTTGCCGGCTTACCTCTTACACAATGCGTTACTGGAAGTATTATAACCACGGCCTCCCTTTCATACGAGCGCTGGACAACTGCTTCAAGGTCCTGGTCCCCGATAGATACAAGATACAAAAGACCGCGGCAGAGCAGAAACCAAGCCTACACATCAAGGATACCTCGTTTTCTTCCGTGACAATCAATCGCAACTTCCGAACAGCGCTGCACAGGGACGCGGGAGATTTCAAAGAAGGATACGGAAATCTCTCGGTCATTGAGCGGGGCAGTTATCACGGTGGCTATACCCTTTTTCCACAGTATAAGATTGGCTTCGATATCCGAACGGGAGATTTCTTGGCCATGGACGTCCATGAGTGGCACTGTAATACGGCCTTGTATGAGACAGCCGAAGACAAGAAGGCGAACAAGGACCTGCCCAATATACACAAGGACGACCCTGAAACGGGCACACTCGGCTCAAATAAGCCTTACAGTCGTGTATCATTCGTTTGCTATCTGAGAGAAAAGCTCCGACAGTGCAATGACGGCCAGACGAGGAAGTATTTCAAGAAAATCGGATTCAACCCGCGTACGGGTAAGTTTGCTGACACAGGGCCGAGAGCCGGAAAATTTAACATAACCCGCAAAAAGAGAGAGGTATGAGTGTTCCTCCCGTAAATATGCGCAATAGCACAATTGCCAGTATTCTCGGCCAAGGCGCCAGCTCGGCATATTCTACTGCATCTTCTGCTACTTCGTATGCCACGTCGTATGCAACATCGTATGCAACAAGTGAAAACGGGAACTATACGCTACAAGTAATGTTTTACGTGTTCTTATATACGTTTCTACTGTTTCTCGTTCTCGTCCTAGTCCATTTTACAATCAAGCCGGTCTTCAAATTCACGCCAGGCTCTGCTGGACTTATCCGAGTAGCCACCCCAACCGATGACAAGGTCTATTGGAATGCGAAAGCACAGCCTCCTCCAGCCGACCGTGTCCCGAAAGAAGGCGATTCACTGGCCTCTTTTGATTTCACCAATAATTTCTCGTTTTCCGTAGATTTATACGTGCGCAGAATGACGGACACAGCCCCCAATAAGAGAATCATTCTTTATAAGACGTATAAATACGAAGGTTCAGAAGAGCCTGCAGGGCTTTCGACCGGTCCTGTTGCAGACGCCGTGAGGGAAACATTCATGCAAAGCAAATGCTCCATGTATATGTATTTGTCCGATACGAATAATCTCGGCCTTACATTTTTCGCCGGCCCTAACGGAACAGCATATAGTATAAAAGAAATAGATAATATTCCCTTTTACACACCTTTCCGAGTGACCGCTGTTGTAGAAGATAAGACCTTCACAATGTATATTAACGCAAAGCAGACATTCCAACGTGTTGTTCCTTCCACTCTCAGCTTGAATTCAGTGGGCGGGTTGCCAACAGCGAATCAGCGTTTCTACGCCCCTCCTTCTTGGGCGAATTCCCAGACAGTGTTCTTACAGAATTTCCATGTTTGGCCGAGGGCGATTTCCTATCCCGAAGTCCAAGAAGCACAGCCTGCACTTGCTCGCAAAGAAGACTTTGGACCTATGGCTGCAGAGGCTAGCTCTCAGGGCTGTAGGCGTTAGACCCGCAAACAATTCCAATGTTCGACACTCTAATTAGAATGCTTGTAGAGGCAATACTATTTATAGCATTTTCTCTACTCATATCCTATTTCGTAATCCAATTTATTCAGAAGCGGCCGACATATCAAGGGTCTAGCGCCTTATATGATTTATCCAAGAAGGATACGCCCGTATTATCATATGATGATATGCCTTGGACAAATGAGCCCTCGTCGCTTCGCTTCGCGATTTTCGTAGAGTCGGCGCCCAAGACAATTTCCAAGGTGGATTGCACTACAGTGGACACAGAATTCAAACCGGCATGCGATAATTACGAGTATAAGAAGTGCAGATGCTCTTCTTCTGACTGTTCTCGCTGCGATTTATCGGAAACGAATGGAAATTATCTGTCCAAACTGCTCTCGTATGGCGACAGCATACAACTCTGGGCGTCTGGATATACCTCCCAGAACGACAAGCCTTATGTCCCGGCTATTCTACGAGTGAAAACCGCCTCTTCTTCTACCCAATCCTATATGGAAAGCGTAAGTCTTCCGGCAATACCTCTGCAACGCTGGACGGTGATTACCATTGTGAAAGAGGGGCGGCGATTTGACGTGTATTATGGAGCTAAACCCGTCGCCACGAAACTGCTGAAATTCCCTCCTCTCGCCACCACGTATTCCGCAGGCTGGCTTGCAGGCAATCCTCTTTGGAAAGGGAAAATCGGCCTTTTCTCTGGTATACACAAAGTCCAGACAACCTCCGATGTACTGTCCGATGTGGAGTCGCTTGTCAATACACGCGGTGTCCCATTTTACTTGGACGAGGTTACGTTTGATTTCAAGGTAAGTATGCCCGAATGTCTATTTGGCAATTGTAATAAACTGCCCGTGGTGAAACCGATGAATCCTTTTGCTGTGTATGTAACGAACGTTCAGTAAATTTACCGTGCCATAACTTTGCACTGCCATAACTTTGCCAAGCTATAACAGAATGGAAGGGTCTAATAATTCCTCGGCGAGAAATTCTCGCAGTGCTCCCGTAAAGCTCGTTATTGGCATCTTAATATTTATCGTAATTGTCGTAGGCCTGTATTATCTGTATAACTTCTTATACGGTACCTCGTATGCAAAGGCTTCTGTCTCTATTTTGGACGGTACGGTCCCCACATCAAAGGCGGACCCCACAACCCAGACAGTGAAGCAGACAGAGCTTACGGGTGTGCTAGACGGCGGTGAATATAGCGTTAGCTTTTGGGTATATGTCAGCGATACCAAAGGATTCCCCGTTTCAGGTGGCTCCCCTCCTCTTGCACACCTCTTAGATATCTCAGATGACGCATATAACCCGACACCAGCAAGCAGAAAGAAGAGTCTATTGTTCGTCGGATTAAATCCGTCCAATGGAGGCTTGGTTGTCCGCCAGAATACTTCCGATATTTCAGACCCACGTATTGACAATGCGATTGCGAGTCCCACTGCCACTCCCACAGCCAGTTCGTATGGCTTCCGAACCCTGATTTCATCCTATAACTCTGGTGGTGCCACATATACACAAAACGACAAGTGCGACATTGCTAACGGCATTGAATACCAGCGCTGGAGCCTGATTACAGTGGTCGGCAATGGCAGGACGCTTGATGTATACATTGACGGAAAGCTCTCCCGTTCTTGTGTATACAAGGGCTATTTCTCCCTAGGAAACTCGGGCGGCAAAGGAACTGCCACCTTTGGATATGGCAACGGAGGAAATCTCAAGGGCTTTTTCTCCAGCGGCCAGTTCTATAATTACGCCCTCAGTCCCGACCAAGTATGGACGAATTACCAGGCGGGACCTGGTGGCGGCTTCAGTATAACAGATTTCTTCGCAAGCCTCTTTAACGTAAATGTATCTTTCCAAACAACGGGCGCTATGACTCCCTCGTGATAACTTCTATATTTAATGATAGAATGGATAGCGCGAGTACAGAGATATTCCCTCAGATAGTCATCGGGCTAGCAATCACGGCGGCTATCTTCTTTATTTTTTTAGTGGTTGAGCAAATGTGGCGTGCTCATTTAAGCTTCAGTGCTGCAAAGATTGCAGTGTATCCTTACACAGGATCTTCGGCGAAGACGATAATTATAAAACAAGACCCGGCCAATGCAAGAAGTAAAACACTCGCTTTATCCGAGAATCAACTGACCGGCATTGAATTTTCCTATACGACGTTCCTCTATATTTCTGACGAGAATGACGACGATACCGCTGGATGGAGAACGGTATTTTACAAGGGATATGAATCTGGGCCCTTCCCTTTGTGCGGTCCCGGTGTATTTGTCAGCACAAAGTCCGATGATGGTGGCCCCACTCTCCGTGTCGTAATGAATACATATGATACGTGGTTCAATACGATTGATGTGAAGAGTATCCCCTTCAATAAGTGGGTGCATCTCGCCCTAGTCCTCCGCAATAACACGATGGAGATATACGTGAATGGAAATCTCGCCACGAAAAAGACATTCAACGGCACACTGCCCTATCAGAATTATCAACCTCTCGTCTTATTCCCTTCTTCCACAACACCTTCTACGGACTTTGATGCAACCGCTGCGCCGAAACGTGGTATTCCCGCGGGCGAGAATTTCAATATCCGTGGCAAATTCTCGGGCTATATAAGCAACCTCTTTTACTATTCTTACGCCATTAGTTATTCCCAGATACAGCAAACGCTCAACCTTGGGCCGAGTTCCCAGTTTGAAGAGAACTCTATGGACAAGCCCCCCTATCTGATTGACAGCTGGTGGACATCTCGGGCCTAAGGAGCCTTTGGTCGCAGAACGACACATAGGCCACATAGGTCGCAGAACGACACATAGGCCACATAGGTCGCAGAACGACACATAGGCCACATAGGTCGCAGAACGACACATAGGGCACATAGGTCGCAGAACGACACATAGGGCACATAGGTCGCAGAACGACACATAGGGCACATAGCCCACATAAAACCCTTTATATAAAGTGAAAGAAGTAGCAGAGGAGATGCCTGGTGGAGGTTTATTTAGTCTTGTAGCCTACGGCTCACAAAATGTGCTCCTATCTGGAAACCCAGATATGACCTATTTTTACAAGACCTTCAAGAAATATACGCACTTTTCCCTGGAAACAACGTCCAAGCTTATGGACGGTCCTACGGACTATCCGTATGACAAGGGCGTTCAGCTAAAGGCGCGCATAGACCGCGTGGGAGATTTATTGACCGACTTGTATTTTTCTTTCCAGATTCCTGCAATTTATAGTAAATATCAGACGACTAATCCAACCACCGGCCCGAAAACACAACAAGAATTCCAGTGGGTTCGTTATCTTGGCCTGGCGGCGATTGACTCCGTCTATGTCACCGTTGGTCCGAACAAGATTCAAGAGTTCACGGGCGAATATCTCATTGCAAGAGCGCTCCTTGATTATCCTGCAGATAAGTTCGCCAAATGGCAACAAATGGTGGGCGATGTGCCAGAACTATACGACCCGGCGAATGGGTTGTATGGAAATCGCACGGCAACCAATGGAGAATATCCGACGGTGTATCCTGATACAAGAAATCCCGGCCAAGGGAATGCGCCCTCTATTCCGGCCACCACAATTCAAGTCCCCATTCCATTCTGGTTTACAGAACAAGGCCAAGGACTCCCCCTCGTTGGGCTACAGGCATATACGGTAGATATCACGGTGAATTTGAGACCGGCAAATCAACTCTTTACAACTCTCGATTTATTTGGATATCGCATGGCGCCAGGATATCGTGTAAATCCCGCAACTGCCACAAATCCTTATACGAATACCCCCGACTTCATATCGGCCAGTGATACGACCAGCCAAATCCGCAACTTCTTTACGGACGTGGGAACAACCCCGCCACCCTTGAATTCCTGGACGTGTAATCCCACCATACATACGACATATGCCTTCCTCCCTGAAAAAGAGCGCACTCTATTCGCCACTGCGCCCCTGATGTATGTCACCCGTCAAATTACTCTGATTCCAAATCCAGAAATCTATCAAAATGAAATTCTGACGCTGGATATACATAATCCTATAACAAGGTTTATACTCATTCCTAGGCGCTCAGATTCTGTCCTTTATAAAAACAATCTTACGAATTTCACAAATTGGATAAATTATCCGACGAGGCCCAAAATCGTGACACAAATTGCAGACGATAGTCAATACATAGAAACTTCCAATGCCACAGGACTCCTCGTCCCCGCCGGCCAAAAGGATATTCTACAATATATCCGAATTCTCGCCGATGGAAATGAACTCCAAGAGCTAAAACCAACATCCTTTTACACAAAGCTCACACCGTATAAATATCTTGCAGGACAGGCAGATACAAATATTCCTGTCATTAGCTTCGAGCTAAATAGCCCGACTCCACAACCTGCCGGCTCATTAAATAGCAGCCGAATCCGTAAATTCCAACTGGATTTACAAATATACCCCCTACCTCCCCGCTCTTCCTACATATACCAGTTAAATATTTACGTAGAAAATCTCAACTTCTTCCTGGTGGAATCAGGAATGGGCGATAACAAGTACGCCCTATAAAGGGCGATAACAAGTACGCCCTATAAAGGGCGATAACAAGTACGCCCTATAAAGGGCGATAACAAGTACGCCCTATAAAGGGCGATAACAAGTACGCCCTATAAAGGGCGATAACAAGTACGCCCTAT